TCTAATGACGGTAAAACCGTTACACATTTCGAGAACATCGATAAGGGTACATTTGGATAAGTAAAACTTATGTCCTATATTTGTCGAACACGTAAAGATAAATAACTATGAGGAACATATACAATACTGAAATCGTAGGAGAAATTAATGACACACCACCTATTATAAACAGACATAACATTGTTGTTGAAACTAAATGGAATGGGTTTAGAATGATGGATAACTCATCTTTCACTGAATGGGTAAGTATGTTTATATTTCCTGATAGTGATAAAGCTGAATACTTTGCCGAACATTTCGAAAAAGGTATGGGTAGGTTTCAAGAAGGTATGTTAAAGGGTGAGTATATCTTTCATAAGATAAATTGTCGTTACCCTATTCCTGAGAAGATTTATGCAGACCAATTACATATGACTGATAAATTATGAGCAAATACCGAGTAATCAGAGAAGAGTACTATAATGGGAAAGGTATATCATTCGATGTATGTTTCTTCATACAACAACAAAAATCATTTCTATTCTTTAAGTGGTGGACATATGTCACACACGAAACTATAGGTATAAAGAGTCTAAAGAAATTCCCCCTACACTTTAAAGGAGGAGTACTTGAAGCTGAAGAGTTTATTAAAGGAGTTCTAATTAAAGGTATTCAGTTTAAAGGAAATCATAAGTTCGTATTAAGAGAGTATGATTCTAATGGGGTGGTAATAAAACTATAATTTTTTTGCGTCTACATTTCTCAGGCGGCGGGTCTTTATAAAACTTTCTATTATAAACCTCAAGGTTATAACTCCAAAGTTTCCTCAATGTATTATATAAGAGATTCCTTTATATAGAGTCTATAAGATAATACCCACCCATTACATATACACAGTAAAAGAAAGGGGTATTGTATGGATATACATATAAAGGGTAAGAAAAGGGGGTATCTATATGGGTAAACATATAATCCCTGTAAAACAGGGTGGAGAGACAGTCTTATATAATAAACACTATCTATAATTCTCCGTAAGGAGAAGAAAACCAAAGAGTAGTGTGGTTAAAGACTCATATATACCACCCTCTTATGACCAAATCACCTAAAAACACGGTTTCATCTACGAAACACTCTACAAAACACCACTTAGAACACCATTAACAGTGATATAGGGATGGTGACGTATAACTATTTCTAAATGGGGGATTCCGACAGTAAGGGAGGGGGTTATGACCATTAGTGAATACAATCACTAAAAAGTATAACTAATCAGGGATTTCACCGATGAAAAGAGGGTTTTTTAGGTGTCTGTCGGAATAAACTCTTTGGAAATACCATTAGATGGTGTGAATATAATGATTTAATATACTTAATTAATCATTCATATGCCGGTATCGGATATTTCGGACCGTTTTTCTCGACCTTCGGTCGGTCTTTTTGTTCTAAAAATTTTTTTTTAACGGGTCCTTCGTCCCGTATTAATAACACTATTTTAAGAAAGTCTTGAAACATAAGGTGGTCACATATATTTATATATATGGATTTTAATTTAATGAATAACATGTTTAATAAGATAATGCCTAAAACATATAATGATATTGCTAAATATTCTAATATGGTTATGGACCATGAGGTATTAGATGGTAAGATAAAGAATATTGAATTAGACTTCGAACCCTCTAAAGAACCAATTAAATACGGTGGTTATGAAATGATACAACCGGGTACTCTCGTAATTAATGTGATTTTAAATACAGAAGGTTTTTATGAAATATCTGATAGTGTACCGGCCATTCAAGATGCATTTAAATTACGTCCTGAACTTGAAGCCGATAGTTTCTTAGAATTTAATGGATACGAATTTATTAAAAACATCCTCTTTCCATATATCTCACAAAAGTTTCTTAGGTTAATGGGTTTGTCATTAGGTGATGTACCTTATGTTGATTTTAATCTCATTAATCATAGAGGTGAGACAATACTAAGTTATGATGAAGATTTAGATACCTTTATTGGTTCAAAAAATGGTAGTGTTTGGAAAAAGATTTCTTAGAGTTTGTACTTACCCTTATTAGTTTCTAACCAACCAACAAATATCGAGAGAATCTCTGATTGTGATTCAGTATTATAGTTATGCGTATCATCATTAAACATACCAACATAACTACGTAAATTAACAAGTGATAACATTCCTATATTTTCCATGAAGTAGTTTTGATAGTTCATACCATTTGACATTAATTTATCCCAAAATAGTTCCAGTGACGCTCCATCTCCTTCAACAGAGGTTTCCCAAACAGAATTTGAAATATATTCAAATATTGAATCAGGGTACACCAACATGTTTCCTGTAGAAGACCCTAAATCTACCGAGTCTAAAAAGTCTACTATTGTATTTCGATTAAACTCATTACCATTTAGTGTTATTTTTTTGGTATCGTTTATATTGGTAGTGTACATTAATGAATCCGCATCCACTATTTCAATATAGGTTTCTAAAACATTATCGAACGATTCTAATCTATATAATCCCTGTGGATAATCGGGTAAATCTATTGAATAGTATTTTTTTAATTTAGATTCTACGTCAACTAAATCTTTTTTAAGGTTATCGTCAATTGTTATTCTATCTCCAAGTCTCTCACCGTTTAATGATATATTATTGAAATCAAGTAACCCAACAGTACTTTTAGGTATGTTAAAATATTTGGAATCTTTCACAAAGAATTCCATAAACATATTACGAAACATTTGTTTAGTTCTAAGGGGTAAATCAAAGTTACCTTCAGCAAAGATATCTACAGAAATTCTATTTTCAGGTAATAGCTCATAATCATAAGTTAAATCTAAACCCATATAGTTAGACCTAGATTGGTTCATAAACTTAAACAACATTCCGTATTTTGTTTCGGCATCTTTATTATTACTCATACCCATAAATACTTATAAAAACTATATTTAACTAATTAGTTGATATTTATTTACATGAGTAATAAAGTTACATTGGAACTATTGAGAGACTTTTTCGTTATGCTTGGACCTAAGAGACCTAGTGGTCTTTTTGACTTCAAGGTAATACCTCTAAGTGGGTCAAGTGACCATTCACATACCCTTTCATTTGAGTTACCTGATGAATTGAAAGAACAGTTGAGTATTAAAGAAAATATGTTACCATTAAAAGCCAGTTCTTTAGAGAATTTGATATTATCTTACATGAGTAGTGAGGGAGAGGTTAATCAAAAGTTTATGAATCTTATAGAGTTTTTAAGTGCTCTACCTGATTTTAAAAAAAAGATTGACAACTATTTTGAAAATCAAAATATAAGTATTATATTTGATTTTAAATAGTGTTCCATAAATTAATTAAATAGAGAGAATGGGAAATGCAGAAAAAATTGGTATCATTGAAAATAAAATTAAACACTTAGAGAAAGAAATGACGGGTATACAAAAATCGTGTACTCACAAAGAAACTCGTGTAAAATTTAAAGACGGGACTAATAACATGAGGTTATATTGTTGTGAATGTAATCGAGAGCTAGGTATCCCTAATAATCAAGAAGTAGTTAACTTCTTAAACGTAAAAAAAATATAAAATATGGCTTGTGAAAATTGTACTTGTAGCAAAGAAAAATGTCTAAATGAAGGATGTACGTGTGAAAACTGTACATGTAAGTTTAAAGGTAATATCTCTGAAGAGAGTAAACATATGGCTCCGTATGACAGGTAATCTGTTGTTGTAGGAGTTTAGGGCCGCTTATAGTTATGAGCGATTAAGGGGAGAGGTTTCGCTACCATCTCCCTTTTTATTTTCTATAACCTTTAATTTCTTTTCGATTGGCGATATCAATTAAACTTTTTAATTTACGAACTCTACCCGATATTACTGATTGCATTAACTCTAATGTTTCTATATCGTATTCACCATTAACAAAATCCATAAAGTCTTCAGATTTAATTTCAGGTTGAACCTCATCGGTTTCAATATCTTCATTCATTTTAACTCCCGTCTCAATCTCTTCAATAGTATCAACTTCTTGTTCTACATCCCAAGTGTCGTACCAATCCTCACCTTTAAGAGTACCATCAGCAAGTTCTAAATCACTAGTTTGTTCAATTAAATATTTTAAGTAAAATGGGTTATATGCAGTTTCAATTAACTCATATCTATCAGATTTTCTACCTGAATAAGTTTCATCACCAATAACTCTATACGTTTTACTTTTAGGTATAATATAATTGGATTTATCAGTATTTCCGGTAATAAGTTTTCCTTTGTTGATGACCATAAACTCACCTATAAAATCTAATTCATCGTAATCTAACTTTGAGATACCAAATAGTTTTATGGTCTTTTCTAAAGACTTTAAAAAACCACCAGAAACTCCATCATCTTCAAGTAGGTTAAGGTTTTCGTATGTGGTAATATCATCAATAAAGGACGGGTCAATATTATACAAATAATTTAATGATGACACCAATTTTTCAATATTAACCGGTGCGGTCACAGGTTTTTGTTCCTGTTCACTTATCATCATTAAACTTCTTATTCTTTTATATTGCGACATATCTTCTATTTTTAAATAAATATCGTAATATTTATAATAAAGTTTAAAACGAATGGATAAATCAAAAATCGCCGAAGTAGTAAAAAAGTTTATTGAGAAAACTTTAAATAACGCAAAGACATCTAAACCTGGTGTAAGTTATATTATTAATCGAATACTAAAATTACCAGCACTTAAGTTATTAGTGACTAATAATTTTACCCCTAAAGAAATAGTGGAATTAGCTTATATCGTATTTTATTTGTTTGAGGGATACAGTTTTACGGAAGCGGATTGGAAAAGTAAAAACGAAGTGTATCTCGTTGTCTTAAATGAAGTGGGTGACAGTTATAGTCGAGAGGTTTCTTGTGATGATTGTTATGGTAATGGTCATTTAGAATGTGAGGAATGTGATGGTGAGGGTGAAATGGATTGTGATGAATGTGAAGGTACAGGTACAACAACATCAGCTGCTGATGATTCGAATGAGGATTGTGGTGGTTGTGATGGATTTTCACGGAGGTCTTGTGGTAATTGTGAGGGAGAAGCTCAAATAGAATGTCAATCTTGTGAAGGTAGAGGTGAGGTTGAAGAATCAGATACAAGTATTTTCTTTAATAAAGTGGTTTGGTTTATCGGTGACCAAAACATGAAAGAAACTTTATCTGATATGAAATCAGAACTCGGAGAGGACTATACCGATAAGGTCTACGATTTATTTGACACATCAAAAGGTAGTGTATTTTTATCTATTAACATTAGCGAATGGGACTTCGAAGATTTAGTTAGTTTTGGACAAGAAAATGGGTACGATATAGAAGGTCATACTCGAATTGAATCAATAATACCTATCGAGAATACTGAACCTAAAACCTACAAAATAGAGGATGACAATATTAGGTATCGGTTAATTTAAATACCGTATTTATTAATAAATCTTTTAATTTTTTTAATGTCTCCAAAAGACTTTAAAATAATCGTACCACCATCCTTAGTGATGTTGATTGAAAGATTTTTAATGTCGTAAATTATTTGATGTGTAATAGTTTTCTTAACTAATACGTTATCGTTAAGTGGAGATAACGTAAAGCCCTCACTAATAAGAAGTTCTTGTATTTCATCTTGAGGAATAAATTGTTTTTTTATCTCTTTAGATTTAAATAAGTTTTTTATAAAATTAATCATTTTTTTCGTCTATTAGTGGGAACTCTTTATCGATACGTAATAATTTAGTTTGTAACCATTTGTTATAGGTCTTATCATCTTCTAAAATACCATATCTTTTTAATGTAGTTCTAAGAGTTTCTACTTCACCTCTTAGGTCTTCCATTAATTTCCAAATATCCATAGGCGCTTTACTTATACTTTGAGAAGTAATTGTGGTGTGACCTTCAGACTGTAACCATTTTCTTATATCAATGTACATATCGACAATCTTATTATCGTCTTTAGTTTTATCTAAAAATTTTTCCATTGATGTACCCATAAGTATAAATATGTGTTAGTATTAATTAATATAACTCCTCAAGTATATTATTATATACTACTTTTCCAGTACCGTTTAGGGTGTTGTTAGTTTTATATTGTTGTATACCAAGAGTACCCGTATTTGATTGTAACCAAAATGAGGTTGAAGGAGTGGTCTCTATAGTGTATTCACTAATGTCTTCAATATTAAGAACATTAAAAATTTCGTTTAAGTCTTTTTGTGTAAAACTACCATGTATCTTTATTGTTTTGTTTTCTAAGTCTAAGGTAAATTTCATTTTTTATCTTTATTTTTACAATTATTTTCTTTAGTGTAACAGTATCCGTCATGAATATTGTTCCATAAATAATATAGTAAAAAAACAGATATAAGTAAAGAAACGGATTCAACTAACCAAAATTCCATAGTGTATCCTAACTCACTTATAATAAAACCTTTTATAGTGTCTACGACAGATAAAAGGGATAACCCAAACACGATTAATATCACTTTTTGATATTTTAACATAGTTTTTAGGTAATTATTTTTCATTTTACAAGTAGGTGTCTAATGTGTCAGCATCGGTACTAAACTCATCTATAAAGTCTTGAGTGAATTTACCATCTTTTTTAATAAATTCTTCAGGTATCGGACTAAAAACCCAGTCTAAACATAGTATAGCGACTAAATGCTTTTCTTTATCGTATATTGGTACCGCACAATGACCCTTAGTGCCACTTGAAGAAGATAAGGACCTTAAACCAATATCGCTCATATCCTCTATATTAGGATAATACATAATACCATTCATAGTATCTGTGATATAGCTAGTAAAACTCGTAATTAAGTGGTTTTGATTTTTTTCGGCTTTTCGTTCTAACCCGTCAGAGCATCTTTCATAGGTTATTGATAATTTTTGCATCGGTGATGTTGTGTAAAAACTACCCCCATTGTGGAACTGCCAAATATAAACACGGTCAGCGTTATACCTACGTCTAACATCTCTAATAGCTAAATGTACAATCTCATCTTTTTTGATTTGCTCCATTAACCTAACTTTAGACCTATTTTTTTCTTGTTTGTCACTCATCCGTCTGAAAAATCCAGCACCTACCAACGCAATTACGATTGAGGTAACTGAAGTGACTAATACTTCTAAAATTCTAATCAAATCCATTAATTTCTTTTTTATATCTAATAAATATAACGATTAATGTAGTTTTTCACTATTTTCATCTCGTTTAACACCAATATTAATTTTATACCATAACCTTTCGTGTATAAAATACAGTATCATCTTTGTGACTACTTCAAATGAACCTATAGTTAATCCAACCATAGGGTCTCCAGAGACCGCCCAACCGATTAATATTGTGTCAATGGTACCAACTATTCTCCATGTAATAGTTTTGAGTACGTGTCTTGCGATAGTTACTTTTGATTTGCTCATAATATATTAAATATTCGAGTATAAAATACTAAAGTAAATAAAAACCCTCTAATAGTTAGTTAGAGGGTTTTTATGAGTTATATCTTTTTAGACTTTATAACCTCATCAATAATACCGTATTTTACGGCTTCTTCAGCGGATAACCATAAATCACGAGAAGCGTCTTGTTTCACAACATCAGAGTCCTTATCACAAAACTCACCTAATAAATTAAATAAAGTGTCATTTAATTTTTCCCACTCTCTCATAGTAATAGCCGCGTCTTGTATATTACCTACCGCTCCACCTGATGATTGGTGTAACATCGTTCTTGAAAATCTAAGAGAAGACCGTTTACCTTTTGTACCTGCACCTAATAAGATAGAACCCATTGACGCCGCCATACCCGTATTTACGGTTACTATATCAGATTTAATATAGTGCATAACATCAACCATGGATAGTCCTGACTTAACTGAACCTCCTGGGGAATCGATATGCATTGTGATGTCTAAATTATCTACAGAATCTAAATACATAAGTTGAGCTTGTACCACAGTCGACATTGCGTCATTTACTGGACCCGCTACCCATAATAATCGGTCCCTCATTAATCTAGAGAAAATATCTAATTGAGTTGCCCTCATTTCTCTTTCCTCTAAAATGTAAGGGGTCATTGAACCCTGTAGTTCTTTTTGATAATGGTGCATCGTCATTGATGATACATTGTGTTCACTCATCGCGTATTTTTGAAAGTCTTTTCCGTAATCCATATTTTTAATTTTAGTTATATCGTTATATTTATTAATACAAAGGTAAGTGAAAAAAACCAAATAGAAAAGTATGGGGATAAAATTAAATGAAGCGGTAGGAGTACCAAAAGGTATCGTAGTTGCTGGTGAAAAATTGTATGACGACTTTAAACGTAAAGTTATACCTATGTTAAAAGATGGACAGACGGAATATAAAGTTAATTTTAAACCTAATGAACCATACACTATTGGTGACGAAGAAATTAATAATGTTGAAATAGATTTGACTCTTAGACCTGACAGTGATAAGTATGGTGAAGCGAACATGCAAGTCTATAGGAAAAATACCATCGGTAAGATAGGTAGTGATTACGTACTAATGAAAGTTAATAAAAATGGTACAGTAATTTTATCTATAGATAAGCCAGTCCCTGAAGATTGGACTATCGATGAGGTAATACAATCTATTAATAAGGGTAAAGTTCAAACGGTAAGTGCGTTATCTCATGAATTAAAACATGAATACGATGATTTAAAAACACCACACACTAACGTTAAAAAAGTTTCAGAATATCAATCAAATACGGAAATGTTTGATTTCCCGATTGGGGCAATACAAAGAATGTTTTATGATTTATATTATTTAGATGGTATTGAGAACTCAGTAAGACCAACAGAATTATATGCTAAGTTAAAAACGTTGGGTATTGGTAAATCAGGGTTTTTAGATTACCTAAGAAAGGAGTATTTTATCGTAATGGAGTCTATGAAATTTAGTGTTGATGAAATGGTTAGAGAAATATACACAAAAATGGATTCAGTTGATGACTTACTTAGTCAAGTTGATATTGGTACCGACATTAAAAATCTAAGTGACGATGAAAAAGTTAATTTAGTGTTAAGAGTAGCCTATATTAGCGCATCTAATACGAGACGACAAAATTATGGTGACTCATTGGTTGACGATGAGTTAGAGGCTGAAGTTGGGTTTGTTGGTGATAAAGCGAAACAATTTGACAAGTATGAAAAAAGTTTTGATAAATATGAAGACGATATCATGAGGTTTTATAAAGATATTGAAAAATATCTAAAGACTACCTCATCTAAAGTGCTTAAAAAATTAGGTAAGGTTTATTCCTTATTACCTGATTAATTTAGGTTTATATACGACCATTAAGTTGTAATGTCCTCATAACAATTTTATGAGATATTTCATTCCACCTTTCAAAATCATCCATGTGGTTAGTAGTAAATAATTCAACCACTTCACTTGATAAGGTATCGCTCGTAACCAACGCGTCCGCATTTCCAATATACGTTCTAACACCATCTATACCTTCTCTTTCGTACCTATCAATTAATACTTCTTCAGTAATCCATCTTTTATGAAATCCCATAATTTCTATTTTTTATTTATTAATGATTTGTTCTCTTAAATCTTTGTATTTTTTATTCCATTTAGCGATTTCTTCTCGGTACCCAGCCTTGATTAAATCTTGTTTTTCAATTGCCTTTTTAAGTAACGTTACTTCTTTTTCAAGAGTATCTATTTTAATTTCGTATAATCGTCTATGTTCCATATTTTAGTTATTTGTATCTTTGTTTTATAAATCTAACACAAATGTTAGAATATATTCTATAGTTTTATCATTAACTTTTAATGTTCTATAGTTAATTGAATTTTCATCCATAATTGATTTAATTTTATTATCAAAATCTAAAGATTCTTGTTGGTCTTGAAACCTACCCTCGTCTTGAAAATCATTAGGTCTGTCTAAAAATATATTAATATTTTCATATTTGTTAAATACATCTAAAACCATCTTATCAAAAGTTTCACCATATAATGTTGATGGGTATCCACTTTCATAACCATTTTTATATGCTAATGAAAGTAATATTGGGGAATCTAAAATTATATAATCAACCTTATTGTATGACCGAACAATACCTCTATGTTGATTTGCAAAAATAAATAGTTGGTCATTTATCTGAGAGTCATTTTGTTCCCACGCAACTTGTTTAGGAAACTCATATGGGTTATCACAACTTATATTTCTTCGTTTAAGTTCATAAAATAATCCTGACGATATAGTGGACTTACCTGAACAAGGACCCCCAAATAGATTAATAATTTTTGTCATACTATAATTGAAATAATAACATTAAAATAAACATCACTAAAATACCCACAATCCCGAATGTGACTGCAATATAACTTCCCCTTAATTGAGACTTACTCTTACCTTGATAAAAATATTTTTTGTTAAATTTCATAGTATCCATTTTTTACGTCTTTTCTTATATCCTTCTCAACTATGGATAAATACTTTTTACGTTTTTCGTCAGTAACAAACGGTACTGACCAAAATTGTTTAGTTTTTAACCACCTTGACGGGTTCCAACCAAATATAAAGGTGTATACCCCCATCACTAATCTTAATTTAACTGAATTTAAGTATAATGTCAAGACTGGAAGAGATGGTGCTCCATGAGTAATATACGTCCTAACCTTTTTATCTTTTAAAAATGGTTTAGGGTATGCGTACTTACCGACTATTGGTACAAATTTATATGCAAATCCTGGAGTAAAAACCTCATCAAAAAAGATTTCCATTCTTGGTGTCAACCTAAACCACCAAACAGGAGATATAAAATAAATTCTATCTGACCACGTAACTAAGTCTTGATATTTTTTAATTGTGTCGGTTCGTGGACGAGCAAAACTGTCATCATATAGGTCAGCCACACATACTTCTTGACCGTCAATCCTTAACTCTTTTAAAATTGTCTTAAAAATCCCATTATAACAAAAACTATTTTTGTCAGGGTGGGATATAACTATTAAATTATTCATACCAATATCTCTTATGTTGTTTACGTAATTATAAAAGAATATTATTTAATATTCAACTTAGATTTAAAATATTTAACCATAATATGACCGCTTTTATAGTTAGTCGCTAAAGGTACGTCATGTACGTCACAGAGTCTCATTAACATAGATATGTCAACATCATGTGGATGTTTGTCTAATGGGTCTCTAAAGAAGATTACGCCATCTATTTCACCACGAGTAACCATTGCCCCTATCTCTGCGTCTCCACCCATAGGTCCACTATGTACTGCAATTATTTTTTCTATACCGGCCTGAATTATTTTTTTACCTGTATTACCTGTGGTAACTAAAGATACTTTAGAGCTATTAAAGAAGTTTAAACGTTTCATAACAAACGCAACCATATCGGATTTTTTACCATCGTGGGCAATAAGTGCTAATTTCATATTATTATTATTTTTACAAACATAAGATAACTAACCTTATCAGTAAATTAATAATTTAATTTAATCGCATTGATTTCCAAAATTAGAAAGGAAACCTACTAAATCGCCCACACCAACATTCGGTTCTGCAAGATATATCAATAAATCTTGAACGGTAACTATACCATCTTCATTAATATCACCAACACAAGGTTCTTCATTGTATTGTTCACAATCTTCCCAAGGTTCTCCTAACGGAGATGACACTGCAGCGAAAAATCCATCACCTGATACTAAAACAGGTGTACCTAATATAGCACATCGAGGCGATGTGTATTGACAACATGGTATAGTAACTGTAACAGTATCTAATGTAGCACAACTAATATAAGTCCACGTGCTCCACTCAGTAGTGGCGGGAACTGTTGAAAATATATATTGTTGACATTGCGAACTGACACTAAGTGGTAAAAGAAAGAGTAGGGAAATAAGTAAATTTTTCATGTTTATCTAAATATTGTTATATGTCCAGACTCTTCTAGTATTTCTGGCGAATCTTCCCTTCTACCATAAAACGTATAAAGATATACCCCATCTGAAGCAGAATACCCACCCTCGTTTACGCTCCCGTCCCAAAAAGGATAAGAAGAAAAGTTAAAATCATAACCATGATAAATCATCTCTCCCCACCTATTAAAAATTTTGAATTCTACATCAACCCAACAATCTAAATCATAGATAATCTGCCATGTATCATTAAGACCGTCATTATTTGGGGTAAAAGTATTTGGAATATAAACAGTCCAAGGCCAGCATTCACTAATACCTGGTGGGTCTATACACTCCTCTCCTGTTTCACAATCTATTAACTGAGTTTCAATAATTGTTAGTGTGTCTGTTTCATAAATATAGTTGTCTATTATTACGTCAACATATTCTATGAGTGTGTCGGTTAATGTAATATAATTATCAATATAAAGAGTATCAATAATAAAGTTATCAATATAAAGAGTATCAATAATAAAGTTATCAATATAAAGAGTATCAATAATAAAGTTATCAATATAAAGAGTATCAATGGTTTCTATATAAACAGTGTCACAAGGTTCTTCAATCTCTTCGCAATCTACACCATCAGGCATATAAAAAACAAAATTGTTATTAGCAGTGATGATTTCACCAGGTACACTGGTGATAGTCATGAAATTACCTTGGCCTGCAAACCAAGTACCATCAACGTTAATATTTCCATATACAGTAACCGTATCTCCAGGTTGAATCCAAACTGCTAGATTAGAAACTCCATTAAAACAATTAAATGTTATACCTAAGAAATCATTTAAACAAAAATTAGTAACAGCTTCTGTGCCAATATTTACAATGGTTGCGGAATAATTAAACGTAGATAATATACCAGCTTCAAATACTTCACATTCTTCATTGTTAACTACTAAGTCAATGATAATAGGGTCGGGTCCTTGAGAAAATACACAAGTACCATCATCTTCAGTCGCTTCCTCGTTATAGTTTAGTGCGAAAGGGTCGGTACACCCTGGAAAAATAGAGGGACATATAAGAAAAGAATTATTCGAAAGGTCTATGTCAGGGTAGTTCTGTGTCTGATTCGCAATATTAGGGTTTACGGCCCACCCCCCATCACCTACCATTGATGTTTGTGATAAATTGATTTGCCAAACCACTAATTCTGCACATTCTCCAATATCTTCAGAGTGAGATAAAATCTCATTCCAACAATCATTAGAAAAATTAGAAAACTCAAATACATTTACATCCCATGTGTCTCCTGTTTCTAAAACTTGATTACCGAAGAAACTTTTAACTTTCCAAGACCACCCATCATGGTATGTGTTATCTACACAATCAGTCCACCCATCATCCAATCCTGGAATATGTAACCCTAAAACGAAATGAGATATTGATTCATTGTTTCCAATATCTGGACTACTTGAACCATCACAAGTGCTACCTATATTTGTAAATTCATTACAACCACAGTTTTCTGAGTTGTCTATACCTATTACTAATTCGCCGGTGGTAGAATTAAAGTCATTAATTGAAATGTCACATTGACCATTGATTAAAAAAGTCTGTAAGAAGACTAATAAAAACAGTACGTTTTTCATTATTAAGAAAGATTAGTAGTAATTTATATTTAAGAATCGTAGGTTAATTTTCTAATCTGTTTAAGAATTTGATTAAAAAAATGAACACTATTGGGATTGTTCCTTATAAATATCGTGATACTCTAACTAATCCTCATAAAAGGTGTTAAATAGTTATATAGTCATCATAATTAGACCTCTATCAAAAGAGGCAAACGCCTCATAGGTTTTAGCTCTCCTAACAGTCTTAGGGTCTACACGTAAACGAACATGAGTAGGATATTCCTTTTCGGACTCTTTTTGTTCACGATTTACTTTAGCGATTGCGTCACGTTTAGTCATTCCCCATTCGTTGTTACCCCCGCTGGTTGGTCGAAAGTCTTTAGTTCCTGTAGTTCCCGCAGGTGCTTCCAACCAACCAAATAGATAAAGGTTTTCGCCCTTTTGATTTTTATAAGCCATATTAATTATTTAATTTAAAATTGATTTACCTAATACTAGTGGTGAACCATCTTTGTGTGTGGACACGAGAAAACAGTTCTCTTTCTCACTAATTAAAAGTGTTTTGTTTTTGAACATTTTGTAGTGCTTGTAAGCGTACTCTTCTACTTTTGACTTCACCTCAGGTGCGATTGTTTCTTCTTTACCCATGTTTTTATTTTTTTAAATGTTTAATTATTTCGTTGGTACAAATATAAGTAATAATTCTCAAACTATTACTAATATTTTATTTTTTTTTTAATCTATAAGTTCACTAATATTAATACCATGTGAATCTAATAGGTTTCGTATTTCCATAAAGGTCTCATCGATAACCTCAAACTCATCAATCTCCTTTTGTTGTGACTCAAACCTACGTTCTAATCTCTTTTTAAGGTTATGTGTTAACTCAAACAAAACAATTGCCATATCAGTTGATTTAACACATCTCATATGTGACATTCTATCCTCTGAATCGTTTAAGTCGAATTCTAATTTTGCTTTCATATCGATATTACGATTTCTTTGTTAATCCATCCTACGATTAGTTCATAGTTACCATTTAAAAACCTATCATATGTTACCTTAATGTAAGGTAATATGTAGATTTGACTCATTACTGTATATGTTGTTATTTTCATTTTTATTCTATTTCAAAAGTTAAATAAGATTCCACTTTTTTGCTGATAACATAATCGCCTCCTCATTGGTTAAAGTTGGATTGTCTCTTATAATATCCATCGCGGAGTACATAACCTCACTCTTTAATCCTTTTTTTCTTGCCAAGTTTAAAATATCGACATAATAGTTCGGGTCAAATTTTGGTAGTGTACCATCTTCTTCCATATCTGCAATTTTACTAAGTATATTACCCATAAGTGTTTTTTTATTAGAGTACAAATATATGACAAATATTTGATTAAAACAAAATTAATAATAAAATATTAAATGCATGAAAAAACCATCATTAAGTGTAAAAAAGTTACCTAATGATGGTTTTATAGTGCAAAGTTAAAAAGTGAGTTCTTTAACGGTTTATTTGTTATCCGTTAATTACGGAATTATTGGGTTTATCTAATTGCCTATAAATCTCTGAGACATGTTCACTCATATTATTTATAGTTTTGTCTACTCTACTATCAATATGACGGTAGACTTCGCTCATATCACTCTCACTTTGATTGTGTAGATTATCCACATAATCTGTGAGTTCTTTTTGAATCTTTTCTGATTCATTATACTGATTTTCGATTACTCGATTCAGTTGGTTTATTTCCTCTTTTAAGGACTTAGTTGACATATAATTCACAAACGTACCCACAACCATTACTAATACAATGACCGTACATACACCTAAAATAAATGATGTTATTTCCATAATTTCTATTTTTTAATTTAATTTTTATGTCAAAGAACTCACTAGTGGACCTTGATGGACTCGAACCATCGACCTACGCATTATGAGTGCGGTGCTCTAACCAACTGAGCTAAAAGTCCGTTAACAGTCTATTTTATCCAACTACAACTGTCACGGATGTCCCAATAGAGTATAAACAATATTGGTTAGGAATAAAGTTTTTATTTATTAGGAGAACTCAAACTCCGACTAGCATTCTCACTAGTTGATTAGTCACTATAAGGATTCTACCTTATTTCTCTTCATGTGTGACACATTAGTCAATGTTACTTTGACACGTTAGTACACCCATCAGGATTCGAACCTGAGACCGTCTCCTTAGAAGGGAGATGCTCTATCCAGCTGAGCTATGGGTGCATATTTGTAGGGTTCTTTTTTAAAGTTACATAGTTCCTACTAGTATTGTGTAACTCCCTACATTAGTACCGCTGGGCGGACTCGAACCGCCACGGGATTTCATCCCAACAGATTTTAAGTCTGTCATGTCTACCAATTCCATCACAGCGGCATTTATATTAATCTATAATTTCAAATAACGTTTTTGTCTTTCGACTATGTAAATATACTACACAAAAAATCAACTAACAACTATCTTAACTAATTTTTTATTTGTAGGAATGGGGGGATTTGAACCCTCGACCTTGACTATATAAGAGTCCTGCTCTAACCAACTGAGCTACATCCCCATATTGAAAACACCTATAATTTATGTGGAGGTGCAAAACTCGATTTTTGTGTTAGTAGTGACCCCTCAGGGGTTCGAACCCTGGACCCTCACATTAAAAGTGTGATGCTCTACCAGCTGAGCTAAGAGGTCAGTATTTACCGAATACTGTGTCGTTACTTAATCCTGATGTCAAAGAACATTATTAATATAAAACAAAAAACCCGAACATCTCTGTTCGGGCTTGTCTTTTTCATAGATTTAAGTCTATTTTTTATATCATGTTAACCGAACTTTTACATAATAATGAGAATGTAATTCTTAATATTATATTTTGTTTATATTGGTTATTCATTTTATATTCTATTAGTCTTTGTTGTGTGATACAAATATAGGTAAATTTATTCTATTATCAAATAAACTTTTTGATTATTTTGATATGTTCCTTTTCCTAAACCACGTTTTAGACGAAACAACAACTGTAGTAAAAAATATTAACCCTAATAAAAAGAAAATACCTACGTAATTAGTGGGTAGTGGTAATGAGTACGTTAATAGGGTCCAACCTAAAACATAACCAAACCATAATATAACCCAAATAATGTCAGGTATACGTTTGGTTTTATTTTGTAATTTAATTATTTTTTCATCGTGAGCTACACGAGATAATGCGTCTTGTAAATCTTTACCATACGCAGGTACTACCTCTGTTGAGCCATTTACATTTTGAATGGTAACTTCATATTTTAACCATCCTTTAAACGTCTTACTTTCTTTACGAAGTTCTGCCTGAACTGCCTTTCTTTTCATAATTATATTTTTTAGGAAAACCTATATCCAATCCACCATAAATCAAGTCTAAAGAACTTATTTCCTCGATTTAATCCAAAACCAATACGTAACATACGGTTTTCTTTATTTAAATTAATTTTAGTTATTTTCATTATTTTATAACTCTACCATCTTGAGTGTAAATTTCCATTGTACTGGATTTACCTGAACTATCTAACCAATCGTTAATTTCTAAGAGTTTATCTTTAAAGAAAATACGAGATATAAAGTCCCATTCCCCTTCAGGGGTATCAATACCCCCACCCATAATAGAAAAGTCATTAGGTTTAGGCTCTTTATCCGATTCAAATAACATTTCATAAACACCTCCTTTGTTTTCGTCAACAATAAACATAATGTGTTTTTCTTTATCGTTATTATAGTCGGGATTGGCGTAATACGATTCGTAATCGTATAAAGTGTCGACATCTCCGACATTTTCGTATTGGTCCCCTAAGTCTTTTTCTTCGAACTTTAAAAGTACTTTTCCGTTTTCGTCTACGACATGAAAGAAAAGTCTTCCATTATCCATTGGTGCCGTCATTTGAAATAAATTGGGACTCCATAAATCACCTACAATCTCTTCCGTCTCTAACTCAAATCTAGTCTCCCATAATTCCTTATAGTTATTGTCTTTCATTAGGATTTCAATATCCTCTAATTGTTGGTCATTTAATGAATGCGCCATCGATTCCATTGACCATCCGTAAACTTCTAATTTGTACTTCATTTTACTTTTAATCTAAAAATTTAATTCCATTCGTATTTGGGTCCCACTCCACAGTTAAGGGTTTATTTTTAAAAATATAATCTTCACCTAAAACAGATGAGTTAATGTAATGTGTTCCATCTTCAAATTTATATCCGTATCCACTATGAATATGACCAAAGACGTGTATCTTAGGTTTAACGACTTCAATTCGTTCAGATAACATCTTACACCCAAGATTATCGTACTGTCCAACTACAGTATCTAAATGACCATGTGGTGGTCCATGAGTTATTAATATGTCTGTACCTGTAGGTATTTGACTCCACTTTTGTTTTAATTCAACACCATCTTTAGGTAAGTTAAATGCCCAATCATAAAACTCAGGTTGCCAAGGGCTTCCATAAATTTTTATACCATCAATTAAAACTTCTTTATCTTGTAGATAAGTAACATCGTATCCATTTACAATTGTGTTTGATTCCAATGGGTGGTCTTCAAACATCTTGTCATGGTTTCCGGCAATAAAGATTTTATGTTTGTAATCTTGAGACTCAAACCAGTCACAGAAATGATTAATCTCCTTTTTATTATGTCCACTATTCATTAAATCTCCAGCATGAATTAGTAAATCACCACCTGGTAACTGTGACGTTACCTGATGATGTTTTGTGTGAGTATCAGATATGAATGTTATTTTCATCTTATGTTTTCTTTCGGCTAATATAAACATAAAATTTTAATCTTTAAACTTTTCTTTTAGTTTTTCTTTATTGACCATGACCCTTAATAATTTAGTGTAATTTGACGCTTCAGCATATGACTGGTTAAGGTACGAATAATACTCATCTTCTGTATGTATCTTAGATAGATATCTACATTGGTAAAACGCATAATCGTAAACGGACTCTCTCCAATTTGTATAGTATGCATGACTATGTTGTGTACCCGTGGAGGTATGTATCCTCACCCTAGCCTCTTTCATCCCAAAAAGATTATGGTTATGTTTAAAAATATTTGAAGTGTAGTTACCACTTTCAAGTTTTGATTGAGCTAAAACTATATGTGGGAATTTAACGTTTAATGATTTTAACATATCTATTAACCTATCTTCAGAAAAATTATTTAAAGTGTCATTAATATTAATAACAACTAATTCTAATTCTAAATCGTTTAAATTAGTATTTTCCTTAATTGACGTTGATTTTAAAATCGAATACGGAATAACTAATAATATTGATAATAAAACTACCAACACCTTCCAACTTGGTATTTCTTGATAGAGTAAGTCATTTTTTGAATAATAAAATAATTTCATAATTTGTGGTTCATAGTTAAAAAATATATCTCACTTATTATAATAAATGAGACGTAAAATAGTTTTTATTGAACTTAAAGTCCCATTTCTTTTCTAATTTTTGTTGCTGATATGTCTCCAATCTCAGAAGGTGGTATATGTTCGATAATATCATAACCAACACCTCTTCCAAATTCAATTGAACAGATATCTGGAATTACTGTTACCACAACTTTACCTGACTCTACTTCAGAAGAGTAGTGTTTCATAATGTTCTCTTTAACTTCTGTTGCGGTGAATGGGTTTTTCTCGTTAGGTTTACCATCTCTAATACAAATTAAAACATTTTTACCTTTATCCATTGCTTGTTTAAATAATTCTTGATGACCTTTATGTAAAGGTTGCCATCGACCTACAAACATCGCATACTGACCATCTCTAGCCGGTATTGATGACTCTACGTGTGATTTACTACTCCAATTACTCATATTTTTAATTTAAATATAATTAGACCAATCGATACCTTCAAAACCCTCATTTCTATTGAGGTTTATCCCAAAGGCTCTTTGACCTGGTTTATTAGGGTCCATATCGTTAATTAAGATTCTCGGACCCCTCTCAATTCCTGTAATTAGACGGTCGTATATGATGCCGTTCTCTTGTAATTCTTTAACAGTGTGGTCGTGGAGGTAATCAGGACGAGCGGTAGTTAAAATTACCATATGACCATCTTTACTCCACGACTCTAACCTTTCTCGTACCTCAGGTAAAACATCTACTGATGAAGTTTCATACGTTTCAAACTTCCGATACTTGAATATTGTTCCATCGATATCACAAAATATTGTTGATTTCTTATCTACCATCCTAATTGTAATATAATTTTTTTAAGGGACTCTTCAGGCGTATCAATGGTCGTATCAATATCAATAAAGTTTTCTTTAGGTGCGACATACGCTTCGGATTTAAAATGGTCTCTTTCTCTAGGTTCTGACGTATGAATATAAATTTCAATTAAATCCTCCCCTATTAGTTTTTTAAATTCCTCTCTTTGGTCTATATAAGGTGAAACCAAGGAAACTATTACGTTCATTCCTTGGTTGTGTAAATAATGTGAAATTTTCTGAGCGGCATCCACATTAGTTACCCTTCCTTTAATCGAATAATCTTTATTAGTAAACAATTCTCTCATCTCATCACCATCAATTCTATATGCGGTAGGTAGATGTGATTCTTTAAACATATTAGCCAACACGGTCTTACCATGTGACGGCTGTCCTGTAAACCAATAAATCATTATTCTCCTATTTCTACTAATTCAATATTAAAGTTTAACGTCTTACCCGCTAGTGGGTGGTTCATATCTAAGATTAAGTTCTCCTCATCTTCACTAACGATAGTTGCTTGTACCGGCATACCCTGAGCAGTCGAACCTTGTACCATTGCACCGACCTCAACCACAAAGTCATCAGGAAAGTTTTTACGACTAACGGGCATAACCGCATCTTCACTTCTTTCACCGTAAGCCTTTGATGGTTCTAATACGATATCTTTTATCTGACCAACTGTCATACCCTCCATTGCGGAGTCAAAACCTGCAATCATTTGACCGGTTCCCACTTCGAAATTAAGTGTCTCACCTCTTTTACGTGAACTATCAAATTCTTCACCGTTATCTAAAGTTCCTGTGTAGTGAACTTTTACCTTGTTACCTTTTTCTACTTTCATTACTGTTGTTTTTATTAATTTATTTAATGTATTTATTTTTAACCCTTTGGGAAATAGGGATAGGGTCCCCTGTCTCATCAATCCTAACAAATTTAATTTTAGTTGATAGTATAATCGTTTGGTTACCGGAGTAAACACTGTGTGAACGAGCCTCCATATATAGAGTTACCGATGTGGTTCCAATACTTTCTACTTCACCGTACATTTTAATTAGTTGACCTTCTTTAGCGGGTTTTTTAAATAAACACTCATCTATTTTAACGGTTACCATTCTTGGTGTGTCAGATACCTGCATTGCGAATCCCGCAGCACTTGCGTCTAACCATGAGAGTAGTTTACCTCCGAATAGGTTTCCGTGAAAACCTAAATCTGATTTTTTTATTGGGTGAGTGTTTAGTAACTCCATTGTATTTGTACGTATATTTTAATTCGACATTATAAAGTGTCCCCAATCTATACCAGAAACATCATTATTAGGAAAGTAAAACATAATTTCCTTATTGTCAAATTTTATAGTCTTTTTAAATCCTGATGGTACTGTTGCTCCACCGTTAACAATCACTAAATCACCCTCAAAATACACTGTGACTTCCACCACTACACTTTCAAATATTTTTGATAGTCCTACTTCAAATCGTTCTAACTCTTTCCATGGACCTCTATTAAGACCCTCATGTTGTAGTACGCAATTTAAATAGGTGAACGTTTTTTTAAGTGTTTCTCTATCGCAATTAAATGCGGATGCCGGAGCTAAATGACCTTTATCCCACACATTATTTATGTAGTCATCATCATTTGAAGTTTTAATATTTTTGACAATACGAAAATCTAATCCATTTCTAGATGCCTCACCTAATGGACACAATACTTCATATCTTATCCATAAAGGTTGTTCTAATTTTTCAGAATATACTACATCAAATAAATCAGTATGAATAGTATCATTATCGATGTTACTATTTTGACCATACGTAGATAAAGATATTATGGTTAGGAATATGTTAAGAAATATTTTCATATATAAGTTATCTTTTAATGTTGTAGAGTTGACTAAACAATTCTTTAGTTTCATCTAAAACCGACTCTTTAGTCCATCTATATTTATTATCTCCAGAGTGTGAGGTGTCAAACCCAACCCAATGACCTTCAGGCCACTCATCACCGTTAGGTATCACTTCTGAAAACGTTAACCCACCATGTACTCTGACATCAATATCATCATCATCATATCCCTTACCATAGTGTTTATGTGAGGGTATAATCTTAACGTACCCATTACCCCATCCATTATCCATTACATTTGTATGGTAACCTTTATTCATGTTATTTTCTTTAATCATAATAGGTGGGTCGATACCTGAAATATTATATGCTTCCAATACCTCATTTACATTCATGTTTAGGTAGAGAACATCCTTTAAAGCTTCATCGCCAATTTCCTTAAGTCTTTGAGTAAAAAAAAATATATTGTTCATAGTTATACTTATTAATAATAGATTAACAATACAAATATATGAAAAAAATTGAAATAAAACAACAATATTTAGAGGGAGATGAGTATTATACTGACAAAACAGATAAAAAAACAATAGTTTTACACCATACGGCAGGAAGCCATAGACCAGATTGGGTTATAAGTTCATGGGATAGAGATAGAACAAAGGGGGGTAGACCTTTAAGGGTTGCCACTCAATTCGTTATAGGTGGAAAATCAACAAGAGATGGTAGTACCGATTGGGATGGTAAAATAGTCCAATGTTTACCAACTGAAATGTGGGCTCACCATTTAGGTACTAAAAATTCGAATAATGTTGAACTTAATAAACAGTCAATAGGTATTGAAATTTGTAATTATGGACCATTAGTTAAATCGATTAAAGGTGAATTTTTTACTTACGTTAACAGTAAAGTACCAAAAGAGGATGTTATTGATTTAGGAAAAAATTGGAGAGGTTATAGATATTACCAAAAATATACAAAATCTCAAATTGAGTCTGTTAATTTTTTAATTAATAAATATAGTTTGGAATATGATATCGATGTGTGTAAGGGTATGGTGGAGTTATTTGACACTAAACAATCTTTAGATGGGGTACCAACATTAGAACTTCAAAAATTCTTAAATGGTAAAGGTTATTTAGGGTTAAATGGTAAACCATTAACTGAGGATGGAATTAATGGTGGTAACACTAAATACTCTCTAAGAAATTATAACGATAGTAAAAGAGGTGATTGGGGAGCCTTTGAATATAATAAATTAGCTAACCATGGGGGTGAAGGTATATGGTCACACACTAATTATCGTAAGGATAAGTTTGATGTTTATCCTTATCCACCTCTAATTGAGATGTTGAAGAGTCTTTAGGTAGAAGCTCTTCCGTTTCAGAAAAAAACTCATATAAAGAATTAATTTCATCATCTGTTAAGTCATTGAGGTAGTATTCTTTTAATTTACCCATTTGGTTATTTGTAATATTAGTGTTATGTTTGTATTAATAATATAATTAACATTTATGAAACAGTCAATATTTTTAATCACATTACTCTTAATGGTTACCAAGGGGTACTCTCAATCGTCAACGGTAGGGGTTTTATTTGGAAGTGGGGATTTGTTTTTATCTACAGATAATATCAATACCTCAGTAATTAATAGTCGTAACCCATATGCTCCATGGGGGATATATACCACAGGTCAATTAAATATAATTAATAATGGGGGTGTCCCAATTATAAATCAAACGGGGAACTACCCTAATAGGTTAGGTATTAATTATGGTTTTTTAAGAAACGGGATTAATGTAGGTGTTGGAGGTAAAATGGTTTTATACACAAGCGAACCCGCAGATTTTTATCCTGATGTGATGATTAGGTTAAACCCTATTAAACTTATCACTCAAAATTCACGTTCAATAGATATCTCATTAATTTTAAATATATCAAATACTGTAGAATTTGGTGCTGGATTATCAATTCCATTCCTACTTAACCGATACTGATATATTTATAATAAAAGTAAATGTATGGGGTTTGAAGAAGATTTAGAAGATTTAAAACGAATAGCTGACGATGTACCCACTAAAAATAGAGAACAACTTAATTTTTTAAAGTCACAAAAAAAAGACTTTAAGGGGGTATATCGAGTTTTAGGGTTTAATGAAGGTGATGGTGTTGGTATGACAGGTAAGGTTAGTTTTGTGCCGGTAAAGGTAAGAGTTATGCTTAGTGTTGGTGAACCTAGTTTATATATTAGTTGTAACGTTATCTTTGAGGATTTTAAAGTGAACAATAACTCCGCCCAATCATTATTTGATACGTTAAAAATAGACGTAAAACATAAAAAGTCATTAGATGATTTCAGTAACGTATTTCACAATGTGGCAAAAGAAGAGTTTAATAAATTGATGAGATTAATTGGTATGGGTAATTTTATGTTAGATATAAACAATATAGAGATTAAGTAATATTTAATAATATGAGTAGTAGTGAATTTGAAGATTATTATAGTGGGATAATACGGACTATAAGTGATAGTACCGGTTCTAATTTATATGCCCGTAATTTAGGTAAAAAAAATTACTTTAGAATTAAGAATGGATTTTATGAAGATGAAAGCCCGAAAACTGTATCAAATGAACTGTTAATGACTATTAAAGAGAACCTCAAAGAATCTAAATCCATAAATGAATCTAAAGGTATTGATGGACCTATTAGACGTATTGTTAGAGATATTACAAATATTGTAAAATCACAAGAATATGGTGAACATAACTTACCTGAGGATATTACTGACACAAATGATTTAGAGTATGACTTTGATTTAGACTTTAAGAAATTAAATGTTAGTAAGTCATATAATATTCCTTCATTTTCAGTTGAGTTATCATACGACGCTAATGTTACTATGGATGAACCATATATGATTAACGGAGCATTGATGTCTGATGGGGATACTATCTCGGTAGTTATTATTATAAACCCAAAAAAATACCCTTCATTTATGTATGATTTAATTGCCGACATAAATGATATAATCGCTCATGAAATAGAGCATGTATTCCAAGAAAACTTTATGAGACCTGAGGAGGAAATACATCAAGAAGACGGTAAGGAACAACCTGACGGTAAAGATTACTATAAACAGAGCCATGAGATACCCGCAGAACTTAAAGGTATTATAAGGGTAGCTAAACTTCGTAGACAGTCAATTAATCAAGTAATTAGTGATTGGTTTAAGAGAAGTCAATATGCTCACCAATTAAACGATAAGGATTCGTTAGAGTTAATTTCTTTCTTATCTGATGAATACGAAAAAAGATATGGAGTTTAAAAGTGAAGAAGAATTTAATAGGGTAGCTAAAAAGGCGGTACAAATACTATTGTACGTAGTTGAAAGTAAATCTCCGATACTTAGAAAATTAAGGGCGACAAATTTCACATCTAAAATATATGGAGCAAATCAAAACGGTGTAGTTTATTTTGAAATTGAAGTTCCTTTCACAGTAGATGACCCAGACCATGGACCATTCTGTAACGAGTTAGATAAAATTTTAAGCGGGATACAGAACACATTTGGTAATTACCATTTAAATAGTAATGTGGAATTTGTACTTAAAACAGAAGAAGGTGATGACATGATTGGTTTTTTAAATTCATGTAGTTTTGATTGGACTGACCATGAAGATGAATATAATGGAAAGGCCAATTATGGGTTTGAGTATAATTGGAGCTCTATTGATTAAATTATATTTTTTTTATTGAAATAAAATCCGTATCTTTGTTAGATGGAACACACAAGAGAAAATTTAAAGAAATTATCCTTAGTTGAGATTAAACTCATCTGTAAAGAATATAGTTTACCTAGGACAGGTACTAAAACAGTCCTGATTAATAGTATAGTCGATTTTAACAAACCTATACCCGTCACTATTAATCTCTCTACGGAATATAAATCACCAAAAGGTCAAAAAGTTATTGGTCTTATGATGGGAGATAACGAAAAGAGAGTACAGCTCGGTAAGTTTAGAGAAAAGAATAATGTGAGAGAACTATATTATTCAATGGGTGTTCACTATTATGAGGTTGATAAAGATTTTAATTTTATTTAAATAAAATTAAGACTTTTTATTAGAAATTAATTTCGCTATTTTTTGTATGACATCTTTAAGTACTACGCTTGATACAGTAATAAGTCCGGAGGTCAATATTGATTCGGTAAATTTCGAGAATTCGATAGAATCAACACCAAATGTGTTAACTACATTAATTAACATACCTAATATTGGAAGTAAGAAAGTGTAAGCTAATATGTCACCTGCTTTATATAAGCTAACACCTAATACCTCTAACATATTAGAAAACTTATCCCTAAGTTGTTCAGTTCTTGAAACCGCAACTTTTAGCTCATCTTCTAATCCTTGTTCAGATAGTTCCTTTTTTAATTTACGATAATCGTTTCCTTCAAAAAATACTATGGAGATTGAGGCGATAACTAAAGAAGAAATCTGCCAAGACTCCAATCCCACAAACTCACCATTTAAATACTTATTAACTGGTTCCATAAGAGCACCAATACCTGCGCCGTAAGTAAGTGCAAATCTAGCACTTATACCGTATTGTTTTTTTACGTCTAATATAATTTTTTTGACTAATGCGTCTAGGTGTTTAAATATTGAAGTAACTTTTTCCCCAATTCTTTCATTTAAAACCATTCGATACTGCTCTTCGGTTATAACTACTTTCACTTTAAATGTTTTATTATAAATATGGCACTAATACTAAACTGTTATTCGATATATTTATTTTAAAAGAGTTTAAATGTCTAAAGATGTAAATCCAAGTTTAAAAGAAGGTGACAATATAATTTTAATTTATATGAAAGACCCATACTCACCAGTTCCTGGAGGAACTAAAGGTGTAGTAAATTATGTCAGTAAAGACCCATATGATGAGGGTGAGGACATTATTTCGGTTGAGTGGGAAAACGGTTCACAATTATCTTTAGTGTCTTCAGAAGACATATGGATGATGGAGAGTGATTTAAAGACAAATATCAAAGAAGGAAATAACCCTAATTTTGACAGTCTTATTTCACTTAAAGATATTTTTAAATATTCTAATGAGAAAATATTCTTTGACTTTTTAAGTAAGATTAGGGAGTCAGGTTTAGTTAATATGTTTGAATCGGGTCAATTTTTAGTCTCAGGCCCAAAATATCTTCAGAAGTTTATTGAGTTTGAAGAAATGAAGACAGGTAGAGAATATGATGAAGATATGGTTGAGGAGTTAATGGATATGTCTCAAAAAACGAGAGACGAGTTTATTAGAATGGCTATGAAAATGGTTGGAGATGAAGGGACCGAAGACTATTCGAATAGAAATTTAGAGAAAAAAATGAGAGACCTCACGAGTAAGGCTCTTAAATACTATATAATGATGTTCGGTAGATAATTAAATAGATTCTTTAACACTTAACTTACCAATATTAACCATCCACGATTGTACCCCAAAAAGTCTAAGTTCGTGAGCCACCGACTTTTCAACAAAACGTCTAATATCACGATTTCTTGAAATGGCACTACGAAAGTCACTAGAATTATTAATATTACATAAACCATTTTTATCGGTTTGCCAACCCCATCCTCTCAATCCTCCAGAAACGGCAACATTAACAATCATTGAGGTACTCCATTTACCGTCTCTCTTAATGTGTGTGACTCTGAAAGTCAAGTCGTGAGAGTCATATCTCCAAGATGCACTTAAGTTTGTAGACTTTAAAGTTTTACGTTTAATTAAGTCCCTTACCCCTTTATCCTTTGTAAATTGTTCTATAAAATCTGACATCCTGTGTTTTTTTTTCGTTAAAACAAATATACGGATAAAATATTAAACCGCCATAGAAGTAGTTAAGAAAATTGGGTTTCTTTCACCGAAATGACCACCCTTCATATTAAAATAAAAGTACTCATCGGCTTCCTCTTCGTCCATATGACCAGTTTTAACTAATTTTTGAATTATTCGTTGTTTAGAGTAAACAATACGGGTTTCCATACCGAACTCCTCACTAACACCAACGATACAATCGTCAAATCCGTCCATAACAATTGCTCCTTCAGCAATTTCATCTATTTCTTCTCTTTCCATAGTTTTTATTTAAAATATAAACCATTATGGTTATAATGTCAAACAACAAATGAGTATTACTGTATATTTATTATAAAAACCAATATTATGAGAAACTATTTAACTATATCGGATGAGGAGAAAGATTCTATTCTCCAAACACATTCAGCATTTTATAATGGATATGCCACAGGTAATGTACCAAGTAACTTACAACCATTAAGGGTTGATAGAAGTGTTAAAGATTTTGGTGGTGTAACTGTTGATAATAAAGGTAATGTGAAACAGTATACTAATCACCGAGTAAATGAGGCAGAAACAAACGATAGTGATAATTTAAATTATAATGTCTTACTTGGGTACGCTATGGGGATGTCCAAAACTTTATGGGCTGAACCAAATAAAGATATAGACTTAATAGGTGCACTTAAGGAGTTAAAATTGTATTATTTAGATTTAAGAAATGGTAAAACTCCTATGGTATTATCAGTACCCGCGCAAGCGGCTAAGAGCACTGTTGAGAAGTTGGTTAGTGAGTTACCTAACGGAGAAGTAACATCACTTGAAAAAATAGGTGCAGGTCTAAAAACACTTAGTGAGACGGATATTTCTGATGAAGAGTCATCTTACGATTTTGATTCTGAAGGTCCTGAAGATAGAGATGAGTTTGATGGTAGAGATTCTGAAGTTGTAGGTGTCGATTCAGATATTGAAGACCAAAGAAAAGAAGCTAACGAAATAGAAGCTGACAATATGGATATATCACATGAAGATTCAGCTTATGATTTTGAATCTGATGGGCCTGAGCAATTTGATTCATCATACTCTGATGATTCATATGGTGACGACATTGATGCTATCATGAAAATGTTTGGTGGTGATATGTCACCGGCAAGTGTTGATGGTGTAAATGATATGATGAACTCAGATTTAGACGGTAAAGAAAAATATAGTAATGAAAAATCGGCATTTGACTTTGAATCTGATGGTGGAAACGCTGATGTATATGGGGAACAATCAACCAATATGTCAATAGGGTTTGTTGAAGAAGGTGAAGGTGAAACCGATGAAAGTTTAGTGTCTGTGATGCCTATGGACAAACCGATAGGTAAAATATTTTCACTTAAAGGAAATAACCCTTCAAGATATGAAGTTGAAGAAGATTGTGGAGAAGTTGAAGAAGGTTGTGGAGAAGTTCATGAAGGTGAACCTTGTGAACAGTGTGGTAGTGAAATGATTGAAGGTGAATGTAAAGAGTGTGGTTCACTATATGAAGAAATAGAAGAAGGTTTACACGAGTCATTTACTGAAAATAGAAAAATAATTAAAGAAATGTTTAATAGATTTAGTAAATTTAATTAAACTAATTAATATAAGATTAAAACCCGTGTAACCCACGGGTTTTTTTATTTAGATAAGTTTTTGTATAGTACACCTAACTCAAGTAAGTTACGGTACTTAGGATAGTAATCCCAAACTAACGTTACCATCTTCTCACCATCAAATAAATAACCATCCTTAATCATTGTTTCAAGATTTTCCTTAGTTGTATGAGATAATTCTTGATGTGCAAAATTTCTAAGTTTATGTAAATTAAATTCAACATTACCAAACCACGATAAGTGCCATCCATTAATATCGTTAAGGTGAGTTTCCTGTTCGTACCTTACATTTCTAATTTCTTGAGGTGTGGTAGTTTTAAGGTATGACCACCTACAAAAAGCAGGCCCTGGCCAGTACATATCCTCAAAGTCCCATTTAAAGTTCCAATATTGCCACCTTTGTAATATAGTTTTAAACGTATCAAAACTAACTTGATTATTTTTAAGTCGGTTTAAGATATCGTTATCCCATATTTCATCTATATCTGAAATAAGTACGATATCATCATCATTAGGATTAATTTTTTTTAATACCTCCTTAATCGAATTTCTATGATAATTTTCTCTAAACCAATTTAACCTTTCTTCATCATTTTTGGGGGTAGGGTGAGGTTCGTAAAGTACCTCATTAGGTAAATCTATTATAATATGTTCAATCTTATGTTTAAATTTATTAAATAAATCTTTATGTTTTTGAAAATACAGTTCTTTATCTTTACCGGCGTGACTATTTCTAGACTCTATTAAAATAAAATGGTCAACATATTCACCCATTTCATGTAACCTTAAGTTTAACATATCTAACTCATGGTCAAAGAGAAAGCAATCGTATATTTTTGGTTTATTTATATTAATTTCCGTATCATTTATTTTGTCCCATATTTTTGGTAAATCATAACCTTCTTGATTAAATACTCTTAATTTACCTGTAATGCCATCTTTTTTAGTGCCGTTAGACGCATACATATCTTTTATTAGATTTTTGATATTATCGTCATCATCCCAAAAGTCACTAACTAATTCGATATGTGAAAACGATTTAAGTTTCTCCCTGATAAAATCAAAATCACCAAACCATGAAAAGTGAAATCCACCATTTTCCTGAGTGTAAAATACTGTTTGTGTTTCACTCCATCTATCATCTCTTATTTCTTGAAAGATTTTATTATTAGATATGAAGTGAGAGTAGTAAAAGGCGGTTGAACCCATCCAATGATGCATTTTCTCCAATTGTTTATTCCAAACTAACCATTTCTGTTTAAAAACTACAGGACCATACGGCAAATTAATGTTTAAATTTTTAAAGATATTCGTATTAGGAAATTCGTCAACATCTGAAACGATTACAATGTCATCAAATTTAATATTTAATTCTTTAAGTCCTTTACCTATTGAATTTCTTTGATGAGCTTCCCTATAAAATTCTATGGTCTTCTGAGATTCAATTATAGTAAAATTCATTAATTCCGTATCGGTAACGGATATTGGCATATCTTTAACCACGTAGTGATATATTTTATCTGACCATTTTGAAAAACGTTTACTATTATTTTTATAAAATAGTGGTTTTGGTTTTCCTGTAAATGTTTTGTCGGATTCAACAATTAAAAACATATCTACATGGTCATAAAGTTCCTCTAATCTTAACTCCAATAAGTCTAATTCATTAAAAAATAAAATAGAGTCAATTATTTTTTGTTTACCCATTTTAATCTAATTCGTTAATTCGTTTATCATACTTTCTAAGTAATATTTCATAACCACAATAATCCCCACTTAACTTATAGTAAAGTTTTATGTAATTTAAAGAATTTTTTAACTGTATACCGTTGGTACAGGATAATAAAACCTCCTCGGCTCTAAAATAATAATTGGTTATGTTGATATCTGTCATATGTTACTTACTTTTCATTTATAATGATAACAATAATATAATAGAAATATATGTCTAAAACAAATTTTACCGCTCAAACTGAAACAATCGATACCAATTACGATATGTTAAACTACTATTACTTTGATAAAATATTCACATCTTCACAAATAAAAGACATAATTAAAATATGTGAAAATTTGGGTACTGAGACCGTAACTGCGGATTATAATGGACCATCTAATGACGATAAAAGGAGAACTCAAGTTGGTTACTTACCTATTAACAAAGATAATACATGGATTTATGAAAAAATTTACGGGTTATCTATGGATGCAAATCAAGAAATGGGGTGGAATTTTGATATCGATGGTATTGGGAGTTTTATCGAATATTCTATTCATGGAGACAATGGTGGACATTATCAGTGGAGTTCAGATATATCTAAATCGAACACTAATAAATTATCGGTAACGATACATTTATCAACAGACGAAGAATATACAGGTGGAAAAACAGAGTTTAATAATGGACTGTCAATCATTAAACCAACTTTTAACATTGGTGATATGGTCGTGACTCCATCGTATTTATTACAGAGAGTCACACCCATACTAACAGGTGTCAGACGTACATTAACTCTAACTATAACAGGAAATCCTTTTAAATAATGGTATATAACGTAAACGACAGTAATTTATTTGAACATATAAAAAAACATAAAAAAATCATATGGTTTTTATTTAGAAAAGGTCAGGAAGAAAATTTAACAATAAAACCTTTTGGTGAAGGACATGAAAGTGTTAATCAAGAACTTAGTGAACAATTTCCTGATGTAACAATTTTCCAAAGTTATATTTCTGATAATCCATTAATTATGGAATATTTTGATTTAAACAATTCACCTTTATGGGATTACTACTCAAAAATTTATAACCCTAGATTAATAAGTGTTAAGGATGGGCAAAAAATATATGACCAATCAGGTAAGGATTGTTATTGTTTAGATACTATTTTAGAAATGATATTTGAGTTATACCCCGAATTAATTCCTATACCAACCAGTGAGGGATAATCTAATTTCAGGTGTACCAGGGTTAACATGGGAAACATAATGTAACTTACCCTTATCTTCAGGTAATAAAAATAATGTTAGACTATTAAATTTAGGTACCTCAACATTTTCAACAACATTACCGTCATCATTTAAAAAATGTAATAATCCTCCGTACTCAGGTTTCCACTCTTTAGTTAATTGTAACACAAAACCAATTATACCGTTAGGACTATCTTGATGAGGAGACAGGAAATCACCTGGAACATAACAAGCGGCAAATACTTCATTAGACCCCGTGATTTTTAAATCCGTCACTTTTGATACTAAATTATGTGACTCTTTATCATCTAAATATTCCCTAATCTGACACTCAGTACATTCACAATCTTCAAAGTGATTATCTAAAGTTCTGTGAAATGAGTATGAAAATTCATTTTTACCAAAAGAATCTGTAGAGTGTTGTCTAGCTATTTTTATGTTATTATATTCGTCAGGTGTATTTCTAAAATAACTAACACCATCTTTATCTGTAGATGGATATGTGGCTATTGACCACCAATCGGTAGGCATTTCATAACTAAAAAAATCACTTAAATTATTGGCGATATCATCTTTTAAATAATTATCGATAACTACATATCCATTTTTTTTAAAGGATTTTCTTAGTTTATTTAAATCTAAATTTGGGTTAATTAAATCTTTCATTTTTTTCTTTTACTATTTTATTAAAATTCGGTGGTAAAAAAGAACACTTGAAAAAGTCTACCGTCATACTTATCACTACCAAAATAATCCATCGATACGTGATAATTATCTGAACGATATAGTACTAATCGATTAAATTTATTACCTAAACGGTCAACTAAATCCCACTTTGTATAGTCATTAGCGACTGTCATATGTGGAGCTAACGCAGTTTCTTCTTCACTATGTAAGTTATTATCCCACCCACATAAACCCGTGTCTCTATGTTTAAATAGACCGGTTCCTGAAGTTACAGGGGCATTAGGAGTTAAATAAAGAACTGCTGCCCATCCTGTTGTACTGTCAGAATGTATCCAAGAACGGTCATCTGAGGTAGTATACTGAAACGAACCAGAATATTCCCCACCCCAGTTAGTTACTTCACCCGCAAAGGGTTTAAGTAACTCTTGTAACGTTTCCTTTAAATCTTCATTTAAATGTGATGTGGTCCTATGTCCGGGATAGTTGCCGTCAACTCCAAAATCTTGGGATAACGCAAAATCCCTAACTTCTATAGGGTTATTATAAAAATCATCAACTATTAATGTATTAACTCTCATATTTATTCTTCTATTGTTAATTCAGGATAATCCTTGTCTGAAAAGTAGTAAATAATGAAATCTAGTAAATCATTATCCTCTAAATAATCTTCAACATATTCATCATAAGGAATTACCCAATCTTTAGTGTAATGACTTTCAGTACTATAATCCCACTCATCACTATACGTCTCTAAACCACCTATAGATTCTATATAATCTGAAAATTCTCCTTCACAAATTTTAATTTCTCGGTATCCTTCTTCATTATTTAAGGAAAACATTACCTGTAATGTTCCTTTAATAAAATCGTATTCGAGTATTTCAATAGTGTCTTTAGTCATTTTATAGATATTTGTATATAAAATAAAAGAATAATTATAAAAAGAAAATGGAAATTACAGAAATAATATCATCATACATAAATAAAGGTAATAATCTTTTGAGAGTGGAGTTTCAAGTATTGAACGATGATAGTGTAAAGTCAGACATTATAGAGTACCATTATGTTAAAGAATTTGGGTATGATGTTGAAATAATAATGGATGTATTTGATAATTATGATACAGATTATGACGAATTAGAGATGTGGGATGATGATGGTGATGAAGTCTTAATTGATGACGTTACTTTAACTTCATTTTTAAATGAATATTATATTATTTTTCCCGATAGAAAACCTGACGAAGAATATAATTAATACTATTTATAGGTATGTCAAAAAGTATTGTACCCCAAAGTAATAATGATAAATCAGGTAATTCCTATATGATGAATCTCATTAATAAATTACTAGGTAAAATATTTCTAAAGAAACCTGTGTTCTTTGGTTTAAACGACCAAAAAATAACTTTATTGGTTAGTCCTAGTATGAAGATATACGGAGTGTATGTGTCACCTGAACGATTAAGAAGTAGGTTCCCTTTTCAAGAAAGGAAATTTTTAAATCTAAAAGACTTAAAGTTATGGGCAGAAGATAATGAATTTGATATATCATTCTCAGCTGAGACACCTAAACTTAAAAGGGAGTTATTAATCTCTTTAGGAGATGTTATGGTTGAGTCTACAGGAGATAAGGAAAGAGAGTTGAGTGTTGTGGTAATGGAGGAATTAAAAAAATCCAAATTACCCGACTCAATTAAAGAGTGGGCTAAAGAAAATCCCGAAAAGTTTATTAGAAACATAAGACATGTTCAAAACATATTAAAAAGATAAAAGTGGTCAACGACCACTTTTTCTATTTAAGGACCTACTCTTGAGAGTCTAATCCACATATTTACATTTTCACCATTATTCAAATGTTGGTTTGGGAACTTTAAAACTAAATGTTCTAACCCATCTTCCTCAATGATAAAAAATCTTGGATATCCGTTGTAGTCGATATATAAATCATCCCAGTACCCATCTACCCCTTGATTAACACTAAATGGGTAATTAAATTCCCAATCATCACCACCTTGAAATACTTGATATCCCATATAGAAAGTTCTACCACTGAATGATACCTTTTCATTTCCAACATCCAAATCACCTATAGTCGTAGACACTATCCCATTTTCTATATAATTATTCATTTCAGTCCCATCATGGGTATTAACACCATCATGTCTTATCGAACTAACCATGTATGTACCATCTAATGTGGGGTAAGTTTCAAGTTCATATTTTTCACAACCGACAAGTGTGAGGACTAAAGATAAAAGGAATAGTATGTTTTTCATAATGTTTATGTATTTTATTTATACAAATATACGTCTTTTTATTTAACTGCAAGCAATATAATGGCTTTTTATAATATTTATAGAATTATGGGTTACTTAATAAAGGAAATATCACGTATTAAAGGTATCATGGGTTTAATATCTGAAGGTGAATCACAATTTGATTCTTCGGAAAAAAAGACGGTTGACGACTTTGTTGATTTCGTTAAGAAAGAACTTAATATCGATAATGATGTTGAAGTTAAACTTCAAAATAACAAAGACGGTATTAAGACTACTGCGGTATATAAGTACAAAGACGGTGAGGACGAAGAATTTGAAGACTCTGAGATAAGGGTGTTTACCTTAGGAAGGGCATTAGTGGACGTTCTACGTTCTATTGCTCATGAGTTAGTACATCATATGCAAAATGAAAAAGGAGACCTTGAAGGTAAGGTATCTAATGTTGGTGGACCTATTGAAGATGAGGCAAACTCAGTTGCTGGAGAACTAATTAAAAAATACGGATTGAAAGACCCTGAGATTTATGGGGATGAAGATAAAGAAGAGATGGGTGAACAAGAAGACGGTGGTGGAGATTCAGATTCATCGTCAGCCAACTCAAGTGTTTCAACATGGGAAACAGGTATAAGTAGAGGAGTAGGAAACACATTAACATTAAATGTTTGGAATAGTGGTGTAAACCGAAGTAAAGCCAATCACATAGACTCAACAGGTACTTGGGAAACAGGAATAAGTAGAGGTAAGTCGAATCCACTAAATTAATATATTTATATAATAATGAGAAACTTAAAAGATAAAATAATAACTGAAGAATTAAAACAAATTGTTGTTTTAATGAATTACGATAGGTCTAAGACTTTATCAGAACAAATGGGTCACAAGGCATACATGGGGCCAAATCATAATTTGTATCAAGGAGACCCGGATGGGTTTGTTAAGGACAGTCAAACGTGGCACGATAATAACGTCGCCATGATGGATGATTTGGTTGGTGACATTGACCATCATTACATATCCGGTATAGTTGAAATAACCTTAGTTATGGCGGGTATTGCTGTTAGTATGACAGGAGTAGGGTTAGTGTCTGGTGTGGGTCCAGCGTTAATACTCGCAGGAACTGCAGTAGGAGTTGCCGACGCACTTGTTTACTTCGCTGAAGGCGACGCATATATGGGTACAATGATGTTAGCCCTAAATTTAATACCTGGAGGTGAATTAGTCGGTATGTTAACAAAAAAGGCGGCGGCAGAAACTGCTGAAGTCATTACCGAACAAACCATAAAACAAGCTAGAAGTGGAATGGGAAAATTAGGAAAGGAAATATTAACTGATGTTGAACAGGCTGCGTTAGACCAAGTATCGAAAGCAATGAAAAAAATCACCCCTGAGATTATCGCTAAAAATGCAAAATATGCTCTTGAAGCAATGCAAAAAACATTAAAAAGTATACCCCTATCTAAAACTATTGCTTTATTAATGAAATTATCTGGTAAAGTAGGTAAGACAGTTATTAAAGTAGGTAGAGTAGCGATAACGGTAGATTTATTTTGGACATTATATACCACACCCGAATCGTGGAGAAGAAAAATGAGAGATAAAGGTTCATTTTCTAAAATTATGGATATGTTATATGATGGAAAATTAGATGACACAATAATTGATGGACTGTGGGGACTTTGGAATAAGCTATGGAATGAAGACGGTACTGAAAATATTGAAGGAAGGGAAGAATTTCAAAAGATTTTAGTTGATAATAATATTAGTGACGAAGAACTAACAAATACGGAATACTCAAAGAACATAACTGAATTATTAAATACAGATTGGGAAAAAAGTTTGAATGATTTAGATTCTCAGTGGAGTGTAAATTCAGAAACAATTAAATCACAGAAATCTAATTATGAACCTGTTAAATTTGATAATTTAATTAAAGGAAAGCAGACGATACGTAAAGGTCAGAAAGGCGATGTAGTTAGAGATATACAAAGAATGTTAGTAACTCTTGGATATTATTTAGGAAATACTGGTAAAACAAAAGATGGGGTAGATGGAGACTATGGTGATAAAATGGAGACAGCTTTATATAAGTTTCAAATAGATAACGACTTAGATGATTTTGATGGTATAGTGGGTAAAGATACGTCTAATAAACTTTATGAACTATACAAAGAAAAAAAAGGATTATAATGAAAAAAGATAAAAAACTATTATCGGAAATAGAAAGATTAAATGAACTTATGGGTAATAAGTTGTTATTAAACGAACAAGGTTGGATAGATGATTTAATTTTAGGTCTCGCTAAAGTAGGTACTAAACAAACTGATGAATTAGCCATTGCCGCCTCTAAATTATCAGATAACTCATTAACTTCTGTACAACGTGCAACGGCCTTAGAAGATGTTATACGTATTGCCAAAAAAAATGGTGATGATGCTATAATAAAACAGATAAATCAGTCTTTAATGAGTAGTGAGTTATTTTCACAAGGAATTGATAAATTAGTAAAAGACGCCGAAAGTCTTATTGAATCAGGTTTATCCAGAAACGCAAGTAAAGAGGATTTATTAACGATGTTACTTGATGATTTTAATCCTGCAACTGGGGATGATGTATTAAACGCATTTATAAACAGACAACTTCGTAGAAAATTAAGTACTCAAATTGACGTTATAATTGCAAAAATGGATGGTGTTGTTGATGATGTTGTTGATAATACGCGTAGAGCTACTGATGATGTTGTTGATGATGTGGATGGTGTTGTTGATGATGTGGATGGTGTTGTGGATGATGTTGTGGATGATGTTGTGGATGATATAGATATTGAGTCTATTGAAGAATTAGAAAATTTTAAATGGGATGAAATGACTACACTTTCAGATGAGGAAGCATCATTAATCTTAACAAACGCCAATAAAGGAGGTATTGGAAAGTTTATTGATGATATTCTTTCTATACGTGTTGATGAAATAACTAAACTTAGTCAAAGAATAAAAAAACTATCAAAGGTATATGTCGAAACAACCAATTCGACATTAAAGGCTCAGATTGAAGAACGATTAAAAAAAGATTTTTATACTTTAGGTGTGAATAAAAATTCTGCAGCTAAAGAAGCTAACTCTTATTTAACTGATGTAATAAATAATTTTCAGAGAGACGCGAGAGGAAATATTATTAATCCTAGTGAAAAAAGATTCGTAGAGTATATAGGGGAGATTAAAAAGGATTCTGGTAATTTTACAGAGATTGTTAAAATGATGAATTTATCTCAAGTAGGTTCAAAAAAAATAAGTATTTTAAAAGATGCGTGGTCTGGCAGTGTAATGTCTAAAAACATTTTACGTAATATGAGGAACATGGGGAAACAAATTAAAAATACCGGAAAAGGTTTTGTTGGTAAAAGTGTGGAACAAGTAAGTAAAGAAACTGCGGAGTTAATTGGTAAGGATAGAGAAAAACTTTTTAACTGGTTAAAATCGGGCTCCCCAAGAGGTAACCCATTTAAGACTAAATATGTAAAGAACTATGTTGATATAATAGAAAGTGGAGGATTAAGTGCGGCTAAAAAAGCATACATGTTAGAATTAGTTTTTAGACTTGTACAATGGAAAATTTCGTGGTCAGTTCTTTACACTCTAAGGAACTGGTTGTCATACGCTGTATCAGGTTCTGAAGGTAGAAAACTATTTGAAAAATGTCGTGCTAGTACACCTGAAAATCGAGAAGCTAATTGTCTAGGTATTGATACTTGGGTTAAAGAGTGGGGATTTGATTTTGCGGATGGAGCTACGGAAAGTAATAAAAAATGGTTATACAATTTCTTACCAAATTTACGAGGAGATGGATTTGGCGATGAGATTACTGATTGGATTCCTGGTAAAAGAGATGATTTTGCTGTTTCTGTTTGGAATTTCTTTGCGAAATCAGCAGATAGTGATACTTTAGATGATATAGAAAGAAATATAAATCAGGGCGTAGAAGAATCGCAGGAAGAAATTAATAACGTAACAACTGAGATAGAGGATGCACTTGAAGAGGAAGGTATTAACATTCCAATTATACCTATCTCATATCCATCAGGTGAACCTGGCTCTGTAGAACATTTTATAGAGGAGACAGGTGCTGATGGCGCTACTCTTGTTAATGGTGTTATTATGTATGACGGTGACGGTTATAAATGGGATGATAACGAAAAAGAATACGTTGAAAATGAATAAATATATAATAAAAAATATAACATGAGTTTAGGAAAATATTGTAGTGTGTGTAAAAAAGGTAGTAATGAGTATAGAAAACCTGTCTGTAAAAAGATGGTAAATGACGAGACCGCCAAATGCACTGAATTTAATTTACAAAAAGTTGCTAATGACATACCTGAAATTAAAGGTAAAGATGGTGGAGTTGAAGATAAACTTACGATTACTAAAAAAATGTTAGATACTAAAGACGGTAAAATATATTTTCACGGTGAAGATAGAGAAACCGAAGGTTTGAAAGTGGACTTCGAGTTGAAAAAGGAGAATGATGTTTGGAGTCTTTTGGACCCTAAAAAAGTCGGTGGTAAGGGGTGGATACCTTTTTCAGATTATTTAACAACGTCATTATACGAACAAACATTAAAAGAACAAAAAGAAATGAAATCAATATCAGACAAAATAGAAGAAAAATTAAGAGATATATATTTTTATACTGTTTCAGAAAAAGGTAAAGAACGAGTAACGTTTGATTTAGAGGATAAAAGAAATATCGAACAACACTTAAAAGATTTATATAACCAAAACATCGTAGGTGATAGAGGTTTTATAATGGCAGTCGTAAGAGCCAAAGGTTCAGATAAGGAAGATGGTCAACTAATTAAATTAGGTTCATTTCCAAAAGACTCTAATATTGATTTAGGATTTGAAGAAAAAGGTTTAGGTTCATTGGTCGGTACTCAATACTTCTCAATTAAAAATAATGATGGACCTGACGATAGAGATTTCGAGATTGTTAGGGGAGACATTAACAAAGACATTGAATTTAAAAAAGAAGTTGGGGTTGAAGAACCTAAAGAACCTATGAGTCAACCTGTTAAGGAAGAACCGTATGAAGAGGTTATGAAACAAAGAGAACTTAAAGGTTTAGCATCTTTAGTTAATTCTGATGAGGTTGGTAATAATTTTACAAAAAAACAAAGAGAAATATTAGAAAAACTTAAAGGTCAAGGATACTTATTTAAGAGACCTGTTGAAGACACTAACTATAAACAAACAAAAGTTAATAGTTCTGAGTTTACAGAATCATTTAATGTTTGGAAAAAACAAAATTAATAAAATGGGTATAAAAGATTCAATAAGAAAAAACATTCAAATCTTACAAGAAGAGAAAAAGGTAACGTTAACTGAAGAGAAAATAGTTAAAGGTAGATTTTCTATGGTACCTAAAAATATAAATAAACACTCCACAATACAAAATAATAAAACGTTTAATGTACTGTTTAATGAAATTAGAGTCTTAAAGTCTCACGGTATTAATCAGAAATTAATTAATGAAAATTTAGTTCAAGTATTAAGTCAAATGTTTGATGAGGAAGGTCCTCGTTTTCTTGACGTAGTTAAGGAAAAATTAGCTCAATACTTAAAAAGTAAGTTACAACTTACAGATATAGAACAAGAGATTTTAGTTAGTGCTATTGGTAACACTGAAATGGATGAGGTATCTGAATTATTTAATGACCCAAGATTTTTGGCTCAGAAAATATCTCAGGCATACTCTGAAGATATGGGTGGTAAATATTCAATGGTGAATATGGACAATTCCCAAGAGATGGTTAAGAAACTTGAGGATACATTTGTCGATAAGTTAAAGCCTGTAATAGGGGACGTTAATTCTAAGATGGAATTAAAGTTGAAGGACATTAGAGATAATATGCTTTCATAAACTTTTTAAGAAAAAAGGGGGTTAAAACAATCTATTAAAAGGTATCGGAAACGATACCTTTTTTTTATATAAATCAGTTTATAATTTGGTGGTTAAGAATTTTATATGTATTTTTGTGATGGTGCTTTAAATTTTATAGGTATAATGTTTTATTTTATTAGATACAATACTTGAATTTATCCATAAGTAACATATTTTATAATAAAAAGTACTTTTATGAAATTAGACCAAGTATATGTAATTTCTTTGGACCATAGTGAGGAATACTTAAAAGACATATTCGATAGATTAGGTAAAATCCCATTACCATATGATACCCCGGTATTTATTATTGATGCTTTTTTAGGAACCCGTCTAAAAACTGAAACCGACTTAGGTTATGGGTTGTACCATAATTGGGATATTTCTGATTTAAAACCTAATTGGCATTGGTGGGAAAGACCCACAACCTATGGTGAAGCCGGTGGTATGATTTCACATACTCTGTGTTGGGAAGATGCATATTCTAATGGATATGAAAATATAATGATATTAGAGGATGACTTTGATACTGACGGTACATTAGATTGGAAAATTTTTGATGAGGTAAAAGATTACCAATGGGATTTATGTTTATTATCACATAATCAGGTACATCATAATTTTAATGAATTACCACATCCTTATGAAATTGGTAAAGAGCATTTTAATAGGCCATCTTACTTTTATAACAGTCACACGTACTTGTTACAGAAAGAAGGGATTAGGAAGTTAGTAGAAGACCACTTACCTACCCTAAAAGACAATGTAATCGTTTCTGACGAGTTTTTATCCGCAGTTATAACTACACACCCCAGAAAAGATTTAAGAGAGATGTACGTCTCTAATTTGAGTGCTATCGCAACCAAAGAAGATTATACCTACCAAACTCGTTATATGAGTGCCGGTAATTCTTTAACTGAACCTACTGAGGACGATAAGAAATAAAAAAGGGGGTCGTTTGACCCCCCCCTTCTGTTTACCACTTCAACATAACCCCCGCAGTTCCTTTCCACTCGATGATTGCTCTTTTTGGAATCCAAAACTCAAACTCTCCGATTTCATCGATTTTATTTGACATATCCTCTTTGAACTTCGCAACATCATTTGAGTTCTTTGGGTGTTTAATACCTACGTATCCCGCACAAACTGGTCCGATACCTGTAACCTGTGACATCTCATCAGTAAGTGTTCTACCACAACAACGACAGATACCTGCATTATCCTTAGTAAGTTTTGCTTTCAATTTGAAGGCTTTGTTTGAGATAACCATTACCTCGGTAACATCAACTAAGATTGGGTGAAAATCCATGTCGTAATTTTCTTTGATACTTAAAGCAATTTTACGTCCAAGTTTGATAGTGTTCCCAACCAATTTAATATTCAACTCTTTTTGTGAGTCTTTTTGAGTCTCACGGTCAATTGCTCTGTAACCAGCAGAAACTTGCTTTTCAGTTAACTTACGGTATTTCTTGTACTTAACTTTCAAATCGTTAACGAAGTTAGACTCTCCAGTGTACTCAACAATCGCTCTTAACTCAACAGGTAACTCTTCAACTTTTACCTCTACTTGACGTAACTCTTGCATGATTAACTTCTCAGCAACTGCATACTGTTTTGGTGTTAGTTGACCCCACTTCATAAGTGATGGTTGTAGTTTTTTGATAAAAGAGTTAACTCCTTCATACTGTCTTACTTTTTCTTCGATGTTGATTCCTGTTACTGTCATGATTTTATATTTTAGTGGTTTATGTTGTGATTAACAATACAAATATACAATAATATATTCATCCACCAAAATAAAACTTGACAAATCCGAATTTATTTTTCAGATACTCCATTCATGACAAATGCTTTGTCTGCCCAAGACTTAGCATTTACCATACTATACTGTGACTGACTGTATAAGTTAGTTTTATCCCATAGAGAGTTAATGGTAGCAACATCGACAGTTAATAGAATCTTCTCATCAATAATCTTTACCTTATTCCCTTGTTTAGCGAACACTGTTAACCAATGGTTACCATCAGTTGGGTAGAACTGAATAGTCTGTAAAGAACCTTTTTTATAAAGGCTAAGCATATCCGATGGGTTCTCAAAATAACGTTCATTCGTGGTATCATACATCACATCATTACAGCTCATCCATCCAGATGTACATTTGGCAATAAATCTAAATTTACCTCCTTTAAATTGTGATAGAATATCAATAGGGGTAATATTTGTTGTATTGATAATGTCGATATTTGGTGTTGATGTAGATATTGTCATGTGATATATATTTTTTAATGAATAACAAAGATACTACTTTTTATAACATGGCAAAAAAAATACCAACTAAAATTAATTTAATTGGTATTCTAATGGTGGAGGCGGCGGGATTCGAACCCGCGTCTTGTTCAGTCCACCCATAAAGGACTACACGTTTAGGACAACATTAATTCACAATGTTCCGTAATATTTAGTTCAATTTTTACATCCTCCACTAACAATAGATGTACGATTCAATTTAGGGTTTAATCGTTTTTCCACCACAACAACGGACTTCTGTTCATAGGTATATGTCCTGACCGACCCGATTCACCGTTTACGTATTACGCTACAGTTACTTGTGCAGTTCTAAGTAAACCTAGAGCTGACATTTTGTTTAGTACGTTGCCGTCTAAAAAAGTTCCATCATAGATTTAAGTCATAGATGAAGTTTGACTACGTGCCCCGTATAACTGACCCTGCCAATCAATTCCATTCGCCCCCATATTTTCAAAGAACATTTACTTCTGAGTACAAATATAAATACTTTTTTTCTAATAAGAAACTATTTATAGTAAAAATACATTAAAATGTCTAAAAAAATAATTAAGTTAACGGAAGGTGATATTGAAAATATCGTAAAAAAAGTAATTGAAGAACAAAATTATGGAGGCCCAGACGGGTCATTAAGTAAAGAAGAAAAGAAAGAGATTAAACAACTTCGTAAAGATGGCACCATAAGTAAAGATGATTATAGACAATTAAAAAAGAACCCATTTAGATACTCACCTAATTGGGGTGGTAAAAACTCAGGTATAATGAATTATAGAACTAGCAACGGAACCCCGTTAGCTATAAATGTAGGTGAAGGTAGATATGACATTAGATATACAACTATATCAGTCGGTGGGGGTAAGGCGATACAAGGTAAAGAAACACCACCTGACGTAGTAATTACCATTCCAAAATATGACATAGCCGGAAGTAGTCTTCCATATGCCGATAATATGGTCATGCCTTACTTTGATAAGTACCTTGACGCTAAAGAAAAATTTAGAGATATTGTTGACACATTTAAGGAATACATCAATGCGGGTGGGGGTGATAAATTAACTAACGTAACAATTAAAGGTAGTGCCGATTCAGGTACACCTACGTTACAGGTACCAAGTGGGTATTCTAAATTAGACCACCCAAGCGCAAAACCATATAACGGTAAAACTGACCCTAAAGAAATGAATCAGTATTTGGCCAATACTAGAGCCAACCAATATGCTCGAGCTTTAATTAATGGTATTAAAGAATCAACAGGGTTTGATTTAAAAATAAACGTATTAGAAGGAGATAATTTCTACGGACAAGGCGACGGTAAAAGAGGTGAGGAATTTAGAAAAATCACTTTAGAACCAAATGCTGAACAACATTCAGTAAAAAATGAATTAAAAATTGATGGGAAAAAAACACCTGGTAAAAAGATTAAGAATGAGTCAACAAAGTGGATGGTTCCTGTTTATACTGACGGAGTAGGTAAATATAGAGAAGGTTATAGAGTTTGGGACAATTACGGTAATGGTAGTTGGAACTTGGCACTTAGTGTTGAACGTGCAGATGAGTTAGATATTGATTGGGAGTTTGGTGGTAAAAAAGTAGTCTTAAATGCTAAATTAGACAATAACAGTTTAACAGTCGATGGAAAGTTAGTTGGTAGATTAGGTGATAGACCACCTATGATAGATGTTAGTAACCCAAATCCATCGACTGATGGACCAATAAGGTACTATTCCCCAAAAATTACTACTAAATCTGCCATTAAAACTGCAGTGGTGGATGGTGAGAAGATTAAAGTCGCTTATTTAAAAGATATAATCTTTACGTTCTCTAATCAAAGAAGGGGTTAATTATAATTTAGACGTGGAAACATTTGAACTACAATAATTGCATTCAGTTTTTTATTGTAAACTACGTAGTGACCATAATATCTCGGTGAGATAGTACCACTATTAAAGTAGTCACCATTTTCCGTTAAAACATTCATTTTATGGTATTTTGAATTCATAAAATTATTATGTGCTTGTGTGGCAATTTCTAAATCTGTTTTAGATGAGTGATAGGTAAATGCGGTCACATTTTCCGATGATATGCCATATTTTGAATCACTTGCAATTTTAATTCTATCAGATGCGGTTTTATATTTTAAGTCAGGGTTGGTGTGAGAGACTTGTTTGTAACTTCTTATTGTACTTAAATAATTAGCTTGTATTTTAGTCCCATTATTTATTAGTGTGTCGGTTACAAAAGTACTTAAACCTCTATTACTTCTCTCTTCATTCACTAAATTCAGTAAATGTCTTTGTATTTCATCTAAGTTCTGTGAGTGACTTACGATAGAAATAAGTGTTAGTAATATTAGTAGTATCTTTTTCATATAACAAATATAAGCTTTTAAAACCAATTATCCTATTAATATACTATTTATTATAAAAGTTTTAAATGAAATTTATCACACTACTAAACGAAGGTAAGAAAGAGAACCTTATTTTAAAGTACGGTAACGAACTTATATTCGATAATAATGACTTTATATCTACTATCGTTGATAGTGACCCCTCAAGTACTAAGAAGTATTCTGAGTGGACTATTAATCAAGTAATAGAATTCATGAAAGTTAATGACGGAGCATCACTTCCTGATGTTATAACTCAAATAACTGACTTAATAAAAACTTTTAATGATGTCTCACAATCAATAACTGATGAGGATATTACATTCGCTAAAAAATTACATTCAGGTATTGATGATATATACATTAAAGGTGGTCCAAGAGATATTCATAGATATAGGTCTTATTGGGAACTTCAAACCTTATTATCAGCAATAGATAAAAGAAAAAAAGATAAAGAACAGGAAGTTGAAGCCAAAAAAGATGTCGATAAGATTTATGAGGATAGTCGTTTTTTAATTGTCCAACCTTACTCACATAAGGCATCTTGTTATTACGGTTCAAATACGAAATGGTGTACAGCTTCAAAAGATAATGAGGACTACTTTGATAGATATGGAAACGATGGTAGATTAATCTATATTATAGATAAACAATCTAAAGACTCAACATTCGGTAAGATGGCGATACACATTAATGTAAACGATAATGTATGGATTTATGACCAAAAAGATGAACAAAGAAGTGAGCAGTTTTTATTAGACCGTTTTGAGCCTATTGCGGAAACTATTAAGAAAGTAATTAAGGGGGATGATGATTATACCATCCTTAAAAAGATTGAGGAAGGAAAATTAACCCCACCAACTCAAAAATTAACCGCACCCTACTTTAAAAGAATGGATAAAGAAAACGTTTACTTAACGTTTGACGACACTAGAGAATATATGTCTTTATTTAGTGAGACATTAGAAGATTATGAGATTGATTCATACGCTTATGGTGTAGATGCCCCATATGGGTATGAAGCTAACCATTATGACCCATACAACTTCATGGAAGACTTAAAAGAGGGTTACCCTTTATATGACCTCAGTTCTAGTCATTTAAAAAAATTAAAAGAAATATTAAAAATTGCTGGTAGCGATTTAGAAAAAAGCTTTAAGACTACACCAAATGTATCTAAAGAAAAATTAATAAAGTTTAAAGAGTTAGGTCAAGATTTAAAAGATTACTACGAATTATATGATTTATCATTAATAGACCAAGATGGTAGTTTATCGAATATGGGCGAATTTGTAGCTAGCTTTGACGCAAAATTCTTAGAAACTTTTGATGACACATATGGATACTCTAAAAATCAGTCCATGACTGTAGGGGTTCAAAAAATATTAAAAGAGGAGTTGTGTGAGATATATAAACCAATAGGTATAGAATTAGAATCTGATTGCTTTTATAAGTATTATATTAGTATTAGTAAATTAATCTCAATGTATGAAGAAAACTTAGAGTACTATAAAGATTTATCGTTAAATGAAATGTTAATAAGTTATGTTGATAGTAATCTAAGTATTAATATTGAAGAACCACATAATTTAGCCTATGAGCATCAAGACCAGGAAACATTTGCTTACCACTTTAACGATGATATGGATTCGGCGTTTGATAATCTATTGGAAAGATTACAAAACTCGGACACCTATATTGATTTAAAGGTTTATAAGGAAATTTATAATTTTATCGAAAATAAATATGGTTTTAACAAAGTAGTTCAAGTTGAACCATTAAATGATGTGGAAAACAACGGTAAATCTAATACTACTATTCGATTTCTTAGAATTAATCCCGAAACTAATAAAATTGATTTTCAATTAAACAAATGGGGTACTAGTGGTGGTGCTGGTTTTAAAACCGGTAGTGCTAAACTGTCAACAATTCAAAAATTAATGACGAACTACCAATTATTTGACCCTTTTGAAGATTAATCAATAATCTGAAATTAGTTTTTCTCTAATAATTTCATATAAATCAACTAAATCTTTCTTTTCTAAATAAATAGTATCTCCAGTGAATTTAGATTCAATAGTTATACCAAATGAAGAGTTAGTTACGTTAACATTTTCCAAATCATAAGATTCGTCATCTAATCCATCATCTAATGTTTGGTCCCATTCACTATCATCGTCACTATCATCACCAACATTATTCCATTCTAGTGAATCCCAAGTAGGTTTTTCATATTCATAATTAAATTTAATGTAACCTAACTCACCGACTAATCGTGTGGCAAAAATTATTGCTCTTTGGACATCATCCACCACAACAAACTCTTCTGGTGTATGCATGTTATAATAACCACATGAGAAGTTAATACAACTAAAATCACCTTTACGTTTAATTTGGGAAACATCGGTATAGGGATGTGATTGAGGGTCCGCAGTAATACCCATAACTTCGTTATATAGTGGTAGGGCAATATTAATAAAATCACCATCTTTTTCATATAGACGTGTACCTGAGCAAATTTCAGTAATTAAATTATTACCAGGTGCGTCAAATTGTACCGCGTATCCGACATCTTTAAGAAAGTTAATGTCACATTTACTTGAGCCATGACAACCAGTTTCCTCAGATACGAATAACCCTACTTTTACTTTAGGTAATGACCTTAAGAGTTCTAAAGCGATAAATACCCCACATTTATCATCACCTCCGATACCCGTAGGTTTACCGTCAGTAGTATATCCTTTTAGTGATATAAATTCTTCATCACCATAAGAGTGTCCAAATGTATTAGGTTTCACTAATGATTCAGTTTTAACCACAATTTCATCAACTAAAGAGTGTACGGTATCGGTATGTGCAATAAACATTGGATAATGCTCACCCTCGTCTAAGGTTCCTTTCGTGGCGTAAACATTATCCATATCGTCAGTATAGTACTCCACATCGGGCATTGATTCCAATACGTCTCGTAGGTATTGTACCATGTTATCTTCCTGATAAGTTTTTGTCGGTACTGAGAGTACTTCTTTTAGTCGAGTTAGTTGAGTATTATCCATTTGTTTATTGTTTAGTATACAAATATAGTGTTTTTTATTTAAGTGGCAATAAAAAAAGGGAGGTTAATCCACTTTTTTTATTGTTAATTCATCTTCACTTAACATTTCAATAGTAAACGGGTTATTTTCAGTAATGGTACCACGAAGCACTTCCTCTGAAATCAAATCTTCAATTTTTTCTTGGATAGCTCTTTTAATTGGACGAGCACCGTATTTCTCATCAAAACCTACACTAGAGATATACTCCTTAACTGAGTCACTAATAGTTATGTTATAGTTCATTTCATCTAAACGATTTGTCAATTTTAACAATTCAATATCAACAATTTGAGAAACTTCTTTTTCTTTTAAAGGGTTGAAAACCACTATCTCATCGACACGATTTAAAAATTCAGGTGTGAAATGATTCTTTAATTCTTTTTGTATTAAAACTTTTTTCATTTCTTCATTATTTGACATTCGGTTGTTTGTTTCGAAACCAACACCCGTACCAAAATCCTGAAGTTTTTTAACTCCTAAGTTAGATGTCATGATAATCAAACAATTTTTAAAGTTTATCTTACGACCAAAACTATCGGTAAGGTGACCATCATCCATCATTTGAAGTAAAAGTGAAAAGATATCTTTATTAGCCTTTTCAATTTCATCAAACAATACAACAGAATATGGTTTGTTTTTTACCGCTTCAGTTAATTGTCCTCCTTGGTCATGACCCACATATCCTGGAGGTGAACCAATCAATCTTGACATAGTGTATTTTTCTTGGTACTCAGACATATCCATTCTAATAAGTGCGTCCTCATCTCCAAAGATTTCCTTAGCGAGTTGTTTAGCTAAATGAGTTTTACCTATTCCTGTAGAACCTAAGAATATAAAAGAACCAATAGGACGATTAGGGTCTTTAATCCCGACACGGTTTCTACGAATTGCCTTTGCAATCTTCTCAACTGCAAATTCTTGACCAATAACCGAGGTATTTAGACTATTTTCAAGATTTAATAATGATTCTTTATCGTCATTATTTAATTTACTAACAGGTATTTTAGTCATAGTCGCAACTACACTATACACCATGTCTTCAGTAATAGGTTTACGAGTTATATCTTTTTGTTTTTCAAACTTTTCCTTTTCATTGTCTAACTTTTTCAAAATCTTCTTCTCCTTATCTCTAAGTTCTGCAGCTTTTTCATATTGTTGGGATTTAACTACTTGAATTTTCTCTTCTTTAATTGAAGATGCCTGTTCTTTAAGTTTTTCAATTACTTCAGGTAATTTAACATTAATCTGAGCACTTGCTCCCACCTCATCCATAATGTCGATTGCCTTATCAGGAAATTCACGGTCAGTGATATATCGGTCAGCGAGTGTAACACACGCTTTTAACGATTCATCACTATAAGTTACTTTATGGTGAAATTCATAACGGGATTTAAGGTTCTCAAGTATGATTAAAGTTTCTTTTGGTGTTGCGCCATCAACAATAACTTTTTGAAAACGACGCTCAAGAGCGCCATCCTTTTCAATATTCTCTCTGTATTCATCAAGAGTTGTTGCTCCAATACATTGGAGTTCTCCTCTTGCTAATGCTGGTTTAAAAATATTGGACGCATCCAAAGAACCCGATGAATTACCTGCACCAATAATTGTGTGTATCTCATCAATAAAGACAATAATATCAGGATTTTCGTATAACTCATCTAGAATAACTTTTAATCTTTCCTCGAATTGTCCACGATATTTAGTTCCAGCAACTATAGAAGTCATATCTAACGACACTATTCTTTTATCACATAGATTTTGAGGACAATCACCTTCAAAAATTTTCATAGCTAAACCCTCAACAATGGCAGTTTTACCCGCACCTGGTTCACCAATAATAATTGGGTTATTTTTCTTTCGTCTTGAAAGTATTTGAGCAATCCTATTAATTTCATTTTCACGTCCCACTACTGGGTCAAGTTTACCTTGTTCCGCATGTTTAATAAGGTCACGAGAAAAATTATCTAAAACAGGTGTTTTAGAGTTACTCATTTCTTTAGGGTTTCGTGCCCCTTTATCGTTTGGGTCTATTTCTTCTATCATATTTTTTTTATTAATTAATAGTTACAAATATAACAAAAATATCGAATATATCAAATACTTGACATTTTGTCATACTAAATTTATTTTAACTGTCATTTTGACATAACATATGACGATACTACGTAAAAAATACATATTACTCATACTGGCACGTTTTTTACCATTTGTCTTATACAAAGATAAACAATAAATCAAAAAAAACTAATATTATGTTTGGAAAAAGAAAAATTAATGACCTATTTGAAGAATTTGACACATTCTTTAATGATGCGAGACCCATTTATTATAGTGTAGGACCTAATGGTCATACATTCTTCACTAATCGTGAAAATAAAAATAATAAAACTACTGACGAGTTAAATGTATTAAAGAAACAATTAGAGGTTTCAATATCACAAGAAGATTTTGAATCGTCAGTTAAATTTAGAGATAAAATCAAAACTTTAGAAAAGAACGGTAAGAAAATAAAAGAATTAAGAGAAAAATTAGAAATATCTATCACTGAAGAAAATTTTGAGGAATCAATTAAAATTAGGGATAACATTAAAGAGTTAATTAAATAAATAATAAACCCTCCATTAAAGGAGGGTTTTTTATTTTAGTAAAATACCTATACTTATTAAAAAAATGTATCATGGGAATTAAAAGCGAAAAAATTAAAGGTAAATTAATTATTAATGAGATTGAATCATCTAACCTTAAGAAAACAGTTTACGACACTTCAGACCAAAAACTATTAGTTACATTTAAAAATGGTATGGAGTATGAATATGAGAAAGTACCACATTCAATGTATACTAAATTTAGAATGGCAGAATCACAAGGGGGATTCTTTAATAAAGAGATAGGTAAGAAATACAAATATAAAAAAATAACAAAGTAATAAAACTTACTATTTATATGTATGGATAAGATAATATCTAGTTTTAATGTTAAGGACGAATTAAATCCAGTAATATGGGAAAACCCTGAAGACCCTTCAAATGCGAAGATGGTTGAGGAAGTTCGTTTACAATTAATTGAAATTGCAAATAAATTTATTGAGTTTTTAAACTATGATATTTTTATTCAAGATATTACAATGACAGGTTCATTAGCTAACTATAATTGGTCAGAATTTTCAGATGTAGATTTACATGTTATGTACGACTTTAACGAGTCAGGTGACCAAAAAGAAATCTTTCAAGATTTATTTAAACTAAAGAAAACCTTATTCAATTCAACTCATGATATAACAGTGAAGGGTTATGAGGTTGAGTTATATGTTCAAGATACTAATGAACCACATATATCTACAGGTGTTTACTCAGTTTTATTTGATGAATGGTTAGTGGAACCAACTAAAGAAGATATTAACATCAATCAAAAAATTATTAAAGATAAGGTAGAGCAATGGAAAGACATTATAGACTTAGTCATTGATGATGTAGAAAATTCAGATGAAGATTTAGAGTTATCTTTAGAAAAAATACAAAAAGTAAAAGATAGATTAAAAAAATATAGAGGGTGTGGTCTTGAGAAAGAAGGTGAGTATGCGTATGAAAACTTAGTCTTTAAATACTTAAGAAGAAATGGGTATATACAAAAATTATTTGAATTTCAAAATAAAATAGTTGATAGGAATCTATCATTATCCGAACAAAAATAAACTATAATTGTGTCGTAAGATAAGAAAAAATGGAAATTCTTAACTTACGATATATTTATTATAAAAAACTATTATGGCACAAACTGGATGTACATCGACACAATACACGATTCCCATAAGTGGGAGCACCTCTTTTACACCAATGCATGCGACATATGTGAATGATAAAAATGAGTCAATAACTCAATGCACCACTGTTAGATTAGGTGGAATTAATGGGTTATTTAGTTAAAAATTAAAAATTATTAAAAATATAGAGATATGGCAGATTTAAAACCTCTAGGTAGTGAAAAATTAGAAGGTCAAGAACAAATTAAAAGAATTCTTGAGATTTCTAACTATGGTTCAAAACCCACTACTTTAAGTGAAAGCAAAAACTCCAAAGCCGAATATTCAATTCAAATGGCGGATGGAAAGTACTATGGTATTGTTAAAGAAAAATTAGGATACGTAGTAAAGGTTGGTATAAGTGAATCGGAACTCGATTACAATGAACCTATGCAAAACCGAAAACATCACAAATCTTTTTCTCAAGCTATGAAAAAAGTAAATCTAATTGCGGGTGAACTTAATAGAATACATGAGAATACTGAAGGCGTTAACATAATAGGTGAACAAAAGAAATTTGTTCTTAAAACACCTACGCCTGAGGTGGATGTTGACATTAATGTTGATGAACCCACATTAGAACCTGAATTAGATTTAGATTTAGACGCTGAGATGGGAGCTCCATCAAGTGAAGATGAATTAGACTTAGACATGGAGTTAGACAGTGAAGAAGATATCGATTTAGATATTGAAGAACCTACTGATGGTGAAGATGATGATGAAGAAGGTTCATTTAGAATGATTCAGAAATTGACTGGTAAGTTAGGTCAAAAACTTAGAACTTACGATAAAAATCAAGGATTATCTTCAGAAGATATTAAGTACGTATTAAATTCAATCATATCTGCAGTTGAATTAAATAAACTTTCTGAGGAAGATAAAGAGGATATTTTAGCTAATTTTGAAGAAGACGAAACTGACTACGATATGGAAGGTGAAGTTGATATTGATGTGGAGTCGAATGATGATGACGTAGATATGGATTTAGATTTAGATTTAGATATGGAAGAACCAATATCTGATGAAGAATTATCTGAAGATGATAGTATGACTTCAATGGTAGATGAAATATTTGCTGAGACTAAAATTGATAAAGTATTAGAAAAGTACTTTGTTGTGAGTGAAGGTGAGAAAAAAATTACTGATTCAAAAAATATTAAAAAATTCTTAACAGAAAAAATTAATAATGTTTCAGTTAAGAAAGAAATAAAAAAACTATCCGAAAGTGTAGAACAAGAATTAACTTCCGAGTTTTTAATGAAGGAAAATACTAACATTAAATTTTTAGGTAAAACAAATAAAGGAAATTTAGTATTCGAATCTAACGGTAAACAATTTAAAGTATCTTCTAAAGGTGAATTACTATGAATTTAGTTTATGTAAATGAACTAGGTCCTAACTATAAGGGGGACAATATATATGAATTCATATTTTCAGATGTTAAAGAAGTATGGGGAGATGAATGGGATGCACAGCCAGCTAATGGTAACCCTTCACCGCCCAATATTCAATTTATAAAAAAGGTGGGAGTATTAAAGAATGTGGGTATTGATTTACATTTAATACAAGAATCAGACTTTTTCGGGGTGTACGATGCTATTGATGGTGTTATATCATTAGCTTGGGAAAATGAAGATAGTGACTCCATTATAAATGATAAATTAAAGAGATTAGTTTTTAGTTACGGAGAAAGTGTTAAATCTGTGGAAGATAAACTATACGAAAGAGATATCGTATTAAGCTACGAAAAAAGTTTTATTGAGCATGAGCAGTAAATTTAAAATAATGGACTTACTTAAAGAAGGTTTTAAAATAAACACTCTTAAAAAGTTAGATGGAAAACAATTAAGTGTTTTATATAAAAAAATAGTTAAGGAACAAAACTCAACTTCTGAAAAACCAAAAGAAATTGTAAAAGACCTTACAATGGCCAATCAATTAGCTCAAAAATTATCTAATGAATTAGGTGAAGAAGAGTTAAACGAATGGGGTAGTTCAGACCAAAATGTGTTTAATGGTTATATCCATTCCGAATTAGGTGAACCTGAACGAATGCCAAGCCCTTTTAGTCCTGATTTAGAAAATGCTGCTGAAGAAGCGGTAGATAGATACTGGGACGATTGGGAAGAATACCAAACAGATAGGCAAGGTCTGGTTGACAATGCTAAACGTGGTTACTTAAGAAGTTATTTTAGAGATAATTTTAATATGTTAGTTAAAATGTTTGAACCGGCAAAGGAAGTTGACCCCTACGATGTGGATATTAATTTAGATGATAGTGAACTATCCGAAGATAAAGATGCTGACAATTCTTTAGAAAATGAGTCAGGATATAATCCTTACGCGGGTAATAGTCCGGGTAATACTAAAGGACCAGCCGGAAATAATCCTAGTGATGATAGTGATGGAATGGGTATATTTGAGGAGAATAAGGGTAAAAAGAAAAAAAGTAAAAAAATTGAAACCTCTATTATTCGACCCGCATTTTATACTTTAGGTATGTTTGAGGAAGATAATGAATATGCTATTTGTATGGATAGTATACAAGGTAAGTACGGACCTAAAAAATCATGGAAGAAAAATGTTGAGAAAAAATTTGACGCATGTGTTAGTAGTGTTGGTAAAGATTTAAAGGAACATAAGAGAAAAGTTAGGCAAATTGAAGAAAGTATTGTATCTTTGATAAAAAATACCAATAAACCTTCGATGACTAAAAAAGACTTAATTAATATGGTTGAACAGACACCAGGAACTAAAGAAGCCCCAGTAAAAACACCTACCCGTACTAAACCTGACCGAAAGTCACCATACAAACCTAAACATAAACCAGCACCTAAAGCTAAGGTGGGGGATACTGATTTACCTGACTTTCTTAAGTTTGATAATCTAAATATATCATTCAAAGATGAGTAAAAAAGTAAGAGAACAAATCGAGTATGATGGACCTGAAAGAATGGACCAAGGAATTCAATCCAAATTAGAGAAAGGCGAAACTCCTATGTCTGATAACCCAGGTTTACCACGAAAAGACGATGATGAACTTGATAATTCTTTTGAACAATTAATTGCCTCCAAAAGGTTTCGTGATGTGATTGAGAAAGTTAAGAGATATACAGGTGTTGACGATGTTACACCTAATCAACTCATGAACTTACAAGGTATGATGATGCAGGCAGTTCAAGATGTTAAACAAATAGAATCGAGTAATGAAGGTTATTTAGAACAATTAGCCGTTAATTTAGTAAAGAAAGAATTATCTATACCTGATGACGCGTTTCAATATGATGTAGAGTTAACTTCTATGCCAGGACAAATAGATATGTCAGGTATGAAGAAAGATTCTGAAGAACCTGAAGATGAAGACGTTATCGAACAATTTGGAGTAAGTGAAGACCAAGCCGAAGATGATTTAGAAAATTTTATGGCCGCTTTTGAAAAATTTGATTTAGAAAAGGCAAAAAGACGTTTTATTAATTCATTAATACAAGGAGCGTCTAAAAAGGGACATTACATGTTTCACTTAGTTAAAGAAGAGTTAGAAAAAATAGACCCTAAATTATTAAATCTTTATGGTGTATTAATGTCGGTAAATGATTTACTATACTGGATATTACCAGATGAGATGGTAATGAAAGCGGCTGAAAGTGGACAGGGAATGGAAGGTAAAGAAGAAGTTGATGATACAACGGACCCACCCACCATTAGAGCTAAGGGATTATTCTTCCCAATACTTGTACACGAACTTTTAAAGGGTCTTTACGAGGTTTTCGGAACTCAGGGGTTACCTGATGACCCTAAAGCCGCAGGAATGGTTATGGCATCCCAAGACACCTTACCTTACGAAATATGGGATTTACGTTTAGGTCCTGTAATTTGGGAAAAATTTATGGAATCATATCCTGAAAAATTATATGATGAAGACCTGAGAGAGATACAAAATTATTTATTCTCAAGATTTTCATCTTTAACTACTGATGAATTTTTTGATGTGGCTAAAATGATTATGTCAGGTTCAAGTGATGGTAAAAAAATTATATCTAAGATGGTGGATGAGATTATAGATGAATTAAAATCTCAAGATTATGAAGATGCAATATCACAGTATGACGATGACGATGAGGATGATGGTCTTTCAGGTCTTTTAGACGGGTTGGGTATTTCTTTATCATAAAAAAAACTTATTATGTATAGATGGGACTATCAAGAGAGCAGGCTTTATTGGAATATGCGAAGTGTATAAAAGATACTCCTTACGCTTTAAAAACCTATTTACAAACTTACGATAATACACAGTCACAGTACGTACCTTTAGAATTATTTTCAGACCAAAAAACCCTTATCAATGACTATGACAATTATGAGGAAAATATAGCCTTAAAGTATAGACAGGCAGGTGTTTCAACAGTCACTGCCGCGTGGGCATCTAAAAAAGTAGTTACCGCATCTAAGAAAAAACCCGAAAAAGTACTGATTATTGCCAATAAATTAGATACTTCCCAAGAATTTGCTAATAAAGTTAGAAGTTTTATTGACCAATGGCCAACATGGTTTGGTATCTCATATTCTAATGAGAAAAATTCACAAAGACATTTTAAGTTGTCAAATGGTTGTGAGGTTAAAGCAGTTGCAACTTCAAAAGATGCACTTCGTGGGTACACACCAACCATACTTATTTTTGATGAGGCGGCTTTTATCGATGCTGATGATGACTTTTGGTCGGCGTGTATGGCATCTTTGTCTACGGGGGGTAAAGTAATAGTTATATCAACACCTAACGGATTTGACCCGATATATTATACAATTTACGACCAAGCCATAAGAGGTATGAACGATTTTAAAATTACAGAAATGTACTGGTATCGTGACCCTCGATACTCCAAAGACTTACAACTTATTAAATGTAATGATATTATACACTATATGTTAAATCGTGAGGATTATGATGACAATAAAATAATAATTAGATACGGAGATATTGACCCTCGTGAAAGAGATTACGAGGATATTAAATTAAAATTAGCGAATGGATACAAAGTTTATTCTCCATGGTTCGAAGGTATGGCTAAAAAACTTAAATTTGATAGAAGAAAAATCTCACAGGAATTAGAATGTAATTTCTTAGGTTCGGGAGATAACGTGATTCCAAGTAGTACTATTGAGATTATGAAACAAAACTACATACAGGAACCAAAAAACAAATTTATAGGTGGTTCATTGTGGCAGTGGAAAGAGCCAATAGCTAATCATAAATATATAATGGGTATTGACGTATCTCGTGGAGATAGCGAAGATTATACCACATTTACCATTATTGATTTTGATAATAGGGAACAAGTTCTTGAATATTTAGGTAAAGTTCCTCCTGATGTGGTTGCTGAGATAGCCTTTAAATGGGCAACTATGTATTCTGCATTTGTAGTGATTGATATTACAGGTGGTATGGGAGTGTCAACGTCAAGAAAATTACAAGAATTAGGTTATAAAAATTTATATGTTGAAGGTATTAATACTGCAGATAAATGGAAATATAATGTGAAGGCCATGGAGAAGATTCCGGGGTTAAATTTCAATAATAAACGTGTACAGATTGTAGCATCATTTGAGGAGGCATTAAGACATAATTTTGAAATTCGTTCATCAAGACTTTTAAATGAGTTAAATACTTTTGTCTACGTAAATGGTAGACCTGACCACCAAAAGGGTCAACACGATGATTTAATTATGGCTATAGCTATGGCAATCTATGTTGGTGAGAACTCATTTACACAATTAGAAAAAGTTACCGAACAAACTAAAGCCATGGTGGAAAGTTGGTTAGTTAATGAAACTCCCGTAAAAAATACCTCTAACGATTTTCATCCAAGCTTATCTGCATTACCGGGGGGGATAAACCATAATCTAAACAGAGGGCAAGCAACTAAACAGGACTATCAAGATAATTCTTGGTTATTTGGAAAGTTTTAAATGTTTAGTTTAATTCAAATAATGTTACTATTTATCTAAAAAAGAGGTATGGCAGAAAATTATACAATATGGCAACGACTTACTAAGGTGTTCGGTCCTGACTCAACCCTTGACCAGCAGGCGCCTACATTTACGTTCGATAAGAAAGAACTCTTAAAAACTCCCGATAAAAAGGAGTACGAAAGAGAAAAGCTTCAAGCCCAACAAACACTTTATCTTGGTCAACAATGGCAGAAGGTAGAGAACAACTTATATACTCAAGCTGTATATTATGAACCAACTAGATTAGCTTCATTTTATGATTATGAAAGTATGGAATACACACCTGAAATATCTGCGGCGTTAGATATATATGGGGAAGAATCAACAACAGTGAACGAAGATGGGCATATACTACAGATATATTCTGAAAGTAAGAGGATTAAATCAGTTCTTGGTGACTTATTTAACAATAGACTCGACATTAGTACTAACCTACCTATGTGGACAAGAAATACTTGTAAATACGGTGATAACTTTGTTTACCTTAAATTAGACCCTGAAAAGGGAGTTATGGGTGTACAACAACTACCTAACATTGAAATCACTCGTCAAGAACGAGGAATGAAAATGAAACCAGAACGTAACAGTGTCGATAGTGAGAATGATGCACTTAAATTTTTATGGCAAAATAAAGATATGGTACTAAATACTTGGGAAATGGCTCACTTTAGATTATTAGGTGATGACCGTAAATTACCTTATGGTACCTCTATGTTAGAAAAGGCCAGGAGAATATGGAAACAACTAATATTATCTGAAGACGCTATGTTAGTTTACCGAACATCAAGGGCTCCCGAAAGAAGAGTCTTTAAAGTTTTTGTTGGTAATATGGATGACAAAGACGTTGAACCGTATGTACAAAGAGTAGCAAATAAATTTAAAAGAGACCAAGTAGTCGATTCTACAAATGGTAATGTTGATTTAAGGTATAATCAAATGGCGGTTGACCAAGATTATTTTATACCTGTTCGTGATGCTAACGCTCCGAATCCAATAGATACTTTACCGGGCGCACAAAATTTATCTGAAATCGCGGATATTGAGTATATTCAGAAAAAATTACTAACAGCTCTTAGAGTACCTAAGGCATTCTTAGGGTTTGAAGAAGTAGTCGGTGACGGTAAAAATTTAGCATTACAAGATATTAGATTCGCTCGTACAATCAATAGAATTCAAAAATCTATGATTCAAGAATTAAATAAGATAGCAATCATTCATTTATACTTATTAGGTTTTGAAGATGAATTAAATAACTTTACATTAGGTTTAACTAACCCATCAACACAAGCTGATTTACTTAAGGTGGAGCAATGGCAACAAAAAGTGGCTCTTTATCGTGACGCGGTATCTGACCCAGGAAATGGGATTCAACCAGTGTCTTCTTCATGGGCTAAGAAACATATTTTAGGTTTTTCAGATGAAGAAATTAAACTTGATTTACAACAACAAAGAATTGAAAAGGCAGTTGGAGCTGAATTAGAGAAGACTTCTGAAACAATTAGTAAGACAGGTATATTTGCGAATATCGATAAGTTATATGGTGACAAACCTGGTGAAGGTGGAGCACCTGAAGGTGAAGTAACTGAACCGTCAGACACAGGATTTGGTTCCGATGGAGGTGGTAGTGATTTTGGAGGTGATTTAGGAGGCGACTTAGGTGGTGACTTAGGTGGTGACTTAGGTGATACCGGTGGAGATACCGGTGGAGATGTAACACCTGAAGGTATTAATGAAAAAGACTTAAATATGATATTAGAAAATGATATGGTAACGGGTATTTCTGAAATAGATTTATCAAAAGGTAGAGTATCTTTAGGTAAAATCGAAGATGAACTAAGAACATTACTAGATAGTTAATATTTATAATAAAAACAGTTATGGATAAATTCGGACAAATAAAATCAAATATAGAATCTTTAATGACTAAGTCATATGGTAAAAATTCGTTTAAAACCAATATGAGGTCATTTAAAAGTCATATTATTAAAAACGAAAAACTTACTGAAGCATATTTTTTATATGATGAACTCTCTAAAAAGAAAGGCCTCTCAAAAGACATCGTAGACGATTATGTAAATGAATGTATTGAGAAAATAAAAGATATACTAACAACTGAATCCACTAAACTTAAAGAAGTTAATATGTGGGTTTCTGAAAACTTAGAAAAAGAAACAATTAATCAATACTCGGATATTGATACTGTTGTTTATATTAATTCGGTAAGAAAACTTGAGGAAGTTTTAGAATGTAAAAACAACATAAAAAAGATATTAGGTGAGACTAAAGAAGTCTTAAACGTAACTGAATCAATTAACATTCCTTTAAGTTCTATGTTAAAAATTGCAACTAATACTTTTAATCGGGAGTATGGTGACATTAGTGAAGAAGAAAAAAAAGAATTAAAAAATCTTTTATCATTGTCTAAAACTGAATTAACTGAAGAAATAACTATTTCTAAAGGTGTTGTATTAAAAAAGTTAACTGAAAAAGTTAATGAATCGAACGATGAGGATTTAAATAATAGAGTTAATGAAACCATTAATAGAATTAATGAGTCCGAAATATCTTTAACTTCACTTTATAAATTAAAACAATTAGAGCAAGGGTTATAACCCTACATAACATATAAAATAAAAAAAGGGTTTAGTTTTCTGAATCCTTTATTTTTTGTATATAAATTGCTTTTTGTTTCTCTTTTCTTCTCTTAGTGGACTTTTTAGTGTACTCTTTTTGCTCACGAAGTCTATTTAACTGTTTAGTTTTATAAACTTTATTTTTCCACCTTTTAAGGGCTCTATCGATATTTTCTTTACTACCTATTTTAATTATAATCATATATTACTTATTATAATAAATAGATTCACTTTATCAATATTTTGACTACCGACCTTTTTATGGTTATATTTTCGTAGAACAAATAAACAATAGATATTATGAATTTATATGAAAAAAGGAAAAACATCCCAGTTATCGGGATACGAAAACGCAAAGTGTAGTTATGGTACAGTAGACGCAAAAAAATTAAAATCGGTTTATATCCTAATACAGAGTTGGGTAGAACCAGTGGTTAATGTAGACAATTGGTCACGAACCACAGGAATGTTAGAAAGAAATATTAAACATCATTTATTAGAGGTAGTTGACCCACTAATATTTGAAAAACACAATATAGTTGATTTAGATTTAAGGAGTAGTGGTATACAATTAGGTAAAAGAAGTTTTATGAATTTGGAAGTAACTTTATTTGTAAAAGAAGAATTAGATTTTAAATCTATCATATTAAGAGATAGAGTAAAACAAATAGTAAATACACTTTATGGGTATCCATTAATGAAATCTAAACATTTCATATTACATAAAACTAAAAAACAAACAGTTTAAACTATTTATAGTAAAACTATTAAATGGAAGTTATAATTAATGAAAGTCAGATGTTAAGGTTATTTGAAGTTAACACTACTTTAGATAACCTTAATAACCTTATAGACCCTAAAAAAATTATATATGAATTTGGTTATAAGGATAGCTTTATTGAACCGAGTAGTGTTATGTTAGAAGGTAATATTGAAGATGAAGATATAGGTGTTCGAGTCACTATTGGTAAAGTAGTGTATAACGGACAAGATGTTACTGAGTTCGCAAATAACTATGTTTTTTTCTCAGGAGACGGTGACGACTCTAACTTTACATTAGAATATAAGGTATTTATTAGTGATAAAATAAATCAGTTATTGAGGGTAACTCCAATTAAAATAAGTGAGTGGGACGTTTATATTGGTATTGAATACTAAACGTGACATATTTATAAAATAAAAAGATATGAAGATATTAGGACCAAATGATACGGGTAAAGGAATTTTAATTGAATGGGACGCTGGATTTATTAACCCAAACGATAGACGTAACGCCGATGTAATAAAAGAATCGTATGGTCAATTAGACCATTCTAAACCTTTTGAGTTTTACGCAGTATTACAAAAATACGACACACCAAATAGAAACGGTAGAATATATCCTGAAAAGATATTAAGAAGAGAAGGTGAAAAATACCAAGAAGCGATAAAGAAAGGGTTATCTATTTCAGAACTTAATCACCCTGAATCATCATTAATTGATTTAGACCGTGTATCTCATTTAATTACTGAAATGTGGTGGGAAGGTAATGTATTAATGGGTAAGATAAAGTTATTAACTTCTCCAGGGTTTCATCAGACAGGGGTAGTTTCATGTCCCGGTGACCAAGCAGCAAATCTTATGAGACAAGGTGTAACAATGGGGGTTTCCTCTCGTGGTGTCGGTTCATTAGTGAAAAAAGGTGATAGGAACGAAGTACAGGAGGATTTTGAACTAATTTGTTTTGACTTAGTTTCATCTCCATCAACACCAGGAGCTTACTTATTCTTGAATCAAGATGATAGAATTAAGTATGATGAAAATATTGAAGAAGAAACTAAATTAAGAAGCGCTGAAGGTGAACCTGAAAAAGGTTTAGAAAAATCACTTGACTTAATGAAGAAATTAACCGATTATTTAGGGTATTAATTAATAACTAAGAAAAAAAGTAAAATGGAAGAAAAGTATTTTGTCGCAAAAATTCAGTATGACTTACCTGATGAACATTCAGGTAAAATCAAAAAAATTAGAGAAGAAAAATTAGTAAAAGGTTTCAACGTAACAGATGTTGAGGCTAAAGTTACTAAAGCGTTTGAAGGATTCACACATGATTGGAGAATATCTGCATGTGTTGAAAGTAAAATTGATGAGGTAATCGAGTAACCTCGACACACATAATATAATTTATAAATCGGGGTAATACCCGATTTTTTTTTGCCTATTGTTTCCTAAATGGATTTTTTTTTAATTTCGGCATATTTATAATAGAAACTATAAATAAACATTTTGCAAAAAAAAACTATAATGAAACAAAAAAAACAAAACTTAGTTGAAGAAGCGCTATTACAAATGGAGAATTTGAAAGAAGCCGTTACGGAGAATGCAAAAGGAATACTTGCTTCTACTATGAAGGAAGAAATCAGTGAATTAGTAAAAGAATCTCTAAATAATGAAGAGATTGAAGACGAAGTGTCTGTTGATGCAATGGAAGGTCAAGAAATTGAAAAAGGTGTAAAACACGAAACAAAAGAACAAGACGAACTTGACATTGAAGACGACATGGAACTAGATGATGATATGGAAATTGAAGACGAATCCGATGAGGATGAAGATGATATGGAAATTGATTCTGATGAAATGCTTATGATGGATTTACCAGGTGATGAGTTAGAAGTGGATGATGAAGAAGAAATTCTTTTACCGCTTGACTTAACAGGTGCATCTGACGAAGAAATCCTTAAGGTCTTTAAAGCTATGGGTGAAGAAGACGGAATCGTTGTTACACAAGACGGTGACGAAATCACACTTAAAGATGATGAGGCTGATGTTGAATATCAAATTCAAATGGAGGAATTCGGAGGTAAGAAAGGTGACAATTCAAAATCACACCCTGATTACGAACCTAAAGAAGGATACGAAGAATCTAAAGAAGGATATGACGAATCTAACGAAGGTGACGAAGTAGTTTATGAAATTGAACTTGGTGAAGAAGACGATGAAGAGTACGACAAATATCACGACGCTGAAAAGGACGACGCGGCACATATCGAAGACTTAAAACGCGATATGGAAGATGACGCTGAGAAAACTGAAGCTAAGGAGAATTGGGGTTCTAAGAAACACGAATACAGACGTAAGGATGTAAACGGCGTTGAAAAGAAAGCTGGTGAAGGTAAAGGTGGACACTTTAAAGATTACGAAGGAGAGGCTACAGAAGGTATGACGAGAAGTCACGCTTCTGGACAAAAAGCTTCATCTGACAAATCTAAAGGTTTATCAAGACCGGCAGCTATTCCTAATAGAGCAAGGTACAATGAATCTGCACTTGAGAAAGAAGTAAAACAATTAAGAGAAAAGAATGGTGAGTACCGTAAGGCACTTAACATCTTTAAAGAAAAACTTAATGAAGTTGCTGTTTTCAACTCAAATCTAGCATATGCAACTCGACTGTTTACTGAGCATTCGACAACAAAACAAGAAAAAATAAACATTTTAAGACGTTTTGACTCTGCGGAAACAATCAAAGAATCAAAAAGTCTTTATAAGACAGTAAGAGAAGATTTAGACTCGAAAGGAAATTCTTCAGTTGTAACTGAATCAGTTGCATCTAAAGTACAAAAATCACCATCTAAAGGTTCTGCTACTAATCTTATCGAAAGTAAAACTTATGAAAATCCTCAATTTATGAGAATGAAGGATTTAATGGGTAAACTTCAAAAATAAAATTAATTAAAAAACAAATACTAAAATGGGAGCATTATTAGAATCAGGTCTTGTTGGTAACATTGGGTTAAAACACCTTAAAGTTATCAAAGAAGACACAATCAACAAATGGGACAAATTAGGATTCCTAGAGGGTCTTAAAGGTCACGTAAAAGAGAACATGGCACAACTATATGAAAACCAAGCGTCTCACTTAATTAACGAAGCATCTGCTTCAGATAACTCAGGTTCATTTGAAACAGTAGTCTTCCCTATCATTAGAAGAGTATTCTCTAAATTATTAGCTAATGATATTGTATCAGTACAAGCGATGAACTTACCAATCGGTAAATTATTCTACTTTGTACCTAAAATTCAAAACCGTCATACGACAGGTGGTGAAGATGTTCAACGACATTGGAAACCTTTTGGAGCACCAGGTGCTACAGGGTCTACAGGTTCAGGATATGACACCGGTAAAAACTTGTATGATAGATTCTACGAAGGAGAAACACCAAATTCAAACCCAGAAGGTTTATTTGACTACTCTAAAGGAGCTTATTCAGGTGTAGTTACAAATGTAACTCCTGTATCATGGTCTGGTTCAGAATTAATAGTTGCACCAGATTCAGGTTACACAGGTAACCAAAGAACTATCTTAGTTGCTTTATCAGGGTTTAGTAATGCAGGTGCAGGTAAACTAATCGGACCTTCAGGTAACGATATGGATACTGAAGAATTCTTATCATCATTAGAAATTAAAGGTTCAGGTGGAACTTTTTATAACTTTAATGTTGTAACACAGAAGTATGGTAAAGGTATCGTACAGTACGGTAATGAATCACCAACTAATTTCCCTCCAGGAACTTACACAGGTAACGGTGGAAAATATGATGATATTTGTGACGCTAATGGTATAATCTATTTATCAATTGACACTTCAACACCAGCTGTTGGATGTCCTACTTGTTCAATAGATGGATACACAGGTACCACATTTACTTTATCTTCCGCACCATCTTTCTTAGCTGCTTACAGAATCTACGCTAGTTTAGAATTTGAAGACCAAATGGGTGAGGTTTCTTTTGACCTTGATGCAGTTACTGTATCGGTTACAGAAAGAAAACTAAGAGCACAATGGTCTCCAGAATTAGCACAAGATGTTTCTGCATTCCACAACATTGATGCTGAAGCTGAATTAACAGCTTTATTATCAGAACAAGTGGCTGCTGAAATTGACCGTGAAATCTTAAGAGACTTAAGAAAAGGTGCGGCTTGGACATTACGTTGGGATTACAACGGATGGAAGAGAGTGTCTAATGGTTCAGTTAATTATAACCAAAAAGACTGGAATCAGACATTGATTACTGCGATTAACCAAATCTCAGCTCAAATTCACAAATCTACATTAAGAGGTGGAGCTAACTGGATTGTTGTTTCTTCGGAAATTTCAGCTATCTTTGATGACTTGGAATACTTCCACGTATCAAATGCGGCACCAGACCAAGACCAATACAATATGGGTATTGAGAGAGTAGGTACGTTATCAGGTAGATATCAAGTTTACCGTGACCCTTACTTCCCACCAAACACTGTGTTATTGGGTCATAAAGGTTCTTCATTATTGGATACAGGGTACGTTTACGCACCGTATGTACCATTACAGTTGACACCTACGATGTATAACCCGTTCAACTTTACTCCGATAAAGGGTATTATGACGAGATACGCTAAGAAAATGGTTAATAACCGTTTCTATGGTAGAATCGTTGTTGATGGTGTTAGAACATTTGATTTGAACTCTTTAAGATAATATATCTTAATTATAATATTAAAGGGGACCTATACGGGTCCCCTTTTTTTATCTAACGTTTTTCCTTTCAGTTTTACAAAATGATGACTCTTCTCCAAAGTACTTACATCTTAAATCTGTAAGTTCTTTTCGGTGTTCTTTAAACTTATCGTTATCATGTGGTCTATGACCATTTGAAACCGCCATGGTTATTTCAGCAGCTAATTCACATATTCGTGAACTTATATTTGAATTTTTCATATTATTAAACATAAAAAAAGGGGACATCGTCCCCTTTTTATTGTTTGATTAAGATTTGTGTATTTCAGGTTCAGGAACTGATGGTTCCTTATCTTCGGGTGGTGTTGTAAGCACTCTTATCGCTCTTGATACGATTTCAGACTCCTCAATACTAAAAACACCTCTTTTGTGGGCGGCTTTTGCGGCTTGTACCACACAATATAAAGATTGGTCACCTGTTAGATTTTGAACGAAACGGTCTAAATCCGCTACGTTATGATAGTTTATCGTATCAAACAATGAACCGATTGGTTTTGGTTGTTCTTCAGGTGTACTTGTTTCTTGACCTTCAAGTATCTCATTTACTTCTTTTACATTACTATCAACAGGAACAGTTTCAGTTTTTTTTGTTCTTGTTTTCCTAGTTATAGGTTTTTGAGTATTCTCTTCCAACTCAGTTTTTTTAGCTTTAGCCATTTTGTTTTTTATTTAAGGTAATAAGTTTATTTCTTGTTATATTTATTAATAGATAACAGAAGTATAGTAATAATCAAGTATGAGTGAATATATTTTATCAGAAGATTTAGCAGTATGGTTCGGTAATAAGAAAAAAAAGAAAAATTCTTCACAACCGAAAGGACCATGGGTTAATATTTGTAAAAAGAAAAAAGGTGGGGGTCATCCACCATGTGGTCGTGAAGACGCAGATAAAGGGGGGTATCCTGTTTGTCGAGGAGCAGGCGTTGCCGGTAAGATGACTCAAAAAGAAAAAGATTCCGCATGTCGTAGAAAACGTGAAAAAGAAAAGAATGACACTCAATCAGGTAAAGGTCAAAAACCAACAAGAATTAAAGTGAAAAATTATAAAAAAAAGAATGAATCTATAGAAAGATTAGTTAGTTTAGTGTTAGAGAATGAAGTTAGTGACGTTAATGTATCTAGTAAAGTAATTAAAAGTATTTGCGACTCTAAAAAATTCTGTAGTGCTCAAGGACCAATAACGTTCGGACAATTAAAGAGTATTGTTGATAGTGCCAAAAACAAAAGATTAGCCAAACATATCGGTGAAGGTGGATTTAAAGCGTTTATACGTTTAATGCCTTGGTTTATACCACAAATTGCCGTCGCTGGAATGTTTACCTCAGCAATGAGAGCTGCAAATAAGTTATTTGGACCAACATTAAAGGAAACCCCATCATATAAATCTTGGTGGGCGAAAGCAATCATGAAAATGTTTAGTTTTGCTGAGGGAGATATAAACCCAACTGACCCTTTTAGTCAAATATTCTTTATAAGTGATGGTCTAATGAATTTAATGAATAGTGAAAATAAATTAAAATTTGCTTATCATATATCTGAAATTGCGTCGACACAACCTGACGATGAACCTGTACCCGAATTTTTTGTTGAAAATGAATTAAGAAGTTGGATAAATCAACGATTTTTATTGGACCCACCATTACAACCAAAACGTTTAGATTCTTTCGATGATGTCCAATTACCTTTAGATAATTCAGATGATGAATCATATGATGATAGTCAGGATGAACCTGACTTAATAGATACTAAATTAATCGAATCGGTTTTAAAGTCATATACTAAAGAAAAAACCGTAATATCTGAAGAATTAAAATATCATATTGATAATAGTCTTTCATTAACTGAAAATGTTTTTAGATATGGTAGTCCCAAATACTTTGACGTAATTAACGAAGCACGTAAATTATATAATGAAGGTTACAATCAATGGTCAGAAGAGGAAGTGGAGTTAATAGAATCCGATAGAGGTAGATTTTTTAATTATAAGGGTGAAAGATTACCGTTTGATTTTCCAATGGTTAATGAACAGGCATTTAGTTGGGACGGAACATATGCCAATGAAATTGATGAACAAGGCGCGGACACGTCTTGGTCTGACGATGAAGATAAAATAACCCTTCAAGATATTTTAGAACTTACAAAAGACATTAAAATCATAAATTTCCCAACTAAGGAATTGGCAAATATTGTCCTAAATTGGAATGATAATCCTGAGGAAATAGAAAGAATTAGTCAAGTAGAAATCTCATCTCAGTATCCTATTTTAATTATGGTAGACGAAAATGATATAATTCAATGGATATTAGATGGAAATCATAGAGCACAAAAAGCATTAAAGTCTAATTCAGAAACAATACCTGCAAAACTTATTAAACCATCGAATCTTAATCCTAAATCTAAAAAAATATTTGGTTTATCTGAATCCGAATATAAGGGTAAAGATGTTAGTTTAAACAAACCTAAGTCAGGTGGACCTAAGAAGTGGTATGTGTACGTTAAAAACCCTAAGACGGGTAAGGTAATCAAAGTATCGTATGGCTCCCCTGTTATGACAGCTAAATGGAATGACCCAGGTGCTCGTAAATCCTTCGCTGCTCGACATAGGTGTCATATGAAGAAGGATAAGACTAAGGCGGGTTATTGGGCTTGTAGAGCACATAAAGACTTCGGGAAAAACGTCTCAGGGAGATTTTGGTAATGATATATTCAGATACACAACTATCACATAACAAAAAACGTAGAGTTTTTAATGAATCCGTTAACTCAGAAGAGTTAAAATGGCATAAAGATGAGTACAACCGTACAATACTCGTAGAGTCAAGTGACGGTTGGAAACTACAAATGGACGAGGAACTACCTCAGGACCTTAAGGTTGGACAAAAATACTCTATTAATAAAGAGACATACCACAGAGTAATTAAAGGTTCTGGTGACCTTAAAATTGTTATCATAGAGGATAATGACTATATTCGAGTTCCATCACCTGTTATAAGTCAAATGAAAAAGGGTTTAGTATACTCTAAAAAGGGTGGTGAAATTAATAGATTTATTGAAAAAATTGTAGAAAATAAAGTAATACATAAAAATGATTTAAATAAAATTAAAACATTTTTTGATAATACTAAAGAAATAATCACTTTAAATGAGTCATATAAGGGTAATCCCGAAAATGACAAGAAGTACGTTAAATGGTTATTAAATGGTGGTGATGTGGGGTACCAATGGGTTATTTCTAAATCAGTTTAACCCCATTCCTGAACAATCTTATGAGTAAAGTTACTTGGTTTAATTCCAATAACATAGTTTGGATTACCATACGAGTTAGGTTCCATAATATAAAAATAGTCTAATGCGTTTTCAACACAAGCCGCTTCTGTTTCAAGAATGACAGTTTTTTCGTTACTAACTTCATCGATTTTAGTAAATTGGTAAGTTGGGTTATTATATCCTCTATTCATGGTTTTAAATGTTTAAGTTACAAATATAGTATTAATTTTTTATAATTTATTAATTTTCTGTGGAAATATTTTAAACCTATTAACCAAAGATTGGTTATTCGGATTACTTTTAAGTTCTTTTATTAAGGATTGAGCGAATTCAAAAGTTATTTTATTATCCTCAACTTCTCTAAATACACCACAATAGAAATTACGGCAATTAGTGGGTCTATCATCATAAATACCACATAAGTTACAACTATCTAAATGCTCACATTTTTTTTTAAATAAATGCATTCCTGAGTTTAATATAATAGATTCCCCATTATGGTTAAACCCCTTATCGGGCGTTATAGTGTTAAATAAATGAGTTTTAGATTCGTCAACATGAACTCCTGGCCATAATATACTGTTACAACATAAACCACACCCATCACATAAATCTTTAGTATGTTCCATTCATGTGTTTCATTATGTAAATCTCAATTATTAATTTTTATTGGTACAGTACTTACCTGAACATTTTTTTACACCATCTTTATCTGGCATTTTACCCTTACAAACTTGAACTGCATAACCATTAGCATAAGCTGATGGATAGACATCGTACTTTGCCTTAGCAGCGTTTTTACCTCTTGAACATAAAGTGGTATCTTTTTTCTTTTTTCTACTTTTCTTCTTTTCGTTAATTACTCGTGTAATAATCTCAAGAATGTCGTTTTCGGTTATTGTTAATTTTATCATTTTCTATTAACTATTTGGAATTTAAGTTCTCTTTTATAAGTATTAATTTCCCTATCGGTAATAACCTTTATATCAATAAAATATTCATTTGGTATTTTATCGTCAGTATTAAAAATAAAATAATGACTATCTGGTGTTCTATTTAATTTTGTCCAATCTTGAACTTGAACTTCAGTTTTTCCTTCTCTAACATATACCCGGTAATAAGCGTCAACTTTATTTAATATTTCATTTGTTGTATACGCTTTCTTAATGATAACATTAACTTTACGAGTATCGGGACCTAATATCTTTTCATCTTGTTTAATCCCGTAAAAATCAAAACCATATATTGAAGGGTCATTAGTTGTGGAACCTATTTGGTATAAGTCCGATAAATCATTAACTACAAATTCGTTAGTTACATTAGAAATATCTACTCCATTTATTTTTAAATTCTTCCATGTATCATAATACATACACGGTATATTTGTTTCGGTTACTCCTGACACTATAACTTCATATACACCATTAGTTACTTGACACGTAGTTAAATTTGAGTATTTAACGGCACCTGACATATCCGTGATATCTACAGTGGGTAGTTCATCAAAATTCTGAGGATTACCAAATTGGTAACTATAAAGATACAACCTATTTGATTTTTTCTCATAAAAAATATTTCTATCATCTTGAATTAAGTCATCATGTGTAGTTTCTAAATAAGGCTCATAGAAAGTTTGAGTATGTCGTGTAAAAAACCCAACAGAGTAATTTTCAGTTAGACCTGTAATATTTTCAACTTGAGGGTAATAAGCGACACCCCATCCGGTCACACCTGTAGTGGACCCAGTTAAGATATCGTTAATTTCTTGAGTCATATCAAATTTAATATCTTCATTACCGAACTCAAAATGTTGTATATCAATAATTGTTAAACCTGAAAAATTAAGTCCTGAATTTAAGTTACTATTTAAATTATCATAAACACCAGGGACCGACCATTTTGAAATTGTTTGTGGCTCATACCAGTTAGTTGGTCTACTTGAGTAGGCTTTATCTGTCGGTAATTCTGTAAAATCATAATAATCGTACCCAACACCTTCATCCCACGATTGAATATCACCTGTTGACCCCGAAACTTTTGGAATTCTAAAAAGTAATAAATCAAAGGAAGTGGCTCTCCTTCTACCGTTTGACCAAGTATCGTTTAGTAATTCCTTATCAAATGATGAGGTATTAGTCATGTTAAGAATATGTGTCATATTCTTTGAGCAACCCGTAGAAATTTGACCTCCACTTATTTGATTAGTTAAACCTGATAACTCAATGTTGAATAAAAGTCGACTATACCCTTTTGGTGTTATTACATTATTTACCCCTCCAAAGAATAATTCACATATGGGATTTCTACCTGTATTAGCATAGGAATTTGAAACGATTGTAGTGTTCCTATTAAAATATGATTTATAAACTGACATAAACTCTTTTTAATATAAATACTTAGTTTATACGAATATACTTATTTAGTATCTTTTGATTTGCATTTCTAAGTTCTTCTAGTAATTTATCTTGGGTTACACCGTTAACAGAGGTACCATCAGGAACCATACCATGGTAAGGATGGACATGTCCGACCATGTATTGAATAACTAAATTTAATAATTCAACTAATTCTTCCCCTCGAACTATTGATGATGTTTTAGGTTCAATCTCATCAGAAAGAGTATATTCTTCAATACCGTATAAAGTGTTTGATAAATTTACTTTTCCCGTACTACTCTTGGTTGATTTATGGGATAATAAGTAGACGTAGTCACCTCCCATTATAGATGCGGTATTATTTAATAACACTTCTTTTTCTGGAATTATAACATTTTTTTCAGGCGTAAATGGTACGTCACCTCTCTTACTTTCGTCATAAACTAAACCATACCCCCCCTTTAAATCTGACGGAATAATTTTTATGCCCGACATTAAATTAGCCACAAATAGTTTTTCATTTGTTTGAGAAGTATCTGAAGTTAATTTTCTATATAAACTATGTTGAGGTCTAAAGTAAATTGGAAAAATTGATTCAGCACCTGACCTTAACCTAAATGGACCTAAAGGGGTAACTGAAGTAGTAATATTGGATAGGTCAGGAACTAATCTTTCTGACACCCCTTTAATAATCTCATTTATTAATGAGGTTAATTTATTAACGGTTAAACCTATAAATTCAAATTTTTGGTATAAGTTTTTACCACTTTCAACATCTGTAGTTAAATTAAAAGTTTGGGTACCAATTATTTGACTTGGAGTTAGAGTATAAATGTATATGCCACCCGTATATGCGTTTGAATTATTATCAGGGTTAACCACATTATATTCCACCAATAGTTTAATTGGTTTATGCATATATTTAAACTTATATAATTTTTCAGGTGTACCGTAAGTTGTTTTTTTATTAAACTTACTGAGTTGGAGAAAGGACCTATTGTCGTTACCTATTGGATACACATTAGGTTTCGCTACCCCATTAAATTTACCGGCTCTTAAAAGTACTGTATCATTTTTAACTATAATATCTGCACTACCTCTACCATCAATTGAAATATCATCAGGTATAGAATAGACTCCTTTATTATTTGATTCAAACTCTAAACCTGTTTCAGGATTACGTAATTGTTTTAGTTGTTTATTCCTACTACCTAAATTACTTACGTTTACAGCTGAGTCGTATGGTTCTTGGTCAATGTTCGTAAGTGATGAAAATACTCCAGAAACATAAAATTTATCACGATTAGACTTATCATCCGGATTAGAATAAATAAGATGAACAAACTCACCTTTTTTGGGTGAGGCATTAATAAACAATGGTAATAGTGGTCTAATAACAAAAGGGTCCTTAGGTCCCCAATACTCGGTAACGCCTATAGAACTATTAACGCTCTTTTCTCTATCAACCGTATTTTCAGTTTTTAAAATTGCACGAATACGACCTAACCCCATTGGGTCATTATTGTCTATACATTCTCCAACGTACATTATCCTATCATTATATGGGATGTTAGTGTTTACCATTATTTAGTCCTACTTTTATATTCATTTAAGATTTTATTGTAGATTAATTCACTACTATCTAAATGATGTGTTAATTTTATTATATTCTTTTTAGTTTCTTGGAAATCATTTTCTAAAAAATCCATTACCTCCATCAAGTCTTTATTGGGACTTGTCTTATATTCTAATAATATTTTTGTTACTTTTTCTTCAGTCATTTTAATAAGATTTTCCAGATGCTTTAGCAGGTAACGTTGAGCCGGCAACTACCGGTGGTACCGATAATGGTGGTATCCACACTTCAACCTTACCGTTAGATAGTTGTTCTTGATAACTACCCTTTATTTGTTGGGCTATTGCCGGCATCGCAATATTTACTGCTCCACTTGGTAAATCTCCTGTCGGTATACCTAAAGATTGAAATCTTTCAGTAACTTCAGTCATGGCTCTTGTCGGTGAAAACCCACCCAATAATGAGCTAGCTGCCAACGCAAATGATGGTAATGAAATACCTGATGCTGCGGCGCCTAAGTTTAAGAGTTTTAATATTTCATCAACTAAACTTTTACATTCCCTATAATCAATAAACCCCTTTATTAATTGTATTAACATAAATATTACACCGGCTATCATCGAGGCTTGTTTATTTTTAGATTCTTTTACTACTTCTATTAATAAAGTTTCCACTAGTAATCTTAAGTTCTTTTTTAATAGAATAAATAATTCCTCCACAAATATAGCGGCAATCTTACTTAACACATTAACAATAAACTTACCGAAAGTTTTAATAAAAGACTCTAAACTACTAAATGATAAAATATTTGAAAAATTAGGGTTAACCGATTTCATAACAATTTGTAATCCTAAAAGCATTTTTGGTCTTAGTATTGCAAACATTACCGCTTTAGGTATTATCTTTAAAAAATCACTGTTTATTGCAACGTTTAAATTTAAATCTACACCTGAAGGAAGATTTAATTTCCAATCTTGGTCTTTTGACATATCATTTACTAATGACATTAAATTATTGGCATTATCTCCAGCATTACCATTATCATCATTAATTAATTTAGTCATTGAGTCTAATAATGCTTCGGTATTAACAGGGAACTTTACGTTATTACAATCCGTAAATTCAGTAACCCCTTGAATCATATTATTAACCTCTATTTCAATATTTTTTAAATCTACAGGCGCCATCTCAAAAAATGATTGGTCGACATTATCTAATTGACCTAATTTAGCGGTTCCTTGAACATCTATTTCTTTTTTACTATCAAAACATAAACCTAATATTCTTTGTATTATTTTTTCAAATTTACTTTGTTCCTCTTTTTGGTTGACTGAAATACCACCCGATATATCAATAATGTTAGTTAACATATTCATAATCTCTACCGAAACCATACTAAAGTCAATTAAATCAATAGACCCATAATAGTCTCGTAAAAAATCACCTACATTATTTCCCGTTAATCTGTTAGATAATGTTACCTCATAAAAATCACCAAAAATTGGTGTTAATGTGATTGGGTCATTATAAGTTGTCACATATTTTAAATCAAAAAGACCCGCTCCTGATGCTCCGGGATAACTATTACCGTACTCACTGGTGAATGATGTTCCTTGATTTTGTAGTCGATTATAAAGTTCTCTATCCATCGAAAACGGTTGAGAACCAACTGAAATGTCATTTTTTTCATATCTTAGAGACCATGGTTTAACTGATGGGTCATTTTTTAATAGCTCTTTTAAATCAATATCTGAGACTGGAATATAAATTGGTTGATTATTAAATTCTTGTTCTTCAGAACAACCCGCAACCTTTAAGACTTCATCTGTAATTATTTCACCTATTCTAGACTTAGCATTTTGACTAGCCATTAGAACTTGCTTGACAAGAAAATCCATAGTTGAGGAACCAGTATTCTTAAACTTATCTCCACTTGGCATGGATTTCTTAAGTAAGTTAGTTAACTCATCAAAAGTGTTTTGGAACTCTTGTTGAGCTCTTTGTTTAATGTCACCCATAGCATTAAGTTGCTTTAAGGTTTCACTCTTAGCTTTTGAGATATTACTGTCTAATCCGTCACTTAATTTTTTTATCTTATCTTCATTAACCGTGGTTTGGATGGTAGACTTATAAGAGTCAATTTTAGAACTTGCTTGATTAAATTTATCTTTAATTGGCATAATGGTTAATTTTAATCTATTTTATAACCACCTTTTTTATCGTCATTACCTAAATCCTGTTGTATTAAGGTCTGTAATGTATCGTCATCAATATCGGATAAACTAAAATCTTCACTTGTAGTGTTACTAGTTTTTTCCCATATTGTTGATTGTAATTTTGATAGTGATAATTTTTTCTCTATGGTATCGTTTACGATTTTCTGTTGTTCCTTAATAACAGGTCCAATAACGGTCATATCTTCGGGGTCCTTTAACATAGCTAACATTTTATTTTGAATCCTTATGGCAGTCGCTCTCTGTTCAACAAGTTCATTATAAATTTCTTGCATAAGAGAAAGAACTGAGTCCTTACTTAATACTATTTGTTTTTTTTTAGGTCTTGCCATAATATTATAAATATTTATAGAATAACTTTTTACAGATTATGTAGCTTATTTGTTAGTTCGTAATATAATTTTTTGTACTTCCTCATTGATGTCCTTATCTCTTTAGTTGACATATTGGTCATATCACGTAAAGATAATAGTATGATATTTTTGTTAAATTTGTTATTATCCGTACCAATAAAAATGTTACTATAGTTCTCAAATAACTCTATTAGTGCGTACCCTAACTTTAATTCGTTATTATTTAAATCGTTAGATTCTATATAATTCTCTAATTCTTTAACAAACTGTTTAATTACATCTGTTGCCTCTACTTTCTCATGTTCGAGATAATAAATCATATCAGGTCTACTTTCTAACTTAGTCGTAATATCTTCATAAGAAATTTTTCGATTCTGTTCTTTTTGGTCTTTTATAATCATACCCATTAGGTAATTTTTACAAATAGTACCAAAATAAGAATATGCCTTTTTATTCCTTTCAGGTTTAAATTTTTCTACTTTAGTTATTAAAAATGAATGTGTATCATCATTAATTTCACGAAACTCCATACCTTTTCTATAAAGTTTATATCTACGAATGATTGATTCTATCATTTTATCTAAAGGTGCCCTTAGAAATTCATTGTATATTTCATTTTTTTCGGTATATGTGGAGGCCGTTAGAAATAATCTAACCGCTCTTTCTTCTCTCTCAGCAAAATAATTAGTGGGGTTTGGTTTTCTCCCCCTCTTTTTTGGTTCACTAATTTCGTCAGTTTCAGTACTACCCGACACTACCTCAGTAGTTACAGTATTACCTGATACTAATTCAGTAGTTATGGTATTGCCTGACACTACAATCTTAACTGATTCATCATTAGAAGTCGTGTTTTTGGGTTTTAATATCATTAAACATCCATTGCTTGATAGTTTATGTCTCTATCCTCAATAAAAAAATGTTCTTTTTTAGCTGTATCTATCCAAAACGAAACTTCATCCTCAGTTATTTTTTTCTCACCAAATTTGTAATTCCAAAAAATTCCTCCTTCTCTCATGTTCATATGTTTATATCCAATTCTTGGTATTGTCATAATATTTACTGAATTATAACTCAGTCTTAGTAGGAACTCATATACAAAAGTTAATTTCATAGATTTTTTAAATCCACCGAAGTCATTAAATATTGATTTCTTAATTACTATTCCACTTGTTTGAAAATTTTGATAGTTTAATAAAACTTCATTTGTTAAGTAACCAATTTCAGAATTCATATTAGCGGCAAAGGTCGCTTCATTTGTAAATCCAGCAAAAACTCCTTTCTCGTCTACATCAAGAACTAAAGGTAGAAACCCTGAAACATCTGGGTAAGCTTCCATATATCTTTTAACATTTTTAAACCATATTGATGCGTATTCATCATCAAATTCAATTAATGAAACCCATTCATTTTTAGCGTTTTCAACACCTAAATTTACTTGAGACGCAAAATCAACATCTCCAGTATTTTCTACCAAATTTACTGTAAGACCACTGTAGTTGAAATTTTGTACTACTTCTTTTAACGATTCTTCATCGCTGTGTACAATAACTAACTCATCAATCGGTGTTGATTGTTTTGCTATTGATAGGATACAACTACTAAAAAAATCTACAAAATTTTTAACTTTTGATGAGTTGATAGGTAGTATCGCTGATACGTTTAATTTATTTTCCATAATTATTAATTTTCTTCTTCTACTTTAAGTTTATCTAATTGAGATTCGAATGTAACTTTTCTAATATCTAAGTAACCTGTGAAGGTGTTTACGACATTAGACTCGAACTCTTCTCTGTTTTGAAATTTATTGGCGGTTTCTAAACCTACGGTATATAACTCTTCATTTATATTATCCTCTAACCAATTTTGAGTGAATTCAGCAATAATGTCAGTCATCTGATTTAACTCATATGTCCATATCCCATTATTCTCTAACATCCATTCAGGTTTTAAATTAGGTACCTTACCAATTACAGGTGTTTTACTTGCCATGGATTCAAGTGGGAAAGTCCCTACCGATGACGTATCGTCTACCCATATAGAAACAAATGAGTCCTTTAGGTACTCTGCGAACTCTTCTTGATTAAGACCTCTCATATCTCTAAATGTTACCCATCTAAATTGTGGGTATTTTAAATAAAAGGTTTTAATTATTTTCATCGTATCCCTCTGTTCACGAGTATGTATAGAAATAATTGGTTTAGATGGGACTTCTTTAGGTGAAAATATTTCAGAAATGAAAGGTGGGATAATATCAAATGTGACATTTTTCATAACACTCTTAACATATTCTGTTTGTTTTTCACTTGTAGTGATAGCCTTTAAGAAACCATATTGTGACCAAGTGGTACCTGGTTGAAGTGTTTCTAACATATGGTCATACGCTTGACAAGAAATAATTTTACCACAAGGTAAATTTGATACTTGTTCTAATACGTGACCGTATATTTCAGGAACGACCATAAAATCCTCAGGAGAAATTTTTAAATTTTCTCCATCAATAGATTCGTGAGGTAATTCCATATATTTCTTACCTAACCATTCAGAAACTCCCGTATATTCTTTTGTTTCATGAATTATGATTGGATTAAATCCGTTATTTTTAAGAGTTAAGGCAATCTCATAAGTTTGTCTTACGGATGCTCTAGCATTACCCTTAGTATCTTGTGTTAAAAAATAAATTCTAACTGATTTATCTTTTAATCTCTGAACTGATTGTTCAACTTTATTTAATAGTTCTGTATTCATAATTTAAATATATTTTATAATTCCGTGTCTTAATAAGGTATTAAATGCAATTTTAAAGGGAATACTTAAACTCTTTGAAGTTCCACGTATACCTAAATTATCATCTAATTCTTCTCTTTCGGTTAGTACAACCTCTAACATCATTTTTATTGTTTCAAATTTCACAACACTAATATGTTGTAAAAATTTATCTTCATCTTTATCTTCATCTTTATCTTCAGAAATTATCACTTCTTTATTATCTGACTTTGGTATGTTAACTTGTGACTCTAAAGATTCAAAATCAACGTAATAGTTCTCACCTAAAAATTGTAACATTATTTTAATTTTAATTTTTTATATAGTTCTTTAAATTCAACGATATCATTAATACTATATTTCGATTTAACTTCTTCATTATATGATGTGGAGTACTTAATAACTGTTTTATTCTTTGGTTGTTCTATGATGTGATTTGGGTTTGCTGTAATTAAAATATCAACCTCATCCCACATACTGTCTAATGTAATATTAGAATAGAATTTTATTTTTTCAACTAAACACCCATACTTTGATAGAAAAAATAATGTCGATGGTTTAGACTTACCAATTTCATCAGACACGATTATCACTTCATGGTTATCTCTTAAGGTTTCGTATATATCATTTAAAACATTAAATGTGGGTCCACTGATAGACGGTGAATGACCAAAAATTTGCATGGCGAAATCAACGTAGAAAAAATCATATAAATCTTCTTTATTTTTAAATTTAAAGTGATTTATTAGATTATCTAAAGATTTTACCGGTAAATTTAGTTCGTACTTAAAAGTATCTTTATCTCCTTTTTCATCGAATTCTTCAGTTTCTTCATTATAAGTTAATGTGTTCTCATCTTCAAACTCATCAATATAATATTTTTGATATATTTGTTCCGCTTTTAAAAAAGTGTCTCTTAGTACTCCGTTAATGTCAAATGCTATTCTCATGTGTCGTATCTATCTAATAGTTTAGTTATAAGTGGATTACGTATAATATCTTCATTTTTAAAATTAAATGTTCCTACTTTTTCCATATTTTTAAATCTTTCATTCGCATCATATAACCCTGAATGGGTCTTATCCTTATATCTGTCAGTTTGGTCAATATCTCCCGAAATAAAGAATTTACTATTAAACCCAATTCTAGTTAATAATAATTTCATTTGTGATGGTGTTGAGTTTTGAGACTCCTCAAAAATTAATATTGAGTTATCAATATTCATACCTCTCATATATGCCAACGCAAAAATTTCAATAAAGTCATTTTCTTTAAGTTTTTCTCTAGATTCCTTCCCTATAATTTTATTTAATAGGTAGTAAGATGGAAAAATATAAGGGTCCAACTTCTCCTCAAGATTACCAGGTAACGCCCCTAATTTTTCTTCTGCTTCAACCGCCGGCCTTACTATGATAATTTTTTCATAGGAATTATCTTCTTCCATTAGTAGTTCTACTGCCGCTTTCATTGCGATATACGATTTGCCAACGCCGGCGGGTCCGGTACAGATAGTTATTTCATTGTTTTTTAATATATTATAGTACTCTTCTTGACCTTCACTAAGAAACTTCTTACGAGGTGTTTTTCCGATAATATTTTTAATTAAATCCTTACGACTTAATCTACTAGTTTCTGTCTTTTTATTCCTATTTGACATGTATTATTTTTTAATTTTTAGTTTTGATGGTAAAATTTCACCCAATATTCAATCATTTCGTCTAACATACTTTCAAATGTATATTTAGGTGACCATTTAGTTTTTTTTATTAATTTACTGTTATCTCCCTTTAAATCTTTTAATTCTTCAGGTCTAAAATATTTATCATTAATTTTTACATATTTCTCTACATTTAATTCTAATTTATTAAATACGTATTCGACTAAGTCTTTAACTGAGTGAGATATCCCTGTAGAACATATAAAGTCATCTGGTTCATCTTGTTGTAATATTAACCACATAGCCTCAACATAATCTTTTGCGTGTCCCCAATCTCTTGTTGCGTCCATATTACCTAGTATTAACTCATTTCTTAAACCTATCTTAATTTCTACTGCAGTTTTAACCACTTTATTAGTGACAAAATTTGTACCTCTTCTTGGTGATTCATGATTAAATAAAATTCCATTTGAGATAAACATTCCATATGAATTACGGTAATTTTTTGTAATATTATAAGCGAAAACTTTTGAACACCCGTAAGGGGAAACGGGGTCCATTGGTGTCGTCTCTCTTTGGTACCCATCATCATCAATATTATTACCAAACATTTCAGATGAAGACGCTTGATATATTTTGATAGTTGGGTCAATTAATTTTACTGACTCTATTAAGTTAAGTACCCCCATACCCGTAACGTTGGCGGTATATATTGGTTGGTCAAAAGAAATTCTCACATGTGATTGAGCAGCTAAATTATAAATCTCATCTGGTTTACATTTTTGTATTACTCTAATTAGTGAGGATAAGTCAGTCATATCAGCATATTCTAAATTATCTTTAATTAGCCCATATGACTCACCTAATCGATTAGTTTGATTTTCTGAAACTGAATTACGTTTAATGGTACCCCATACTTCATAACCCTTTTCTAATAAAAATTCTGCTAAGTATGAACCGTCTTGTCCGTTAATTCCCGTTATTAAAGCAACTTTATTTCCGTGTTGTTTCATAATTTTGTTTAAACCAATCCACCGTTTCTTTTATTCCGACCTCAATAGGTGTAAATTTGAAGTTAGGTAAATATTTTTTTATTTTTGAGTTATCTGAAGGTTTTCTAAATTGACCTTCAGGTTTATCAGTATTAAAAATTACTTTACCCTTAAAGTTAAACTCATTTACTAATAAATCAACTAGTCCTTTAATTGAAATCTCTTCTGAGGTAGTAAGTATTATTGGTTCGTCTTCATCGTATTCATTTAAAACCCATTCGGTTAGTTTAGCGATGTCTTTTGAATATATAAATTCTCGTAGAGGATTACCTGACCCCCAAACCTCAAACGGAGTATTATTTTTTTGAGCTAAATACATTTTATGTATTAACATAGGCATAACATGACCGTGTTCTAAAGAAAAATTATCATTAGGTCCATAAATATTTGTTGGTATTACTGATTTATATTGTAACCCGTATTGTTCTCGATAGGCCCTAATTTGTATGTCAGCCATTCTTTTTGCATAAGCATAAGCATTATTAGAGGTGTGAGGTTCACCCAAATGTATTTTATCTTCAGTTAATGGATAATCAACTTCATTAGGAAAAACACAGGTGGATAAAAAGGTTACTAATTTTTTTACACCACTCAATCTCGCTTGTTCAATGACGTTAGTATTCATCATAATATTATCGTAAAAGTACTCACCTTTATACTTCATATTAGAACCTAACCCACCAACTTTAGCTGCGGTGTGAATCACTTCTTTCGGGTTATAAAACTTAAACATTGATTTTACGCTTTCACTATTTCTTAAGTCAAAATGTTGAGTGGAAATTTTCACATCTCCCTTTAATGATGAACCTACTAATCCATTTCCAGTTATTAATCTCATATTACGATATTGCTCTACCTTTTAGTTTATTCCAATCTTGTTCGGGTCTAACCTCTAAGTTAGTTTTCCAAGCTGCGTCTAATATGTTCATATTAACTCCAACATCATTTGCCATAGAAATAATAGCGTTAATATCTTTAGGAAAACATGTACCACCAAAACCTAATTTACCATCAGGTCCAGGTACGTGTAAGTGTGAATCTCCAACACGACCATCAGATGAGAAACCGTATACTGCGTCATCCCAATTAATTCCGACTAATTTAGCTAATCTATGGTATTCATTCATTAATGAGACTTTAGTCGCAAAAAATGTATTATTCATATATTTTATAAATTCGGCAGTTTTTGAATCGGTATGTATGAAGTGACGATTCATAAATCTATTTGAAAATAGTTTTTCAACTTTATCGGTTAGTTCCTTATCACCACCAAAAATTATTCTAGATTGAGTTAACATATCTAATTTAGCCGTTCTTTCAGTTAAAAACTCAGGTGAAAATATTATATTTAAATGGGGATATTTTCTCTGTAACTCTTCTGTAGTACCAGGTAAGACAGTTGATTTGATAATATAAATGGGTCCCTCAACAGACTCTTCAAAAACTTTTTCAATGAAGGATAAGTCTTGTCTACCGTCAACACTCATAGGTGTTGGTACGCATACAAATATAAAATCTGATTTATGTGTTTCACCTTTAGTATGTGTCGATTTTAATGGGTCTATATCATACACTCTAATTTCATTTGTTGGTGAAAACGCAAAAATTTGTGACTCCCCTACAAACCCGTTTCCAACTATACCTACTATTTTCATAATTATAATTTTAATTCTAACCTAAATGTACTATACTATTTAAAAATCTCAATTGTTTGTTTATTTTTATAACTAAATTAATAACTTATAGTATATAAAACAACATAATATGAAAAAAATAGACTTATTCAAGGTATTCATGGCCCCAACTGCGGCCGAAGAGGTAACTAAAGTAATCAATAGCGGTTATATCGGTCAAGGACCTAAAGTAAATGAATTAGAAGAGATGATGAAGACACACTTCAATCATGATTACGTATCAACGGTTAATGCCGGAACATCTGCTCTTCACTTAGCCTTACATTTATTAAAAAAACCATCAACAAATCAAGTAGTTTATGAAGGAGTTATTGGTTACGATTCAAAATGGCCAGGACTAGAAGACGGTGATGAAGTTTTAGCTACACCATTAACTTGTACCGCGTCTAATTGGCCTGTATTGGCAAATAATTTAAAGATTAAATGGGTGGATATTGACCCTGAAACTTTAAATATGGATTTGGATGATTTAGCAAGAAAAATAACTCCAAAAACTAAAGTTATAATGTTAGTTCATTGGGGCGGATATCCAAACGACTTAGACAAAATAAAAGAAATTCAAGAAAAGGCTCAACGTATGTACGGATTTAAACCCGCGGTAATTGAAGACGGAGCACACTCTTTTGGTTCAACATATAAAGGAAAAAATATAGGTACTCACGGTAACTTAACGATGTTTTCATTACAAGCTATCAAACATATAACATCCATTGATGGGGGATTATTACTTTCACCACATAAAAAGTTAAATGATAGAGCGAGATTAATAAGGTGGTATGGTATCGATAGAGATGGTGATAGAAAAGATTTTAGATGTGAGGCAGATATTGAAGAATGGGGGTATAAATTTCACATGAACGATGTTTGCGCAACAGTAGGTATTGAAAATTTAAAACATGCTGATGAGATAATTGAGAAACATAAATCAAACGCTAAATTTTATGATGAAAATCTTAAAGATATTAAAGGTCTTACATTATTAAAAAGAGAGGATGGATTTGATTCATCTTTTTGGATATATTCAGTACTTGTCGATAACAAAGACTTATTTTATAAACATATGGGTAATCACGGAATTGCGGTTTCTCAAGTACACGAAAGAAATGACAAACATACCTGTGTTAGAGAGTTTGTATGTAATTTACCTAACTTAGATAAAACCATTGGTAAAATGGTATCAATACCTGTTGGTTGGTGGGTAACGACTGAAGATAGACAGTACATTGTTGATACTATTAAAAAGGGATGGTAAATGATATTAAGAAAGTTAACTGTAGATGATTTATCTTTTTTATTAGAAGTTAGGAATGATGAGTCAACTAGAAATTTTTTAGAAAATGATTCAGTATTTACATATGACGACTGTAAATCATGGTTTGAGTCTAATAATCCTTTATGGTTTATAATAGAGATTGATGAAGAATCTGTTGGTTATATTAGAACTAATGGTGATGAGGTTGGGTGCGATATACACCCTGATTTTCGTAAAAAAGGATATGCCAGACAAGCATATAACTTATATTTAGAAAATAAAAAATATGCGACTTTATGGGTTTTTGAAAACAATTTCGCTAAAAAATTATATGAGTCATTAGGATTTATAGAGGTAGTGGGTGAAGTTAAAACAATAAGGAATAATAACTATATTAAAATGGTTTATAATAAACCTATATTAGATGCGGACCTTAAGGTCGTACAAAATGTTAATTATATTATATCTTTTTATAATGGTCCACGAAGATGTTATGGTAGTTATAGAGGTATTGAATTCGCAACTAAACATATAGAATTTTTAAATAATAATTTACCTAATATTGGATTAGTATCGTTTGTTATACAAGAAAGTAAAACCTCATTGGATGAAGAATTAATTGAATTTATTAATTCTTCAGATATAAAATTTAATTATGAAATAATTTTAAGAGAGAATGAAGGGTTGAGTTATGGGGGGTTTTCACACGTTATGAGAAAAAACCATACAAAGTATGGTTGGAGTTTTATTATTGAAGATGACTATATACCTATTTTAAAAGATTTTTTAAAATATTTTTGGGGTGAATTTAAACAAGATATAATTTATGTCTGTTCATTTTATCAAAACCGATTCGCATCTATATCTACAGGTATGATATCCAATAATTTAATGAGAGGTAATATTAATGTACTTAAAGAATATGTAGGTAATGGATATTACGGTAGTGGTGGAGATTGTCAAATTCATTTTATGACGGAATTTTATAAATTAGGATTTTGTTTTGCAGATATAACTAAGGTCGCTTATACCTTGTTTTTACATTGTCATGGGGGGAACGACCCTATTCATATAAGATATCCAAAACATAGCCGAGTCTTATTACCATTAATAATTAAACCCATATAAAAGAATTAAATGTATGGAACATAGAAAAGAAAAAATTAATCAAATTTTTATAGGGGGGTTTGGGGGTACTGGAAGTCGAGTAGTCTCCGAAATATTTGAAGGTTTTGGTTATTATGTTGGGAGAGAAATTGGTGGTGACTCATTAGACTTCGGTAAAGGAAGATTTGTTCAATTTTTTGATTTGTGTTGGGGTAGAAAAGAATTTTCCTACCTTTTTAACTTTATTAATGGACACTTAAAATTCACTAAAAATTCTAATAAATTTGCAATTAAACATGGTCATTTTATGTTTATAAATGATGAATTAAAAAAAGAGTACCCGAACTGCAAAACTGTATATGTTATGAGACATCCAATAGATATGGCGGTTAAAGATAAGTATATACCACATGTAAAGTATGGAAAGTTAATAGACCGTTATGATTTGAGGGGACATCTTTTAAGCGATAGTTTAGATGGTAAAATAAAATATTATATAAGACAGTCTATTAAATCATGTAAAGAGGCAGATTTAGTCATAAAGTATGAGGACCTTTGTTTTGACTTAGAAAACCAATTAAAAATAATAAGAGAGTTTATTGGTGACCCTAATTTAAAGTTACCGGAAATTGTTATAAAACCATCAAAATCAATAGGTACGCAAGTACAATTGTATGATAATTATGATGTGTCAATGTTAGGTTACTAAATTAAAGTATAAAAAAGAAAAATGGTAAATTATATTGTTGCGGTTTATACCGGTAAAAGGAGGGGTTATTTGGGACATTTACCAATTAATGAGTTTTTAGAGAAACATTTTAATTTTTTAGAAAAAAAACCTAACCATATTAGTGGATTTACATTTATAATAAATAAATCAGAAAATGATGAAGAATGTATAAAAAATATAAATAACTTTATAGAAAAATCTAATCTTACAGGTAAACTGATAGTTCGTGAAAACTTACATGGTTCTTACGGAGCATGGGAAAGGGGTGTATTAGATACTTATACCGATTATCTTTATTCTTTTTTAATTGAAGATGATTATATTCCAAGCAGGGTAGATTTTCTTGATTTTTTTATAAATAAAATTAAAACTAATTGTTATGGTTATGTCTCGTCTTTTTGGAAAGATAATCACGCTTCCATATCTAATGGTTTATTAGACAACGGTATAGTAAAACCAACTTTTGATAAACACAATAAGTTATTTCAGTTACAAAAAGATAAAAGGTATGGTGGTTTTCTGACGTGTCAACTGACCTTTCTAAATTTATTAGATAGTGAGTTTACAGATATTACAGATGTCGGACATACTATTTATAGAGCGTCGAGTAAAAAGATACTATACTATGTAAATACAGATTTGCCGTTATTAATAGAGCCAAATGCATAAATAAAATTATGAATACTGAAATAAAAAATATTAAAAATAATCCAATAGATTATTACATAGAAAAAATAAATAATAAAGATAATTTCTCATTTACTCGATGGGGTGATGGGGAATGGTTTTGTTCAATGGGTGTGCCAGGTCAAAATTGTGATGGTCATGAATATTTTCCTGAAATGAGGAAATCACTCAATACCGCGTTAAATAACGATAAAGGATATTATAAAGCGATATGGAACTTAGACCATGGTCAAATAAAAAATATACTTCATATGTTATTACCATTTATAAAAAGTAATAATATTGACCTTAAATGGGTTAATGCGGGAATATGGGAAGATGCAGCATTAAGTGGTCAGTTAAGTCCATTAGTTAAATCCTTAGAAAGTAGAAATTTTGTTATTGTGTCAAGTGATAAGTTAAAGAAAATAGATATTAAATATACTGATTTTGTTAGTGTACCTCCAGTTAATTGTTTTTTAGATAAAGAAAGAATTAAAAACGATATGATAAAAATGACAGAAAAATACGATGATGTAGTCTTTGGGTTATCATCCTCTATGGCTACTAACGTCATTGTAGATGAACTTTATGACTTAATTGGGGATAAGTGTACTATGATTGATTTTGGTTCAATATGGGACCCCTTTGTAGGTCATATGGGTAGGTCATATCATAAAGAATATAAAAAAACAAATTTATGATAAATTGTAACCCCTATGGTGGTATTTCTAATAGGATGAAATGTATTATATCAACTATAGTGAAACATGGAGATATAAATCTTATATGGGGTGTACCTAAAAGTGGTGGGGGAGTTAGATGTAAATTTAATGATTTATATAAAAATGTTTACAATGGTAATGGTATAAATAACGTATCTGATTGTAAATTTATTCATCCTCAAATGAATACGCATAATGAAGGTGGTAAAGATAAGTTACCGATTGACCTTAAAAAAAAGTATGTTGAAGTTATCAAAACTTTAGAGCCTATCGATTATATTTCAAATAAAATTAAAGAAGAGAAAGAAAAGTTAGGAGAATATAGTGCGGTTAGCGTTAGAACTTTTAGAAGTTTTCCTGCCGAATATGAATCATGGGGTAGGCATTTTAAAATAAATAACCTTTTTAAGGTAATGGATAAAATTGACGGTAAAATTTTATTAACCTGTGATGATACTGAGACAACAAATTTAATAAAAGAAAAGTATGATGTATATACCACACCTAAAAGAACTAAATTTGGGGATTTTACTACTGTGGAAGGTATGCAAGATATATTAATAGACCAATACTTAGGTAGTTTATCTACAGATATTTATGGTACAAATATGAGCAGTTTTTCTGAAATGCAGTGGTGGTTAGGACAATGTAAACCTAATTATCATGAAATGTCACTACATAAAAGATAAATTATAACCATTTAGATTTGGCGTCATTCAATAAATCATTGTAATTGTTATAACCGTATATTTTTGAACCTGATAATTTTTCCATCCACGAGCCAGTTTTCCATACTCCTCGATTAGCTGAATTACAGTGCATACAATTATAAATTAAAACATCTCCTCCAAAATAACAAGGTATAACTGCATCTCCTGCAGGTGTTATATGGTGGTTAGAATTAGCAAGTAACATAAATTGAATTTCATTATATGACTTATGAGTATTTTTTAATAAATCTTCAATATCTATGACTTCTGAATGTCTTTTAAGTACTTCTTTGTCTCCAATATTAACAGTAGTTTGACCGTTATCTCTTTGTAATTTAAATTTATCAGGATTCTCAGGTGGTCTTATATATACAATTTGATAATCATTTTTAAATGTATTAATTATTTTTTCTAATATTTCACTATTAAAGTAATTATGGGGATGTTGTAACCATTCTTTTGTATTTTTATTATGTATAGTTAGTAACGGTTTATCAAAAATATATGTATCGTTTTTAAATGTTTCTTTATACGGTGGGGGTGTCCAATCTGTATTAATGAATTTTGGACCTCGATGTGTATAACAAGAAGTAAAATGTTCAGTATTACCTAAAACATGTGATAACCTTGGCGGGTCATAATGTTTAGGTAATTCAGTATGGTCATCAGAAAAGTAAAAAACTGAACTTGTCCCTATCTTACTTTTTGTTGAGTTTAAGTTACCTTTTAAATATTGGTCGTAAGAGACTGGAGCATAATACCATAGTATGTATCCAAATTCATCAAACGCCTCAACATTAAAAGTTTTATCCATTATATTGTTTTATTTTTCTTTTGTTATGTCTTTCTAAAACTGTTTTATGTAATTCTCCCATATTTTGTCTAGCTGAAGTGGAGACTGAACCTTTACCTTCACTTTCATGGTGGTAATAAATAAATAATCCTTTAGGTATTCTTTTACCAATAAAACCAGCGTCCATCATTTGTACCCATAAATCATAATCAACCCAACCTTTCATTTCAGTATTATACCCTTCTATTGATTCATATGCTTCACGAGAATACATAGAACTGTTAACAATAAATGGTCCTTGTAAGAGTCTTTCTTTTGACCACTCAGGTCTTTTTTCTAATCCTTGCATTTCCCCAACGTGTACAGTATCACAATATACGGGACTTATCTTAGGATTTTTCTTTATAATATTAACTCCTGTTTTAAGATAACCCGGATAAATCATATCATCAGCATCTAAAGGTAGTATGTATTCACCTTTACCTTCTCTAACCGCCACATTTCGCGTATCGGAAACTCCCGTATTTTCTTTATGTATAATTCGTACACCTTCCTGTCCTTCTAATGAATCTAATTTCATTAAACAGTATTGGTCATCTGAACCATCATTAACTAAAGTAATTTCAAAATTAGTATAATCTTGATTATAAACTGATTGTAAAGTAGGGTTTAATCTTTTGGCGTAATTATAAATTGGCATCGCTAATGTAACTAATGGTTCACCTTTCTTTATTGGTTTTTTATTAAATTTAGTTGGTAAAAGTATTGGTAATTTATCTTCGTACATACTTAAGAATTTTAACCTATTATTTTCCCATTTATCGTTCGTTTGACCTATTGATAAGTGAGTAATTCTCACATCATAAAATACCCCAATTTTAACTCCACTAATAAAATTTTTAAAACTAAATCCTAAATCATAGAAATGAAACCCATCAAAAGATTCGTCAAATTTATGTTTTATCTTAGTTTTGTCTAACGCAATAAAAAGACCGTCAACTATAACGGTATCGTCTAATTTACTACCTTTTGATTCACTATATTGATTAGTCCATTTTTTTTCATCTTGTTGGTGATTAACGATACCTAACATCTCTTCCGTTATTTCCCACCACCTTGCAGATTTAGGAAAAAATTTAGTGCCCGCAACCCCTAAAATTCCATATTCAGGATTTCTTTTAAAGTGCTTTAATACTTTGTTACCCCAATTCTTTTTTTCAAAATATAAATCATCATGGCATAGTACGACAATGTCATTATTCGCTTTTTCTAAAATTATGTTATATACTTCACTTAAGGAGTGTGTGCCTGGATTTTCAAAAGGAATTACTTCCACTTTATGAACACCGCAAGACTTTTCAATATAATCTCTAAATTCGGGGTTAATTTTTTTTGTACTATATCCTATTGTTATCATTAAAATCTATATTAATTTCCTGTCGAACCAAAACCATTTTCATTACGGTCTTTATTTTCGATATCTTTAACTCTTTTTAGAGTAACATCTCTACCTTGTATAACAGGACAAATCACTGCTTGAGCGATTTTATCGCCAAATTCAATAGTCTGAGAGTTAGGACTAAGATTAATTAATATCACTTTAATTTCTCCCGTGTACCCCTCATCAACAGTTCCTGGTGTGTTAAGAACAGTTAAACCTTTATTTAAAGCTAATCCACTTTTAGGTCTGATTTGTATCTCACACCTTTTAGGTATATTAATATGTAATCCTGTTGACACTAACTTTCTATCAAAGGGTTCTAACTTTACCTTTTCATTTGCTCTTAAATCAAATCCTGAATCACTACCATAGTGGTATTTAGGTTCGGGATTAATTGATTTGTATGTGTATTCGACTTGTGTTGGTTTAAATTCAGTAGGTGAGAACGATTTTTCTAATTCATCGTAATCAATACCAAAAGACTCCATCATCGACTTGGGGTCTGTCATATCCACATCACTAATTTGTTTTTGAATGTCTTTTAATTGGGACATATTATTTTTTAAATCGTTAAATTTCTTAAACATATCTTATTTTAAATTATAAATTTTTCTAATTAATTTTACTAACACATTAACATCTTTTTCACAGTAATCCGATATTGGCAATAAACCATTAGAATTCCAATATGTGTCATGAACTAAATTACCTGTAATTTCACCTGTTTTAGGACTTTCAATACCCATAGAAATACACATTAAATCTAATGATGATATACCAAAATTATTACCGAATTGCCATATATCTTTAGTGTCTAAAGCTTTAATCTCCCATGGTTTAGTCTCATATGAAGGTAATAATTTAGGTGGTAATATACCATTGGTTAAAAATCTTTTACCTAACGTAGGTATATCAAAAAACTTAATATTATGACCGCATAGGTAAAAATCTAATTTATCTACTTTATTTAATAAATCTCTAACTTTAAGTAATAATTCCTTCTCATCATCTTCGGCGAATGTTTGAGTATGAACGTCATCGTTTGGGGTAATAAATGAAAATGACGCAACAATTATTTTAGAGAACTCGGCAACTAATGCTGCTTTATTAATAAAAATTTCTTCAGGAGTTTTCCCTTCTTGGTCAGGATATTTCCTAATAAACCAATCTAAGTAACTTTCAAAAAGTCTGGCTAATTCTGGTCTATTTTTCTTTAGTGTTGGTAAATCTTTCTCGACTCCGACAGTTTCTAAGTCAAAAAATAAAAGTTTGTTTAATGGTAAGTCTATCATTTTGTTATTGTTTTATATATTTCAGCTCTTGTTTTTGTAACATTATTTAAATCATAAGTATCTTTTACGGTTTCATATAGTCGTTCCCCTAAATCTTCCGCCCATGATGGGTTTTTAACTAACTTCTTGATATGTTTAGCCCAATCAGAATGATTTCTACCCTCATCGACCAATAAAGCATTACCATCTACAAATTCACCATATTTAAGTGCGTGCTTTAGGTCAATTGTATAAGGTCCTATATTAGATGCTATAATCGCTTTTTTATAAAATCCCGCCTCTATCACCTTTAACTGTGATTTCATTCTATTGAAGATATGATTTTTAATGGGAGCTAAAGAAACGTCAAATTTAGCATAATTTTTAGCGTATGATGTAACAGGTTGTGTCCAAACTCTATGGTAGTATTTTTCGTCATTATATGGTTGTTGTTTATACGTTAATAAATATTTTTTATACTCTTCAGATACGTCATCATGACTTCTCGTAAATATTTTTTCGTACTCAGCCCAAACAGTTTCTTCAGGTTTTATATCCCTTTGTTTTTGTTTCTTTGTTTCTTTATCAATCTCAGTTACCGTACCTCTAATATCGAAACCACACAAATATAATTCATATTGTTCTTTCAATGTACCTAATTTACTAAAACAGTCATCTAATATTTTTAAATCATGTAAGTGAGATGACCCACCTAACCATCCAAATCTAAGCTTATCTGATGGTTCTGTCTTATGTTTAAATTGCGGTTCATTTGGATTAATCGCGTTTGGGAGAACAAAAACATTTTTATTAAATTTTTTAATTTCTTGTGCAAATAATTTAGTGGTGGTTGTAACATATTGAGCGGCTTTAAGATTATTTCTAATTTTTAAATGTAGGCCCGCGTTAACAATCATATCATGAGCTGGATGTTCTTTAGTTGGTAACCAATAGTCATCTATATCTGCCACGGTCACAATTCCCCATTTATGTAATTTCTCTAATAGTGCTGGAGTGCTATCATAATCCTTAGTAATGGTTCTATGAAAATGAACCATATCATAATTTTTCCAATAATTATCATCATCGACTTTAGGTTCATAATCAATATCTACATGAAAATCGTTTGGATTTTGATTTTGTAAAAAAATGTGGGGTTCGACTGAACGAAATTTACCTACTCCTGTTCTATCGGACGGTAATACTAATACTCTTATCTTTGACATATACTTTAATTTTACTCAAAATATAGTAAAAGATTCTTAATAAGAAAAGGAAATATTATTGTTTTACCTTTTTTACTTTAAGTACTTTTCCTTCAAAGACATGTTTACCGACTCTAAGAGATAATGTCTCGTTAACTTTCTGATTACCTTCGATAATCATACCCGAACTTTTTAGTTCTTCTCTTATAACGTCTCTTACGGTATCACGTACAACATCCCTAATCATTTGTTTTAGGTCATTATTAATTGGTAACGATGTAGTGACTTCGTTTAATGGTTGTCCCACACTATTTGATGGGTTAGTTTGAGGTGATGATACAACTGATTCATTACTAGGTTTCGTATTCATTAATCTTGCGGCACCTTCAATAATGTCGTTAGATAAAACAGGTCCGTTCGTTTGTGGTTGGACTATAGGGTTCTCTAACATTAATCTTTTTATTTCATCAGGTAATTTAGAATTTTTAATTGCGTTTTCAGTTACTGGTTCACTCGGAGTTAGGGTCTGTGGCGTAATTTGTTGTTGTTGTTGTTGTTGTGGTGGTGGTTGTTGTATCATGTCTTGAGGTATATTATACGAAGCGTTGATATTTTCTGACATAGGCAATGAACCACCATGTGCTCTTGGTGTTGCATTATGTTTTTCCATTATTTTCTTAGAAACTGCTAATTTCTCCATTAGGTTACTACTCATATTATTAATTATTAAATTTTGCGTTTAAAATCACGCTAGACATACTATTGTCTCCGTTAGGGTTATAGTTAGGTCTAGGTTCATTAAAGGTATCATTAGTTAACTTATAAGTAAATATTTTGTCGACTCTGAATAATCTCCACCCAGGTAATGGTTTTTCACCTATAGTTGCGGTATGTGAGGCTCCTTCCGTATCCCACGCCCTAAGTACCATGTTATTACCACCTTTACTTCTACCCACACACACAGGTTCAATAGTCCTATAACCTTTACCACCAGGTTCTTTACCATCGTAATTAATAATCACAACTTTTCGGTCTCTAATTGACTTTTCAATATCATTAAGAGACGCGATTTCATTTATGAGACCTTTAACCGTGGCAAGTAAATTCATTATAAATCGAAACTTGGATAAGGTTTTTTATGACTATACTTGTCAATTTTTTCATTCTCCACTCTTGCTTGGATATCCGTAGAAGTACCAACTTCATGGTTATAGATATCTAAGTATTTTGCGGTTCCTCTCCCTAATTTGTCACCATCAGCCATCGCATCTGGATGTTGAGGTGAATAAAGGTCACTCTTAGGTGAATAATCATTCTTTGGGAATAATTTTGCTCTTTCCGCTTCAGCGTATTCAGATAAGTTGTTTACTGGTTGAGCGAAGTCTAATTTGTCGTTTTGTGTTGCCATTATATTAATGTTTTCATTATGTCGTTTATTTGTTTTATCTGTTCGGTAACAGACGTATCAAATTTGTTAATACCTTTTTCATGTTTTTGATTAGGACTAACAACTATCCCGTCTTTAGTATGGTATTTTATATATTCATTTTCCATACCACCTTCTAACTTGGCTTTATTACCGATATCTAAAGTTTTTCTCCAATGGTCTAAAACACTGTTACACCATTTCTCCATTCTATCCCCACCGTTTAAAATAAAAGACGGTTCGTCTTTAGTTCCCTCATAACCTTCAAACCAATTTTTAATTCGTTTTATCTGTTGGTAAGTAGCGACCCCACTATCTCTCATGTCTTTGTTTCGATTAAACCCTTCAACATTACTATCCGCGTCTACAGAATCAAAACACTTTGATAGGTGACCACAAAGAGATTCAGGTATCTTTACTTTTCTATCGTATAATTCTTTATTCATTTTTTAAAATTTTAACTAACTCATTAGTAGAAATACCATCAGCTACCGCTAATTTTTTTAAAACTTTAATGTTTCTTTGTAAGATTGGTGAGATTTTACTATTAATTTTTAAATCTTTATTGTCTGATTTAGATACTAACATATCGTCTGCCATCTTAATTAACTCTTCCTTACTTAAAACTTTCCCCTTTTCAACCAATCTACCTTTCATCACAAAATCTTTCATTTTCTTAAAATAAGATGAGTCGTCTAATTTAGGGTCCTTACCCATTTCTTCAGACCGACCTTTAGCATCATCTTCATCAAAACCTAACTCATCAATAAAAAAATCGATAGTCTCATCTGCGTCCATATATTTAGTTTCATCATACCCAAAAGCGTCTTCCATATCCTCCTCACTAATTTCCCTAGGTTCAACACTTTCACCGTAATAAACTCTATAACCCCTTGTTAGAGGGTCTTGAGTGATACGTGCCATGGCAACAGTTTTATCCATGGTAGTATTTCCATCTGCACTAACAGTCGGGTCTAATATTGGTATTTTAGAATTTAACATAGTACCATCATAGTCGATTATTTCGTCCATTTCACCCTCAGGTTTATCACTTTTAGTTGTCGACAAAAACTCTTTGTGGGTCTTACAAGGCATAAATGTATTTCTTTTATGTTTGTGAGAACCTTCACAACCTAATTCATTTGCAGCTTTCTCAGCTTGCTCTACAGTTTTATAAAGATATGACTTCATTGATTCTTTTTTAATATAAATACCGCGAACAAAGTATTTATCTATAAAAACCATTCATGCCCAGTCAGAATATTAATAATTATAATTTTAATCGATACGATATCCGTTTAGACTATAGCAGTTACTTTGACCTCACAATCGCATCAGATGAGAGAGATTATGATGAGGAAGTAGTATTTTCTACAAAACTAATCGCAGAAGACGATGGAGACAGACTGCCCGTATATATTGATTTATCATCAAATTTGTCAAATCAACAAATGAAATTGTTATGGAATGTTAATTATACCGGAAATACTTTAGTTTCAGAAAATTATTATAACCCTAAAAACGTTGATTTATATTGTGAATCCGCGACTACTTTATGTGATATTGGTTTAGTTGCTACGGATAACGGTTTATACGATAAAATGACCGGTGAGACAATAACGTTTACTATGGGTATTAATGATTTTGAAAAATGGAACCCACATTATTATGACCGCAGAATGAAATTTCACCCTGTTACGTCATATGCCGATTGGCCAAATCATAGGTTTTCAGGTAACTCAAAAACCATATATAATGTGATATCTAAAAATAATGGAGACTCTATTGGTTATTATAATGAACTTTATGGGGGGTTTTATCAGGGATTTTATAAGTTATTTGGTTATGATTATGAGGTTTTTCCTGAGAGGGTTAACAAGGGATGGACAATGGAGACCGTCATTAAACCGAGACAAAGGGAAGAGTTTAAAATACAGCCTTCTGAAGTATACTTAAATGATGTTTATCCTGAAAATTCGGGTATGTTCTTTTATTTTGGTACAAGGGCAGAAAATAAATATTATCATCCATCATCAGGTAAGACTGAATCTAAAAGAGGAAACCAAGGTTCAGATGGTTTAGGTTGTTATAATTATAATTGTGGATTTAATGTTGATACCTCAGGCAGTAGTTCTACCCAATGGACATATAAAAGAGTAACTTCAGGTTTAGGGAATTGTATAAGAACATGTGCCTGCTCAAATACTGGCGTAACTAACTCTAATTGTTTTGACGTTTTTCCAACATCAGGAACAACAGTTAAACATAATACAGGTCCTTGTGGGGCATATAACACTACAATCGTAAATCCCCCTGTTGACCCTGGTGTAGATGCGTTATCTAACGCAATGTCAATCAGATTATCAGGAGACCCTAAGAATCCCCATTTATGTGTAAAATATATTAAATTAACTGGTGATTGTGTAACAACAGGTAGTTGTGGTACTACGGGGCTAACATACTCTTCAGGTTACTGTATAAATGAAATATGTTCAGTTAGAGGTATATATGATGATTGTGGTTATGATTCATTAATATGTTTAACCGCAAATACTGAAGAAAGATGGGTAATGTTTTCCGCTGTATTCGAAAGATATCAAACACTGGAGGATTGTGATTTAATCAATTGGGGGGGATTAGGAGATATTAGAGACGTTGTTTATCCTTCATCAATAAATGGCGCTAGTATTAATTTAATTACGCCACCACAAACACATATCGGTAGTAAAAAAGAGAAGAAAACAAGTCTTATAGATTTAAATCGAAAATGGTTAAGAAATAAAGATAGAAGACAAGGTCTTTTAAAACTATATGTTAATGGTTATTTATTTATGGTGATTGAGGATTTTGAAGAAATTATACCTCGTGAATTAAATACCCAAAAAGAAAAACAACTTGGGGTTCCTTTTAACATAAGTTGGGGGGGAGGAACACAGGGACTTAGAGAGAGTCTAATGTTCAGTGCTTGTACCGCAACTGAAGGTCCTTATATTCAAGACCCTGAAGATATGCCGAATCAAACATTATCAGGTACTTCATTATCTGGATTGACTACCGACATTCTAATCGAACCTAATTTTGGTGGTACGTTTATGGGTGGTATATCACAATTTAGAATGTATACGGAGCCGTTGTCAACTCCACAAATACAACATAATTATAGGGAACTAAAAACAAAGTATAATTTATATGATTTTTGGTGTATCGATTGTTTCCCTTGTCTATTAGGGTGTTACTTTAATTTTGATGCCGACGCTGCGGCATGTGATTTTGATTTCGTATCTGATGAAATAACTTGTGATTTTGGATTTAATATATCTGATAATGACCCTAATATATAATAATTAATGATGGAGTTTTTTATAAGAAAAAATAGTACGTTACCAATTATAAAGGTACAAATCGTAAAAGATGGTAGATTAGGATTTCGTGAATTCGATAATTTAACAAAAGACTCTACCATCACATTCAGTATGTGGAATGAAGAAACTAATGTGTATTACATAATGAATAAACCCGCTTCGGTAATGGTTAAACCATCTACGGTCGGGTCCAATGAAGTGGAGTATTTTGTATATTACCAATTAAGTTCTCACGAAACAAGGGATATTGGTGGATATATAGGTGAGTTTAAAGTTACAAATAGTCAAGGTGAAATTATTTTACCGAGAAGAAAAAAGTTATTTATTAATATAACAGATTCTTTTAGTCGAGCTGATTTATGTTGTAAACCAAGTACCCCCAATGGGACATAATAAAAATGATATAAAATAATAAAATATGGAATTTTTTATAAAACATAAAAGTGAATTACCAATTCTTAAAATGCAAGTGGTTAGAGATGGTAGAACAGACGCCTATAAGATTTTTGATACTGACTTAGATACCGCGACTATTCGATTTTCTATGAAAAATGAATCAAATGGTATACAAAAAATACTTATGAATAACGCATATATAACTGAAAAAACACAACTTAATCCTGACTCACCATCAGAATATTATATTTATTATCGATGGAGTAAACGTGATACAAATACTAAAGGTAGGTTTATTGGTGAATTTCATATTCATAATTCAATGGGTGAATTAATTGCACCAATTAGAGAAAATCTTTACATCAATATTATTTGACAACTTCAATAACTTACCTTACCTTTGTTTAAGTGTTAAAGAGTAATCGCATCAATACGATACGAGTAAATGTCTCAAACGAAAAACAAATATTATGGTATCACAAGAAGAAATTGAAATCTTCCTTAACGGAGAAGACCCTGAAAAGTATATAGTAGCGTTAGAATATGATTACGCGTCAGGAAAAATATTCAAAGTAATTCAAGACCCTCTTCAGGGTAAAACAATAAAATCAGACACATTTATCCCATTCGCTTGGGTAGGTAACCTACAAGGAATTAACTTTTATGGTGGGTCTAAATCTGCTCAGAAACAAGCTATGTCTACACATGGTATTATCATAGAAACATTAGATACGCATAATGATTCACGAATGGAAGAAGGTTTAAAATATTTAGTTAAAACAACTAAAACATATAGTAACTTAGTGAACTTCTTCAAGGGTGGTGGGTTAGACCCATGGGGTCGAGGTAATTCCGACTATATAATGATTCTAGCACCCGCGGAACAATATCTCATACAAAAAAATAAAAGACTTTTTAAAGGGTTTGATGAGTACGATGAGGTACATAGGTTTGTATTTGATATTGAGACAACGGGACTATCTCCAGAAGAAAGTAGAATTTTCATGATAGGGATGAAAGATAATAAAGGGTTTGAAAAGGTTATTGCGTGTGAGAATGACGAAGAAGAACGTAAATTAATTATTGAGTTTTTTGATATTATAGCATTTATTAAACCATCGTTAATCGGAGGATATAATTCGGCGTTTTTCGATTTCCCCTTTATTATTCGTAGAGCCGAAATATTAGGATTAGATATCAAAAAAATATCTAAAACATTAAATCCTAAACAAAAATTAAGACAGAAAGAAGGTATGTTAAAATTGGCTAATGAAATGGAGCCATATACTCAAACAATGATGTGGGGGTATAATATCATTGACATTGCGCATGCCGTTAGAAGAACCCAAGCAATTAATTCGGACATTAAAAGTTGGGGACTTAAATATATTACTAAGTTCATCGGAGCAGAAAAAGAAAACCGAGTTTATGTTGAGGGAGATAAAATTGGTAAAATTTATTTTGACAATAAAGACTATTATTTTAATCCTAAGACGGGCGGTTATAAAGAAGTTGGGTCAACAGGTACTGAAGACCTAATGGAAAGATTTCCAGGTCATTACGAGAAGGTAAACGGTAACTATATTATTGAAAGATATCTTTATGACGATATATGGGAGACTATGATTGTTGATGAAGAATTTAATCAAGCAAATTTTCTACTCTCTAAACTAGTTCCTACCACATATGAACGACTATCGACTATGGGTACGGCCACATTATGGAAGATGATTATGGCAGCATGGTCATATAAACATAATTTAGCCATTCCTAAGAAAGGTGAGAAGAGACCATTTACAGGGGGACTCTCAAGATTATTAGCCGTTGGGTACTCTACGGACGTTTTAAAATTAGATTACTCCTCACTATACCCATCAATACAGTTAGTCCATGACGTGTTCCCTAAGTGTGATGTAACGGGGGCAATGAAGAGTATGTTGAAGTACTTTAGAGATACCCGTATTAACTATAAACAGTTAGCCTCAGATTTATACGTATCCGACCCTGAGCAATCTAAGAAGTATAACCGTAAACAATTACCGATTAAAATATTCATTAACGCTTTCTTTGGTTCATTATCTGCCCCTCATGTATTTCCATGGGGAGATATGGATATGGGTGAACAAATTACGTGTACTGGTCGACAATATCTTAGACAAATGATTATGTGGTTTATGAAACGCGGGTATAATCCTCTTGTAATGGATACTGATGGGGTTAACTTTTCCTCACCACCTGAACGTGAAAAACATACATACATAGGTAAAGGTTTAAATGGTTTAGTTGTCGAAGGTAAAGAATACATCGGTACAGAAGCAGATGTTGCAGAATACAACGATATATTCATGAGGGGAGAAATGGGGTTAGATACTGATGGGGTATGGCCATCAACTATAAATGTTGCACGTAAAAACTACGCATTACTTACTGACACAGGTAAAGTTAAATTAACGGGAAATAGTATTAAATCTAAAAAACTACCCACATATGTTGCTGAGTTTTTGGACCACGGGTTAAGACTATTATTAGATGGTAAAGGTCACAAGTTCTTAGATTTTTATTATGAGTATGTTGATAAAATCTATAACTTACAAATACCAATTTCTAAAATAGCCAACAAATCTCGTGTAAAACAAAGTATCAGTGATTATAAATTACATATGAAAAAAAGAACTAAATCAGGTTCTTTAATGTCAAGACAAGCTCACATGGAATTATCTATAAAACATGAGTTAAATGTTGGTTTAGGTGACACTATCTACTATGTTAATAATGGTGAAAGAAAGTCTCATGGTGACGTACAGAAAAAAAATAAATGGAGCGCAACCGCAGCTGAAAAGAGAGAATATGCTATTGTTAATGGGAAACCAATGCCTCCTGACTCTTCCGAAATTGTACTTAATTGTTACTTGATTGATGATAAATATATTAGTGAAACACCTGACAAATTAGGTGAATATAATATCCCTAGATATATGGCCGCGTTTAATAAACGTATTGAACCTTTATTAGTGGTTTTTTCTCCTGATATTCGTAGTGAAGTATTAATCGACAACCCCGAAGACCGACCATTTTTCACAAAATCTCAAACAGAATTAGTAAGAGGTTTCCCAATGAAAGAAGGTAGTCAAGATAATTTAGATGAGGTTTTAACTTTATCGGAACCAGAAATTAGATTTTGGAATGATGTTAATATAAACCCATTTTATATGTACTTAGAAAACACCACTAAATTAGTGGATGAGAAATATGTTAATAAGAATATGGAAATTATGAATTCTTTAAGCCGTCAGAAGACATAACATACCAATTATCACCAACAAACTTTAATTCTACAGAAGCAAATCTTTCGAGTTGAATTTCTTCATATTCTTCATCGATTAGTTTGTCTGTTTTTATAATGGTATCACACATAGACTTAATAGTTATATGGTTAGTCGTAGTGTTATCTAATGTTATAGTACTAACATTAATTTTATTTTTTACAATAATTACCCCTTCTCCATTAGTTGTGTAGTTTAATCCGTTCACAATTATAGAGTCTGAAATAAACTTTTCTTGACCGTTTATTATTTTTTTTATTGGGTATGATTTTGAGATTCCCATATTATATAACATACATTTGACGAGGTAGAGCTCGGTACTGTAATGATTTATTAAGGTTTTCAGCTAAATTAGCCTCTCTTTCCATCATTTTATCTGGTCTTAATCTTTCTAACCTAGCAATTAACTCTTCCATTAATTTACTTTTTTCGTCCTTAGCCTCTGTAAGTAATGAATCATAATCCATTGTGACTTCAGAATCAGGTGTCTTTAAATTACCACTAAATTTACCTCGGACACGACCTAAAGTTTCTTTAACGTATGCAACAAACCATTTCCTAACCCAAGCCTGTGCTGGATTATTTAACTCCGCCCATAACATCTCATCAATAGGTATATCGGAAGGTAATCTAACAACGTCAGGGTTATTTGCTAAACAATCTTCCCTATCATCGGTCTCATAATACCAATACCATACTTTATATTCGTTATTTGCTATATTACCAAAATCAAACTCCCCACCAGGTACATTATAAAGATGTAGTGCTTTTTTACCTTCAGGAAGTGCAGTAATACGGTATGTTAATTCACCACTTATAATTCTTCGTTTTAAATTTATGTCTTGCATTCTAAGTAATATATCAAATGCGGGTGTTATAGCATAATTTCCAGATGAACCCATTTGTGAGAAACCGGCACCACCACCGAGACCTCCACCACCCATTCCTCCCATACCACCCATAAATGGGTCGAAAAAAGCGGCGTCTAACTCCGCACGAGTAAACCATAAAATTTCATTAACTTCTCTACCTGCGGGTATTTCATATATTTGTTGACCGTTTACGAGGTTAATATAATCCCTTTTAAGTATATAGTCACCACCCGCCTGTAGTCCAACAATTTTAGAATATGCGTAAGTGTATTGAGTTTCCCAATCTAAGGAACGTGTAGTAAATGCCCTTGTGACGGATTCTTCATCTAAGTTCATCCCATAAAGAGATGTCCATTGTGATTCAATTAACCAATCATTCACATATTGGGCGTAATCTTGAATTGAAAACTCTAATAGTGAGTCCATCATTTCATCTTCGACTTCTACACTACGTATTGGTGCACCTAGTAGGTGTTTTACGCGAGTATATAGTTTTGTTCTTTGTGGTTCATTAATTACTGACATATGTATGTTTTCTTTATAAATATTAAGAAAACTACATTTCTTTAATTAATATATTCAGATGATTCGTTAAAAACGTATCTACCATTAACTATTTTGGTAGAATTATTCTCAAAAACAACAGTTCCTAACTTATCACTATGGAAAACTAAGTAATCTGTTTTATAGGGCTTAACGTTACCAGTACCATAAACAACCACTTTACCGTTTCGTTTATTAACTCCGTTAAATGGTTTTATTTGTATGGTTTTATCCCCTTCAGGTAATTGGACAATTGCGTCAATACCTTTAATCATATCATCAACATCACCTAATTCTCCAACTTTTTTAACTTTCTCGGTTTTAAAAATTTCCCTTAAACTTACAACTGCATCTACTTCACGTTTATCACCAAACTTATTAGTTTTATCTAAACCAGACATGATAGTTTTAAATGTTGGGGAGTCTGAATTAAAAATACTATATCTTAATTCAACTAAATATTTATTTAATCTATCTACTTCCGATAATTGTTGGTTACGGTTTTTATCGTTAAAGTTAATGGCATCGATACCATATTTTCTTAAGTACTTATTAATATCACTAACTAATGTACAAAACGCAGTATAATTAGTGTTTAATTTATTAATAACTGAACGACCTTTTTGTTCGTAATCGTAAATACCTGACATTTGACCTTCAGAGTACTTATTTTTTTCATACCAATATTCTGAAAAGACCTCTTTTAATATATCCATAATGGTATACATAAAACGTTTTTTAATTTCAGGATTAGTATTAAATAGTCGTCTATATGTTTGAACTTGATTTCTATTACATCCGGCACTTGCCCCTTCAGAGATAATACTTTTTACTATTTTTGTCTCATTTAATTTTTTTGATGTTTGAGATACGTATAATTCGTTAACGTAATCCCAATTAATTACCGACCAAAAATTCCTTATATAGTCATCTCTTTTATTACGATATTTTAAGTAATATGCGTGTTCCCATGTATCTAAACAAAGTAATGGATAACCACCATTTTTTACAACATCCATTAATGGGTTATCTTGGTTCGGTGTTGACATAACTTTTAACCTACCCGATTTAGTCAGAACCAACCATGTCCATCCAGACCCGAAGTTTTTAAGTGCCTCATTACTAAATATTTTTTTAAATTTTGGAAAATTATCAAAATCTTTGATTATTTTATTGTAGATTTCTCCATGAGCTTTTTGTTTTTCAGGTGACATGATTTTCCAAAAAAGTGAGTGGTTAAATACTCCTCCACCATTGTCTCTGATTGTTTTATTATATCTCGATATACCTTTTATTATTTGTTCTAATCCAATATCTCCATCAATTTTACTTGATAGCGCGTCATTTAATTTTTTTACGTATCCTTTATAGTGTTTGTTATAGTGAGTATCCATAGTTTCTGAGTCTATAAATCTCTCTAAGGCAGAATAAGAGTACGGCAATTTTTCAATACCTATTTTTTTCATTTCTGTTAAAATTTCTTTAGGGAATTGCGAGTTTTTGTGATTAACTTCTGTTAATTCTTCTCGGCTATTTAATTTATGTTCTATAAATGAGATTTTATTTATTAATCTTTTGAACTTCATTTTCTTTTAATTATAAATAATGGTCAATTAGAAATCTTCATCGTCTTACTGATATTTGATTTATAATTTGTTCCATAATGTCTCCTCTATCTTCGTTATCACCCATAACTGTCTCAAATATATTCTTTTTTCGGGACAAAATATCATAAATCGCCCCTTCAATAGAATTTTCAAAGATTGGGTAAAATACTGAAACATTTGAATTTTGACCATATCGATATGCCCTATCTTCAGCTTGTGAGTGGTCTGAAGGTACAAAAGATAAGTCATTCATTATAACGGCTTCCGCAGCGGTTAATGTTATACCAACACCAGCGGCTTTTAAATTACCGACAAAGACTTTAATTTTATCATTTTCTTGGAATTGGTCTACCGAGTTTTGTCTAGCAATTTTACTCATTTTCCCATCTAACTTAACCGCTTTGTTCCCGAAATGGTCGGTTATTCTATTTAAAACGTCAGTAAAATTTGTGAATACAATAACTTTTTTCCCCTGCTCAATTATATTTTCAACTAATTCACAGGTCTCATTGACTTTACTCTCAGCGATGACTTGTCTTACTTTCATTAGTTTAGAGAATTGAACGGTTAATGATTTCTGTTCACTGTCATCTTCAATCCAATTATAATATTCACCCATTAGTCCTTCATAGTCTCTAGACTTTAAATTTAAATAAATTGGTGTAATTATTTTATCAGGTAAATCTAAAATGTCTTGTTTTAATCTTCGTAGTACATGGGTTTTAGTTCTATCACGTAGTTCAGTTAAATTAGATGACCCATTTACGTTCCAAACTCTACGGTTACCTACATTAAATTGGTACCCCTCACAATATCTAATAACATAAGCCATCCAATTATATGCAACGGGGGACTCAACTAAATTTAGTAAATTATAATAATTTATAGGTCTCGATGTCATTGGGGTTCCCGTTAATAACCACACTTTACCTATTGAATTAATTATGTCGTTAATAAGTTTAGTTCGTTTAGCTTGTACATTTTGTATATAATGGGCCTCATCCACAACTACTAAATCAAACCCTTCTTGTAGAATAATAGATTCTTCTTTATTTTTTAAGTCATGGAAATTTTTTAAAATATCGTAATTTATTATTACAAAGTCGGCGCTCTCCCATTTCTTACCCTCAACAATTGATATTGTTTTATCGGTATAATTTTCAATTTCTCTTTTCCAATTAAATTTTAAAGATGCCGGACAAACAATTAAAACTCTTTCTACTCCAGATTCTAAAGCGGCTATTACTGTAGAAGTAGTTTTACCTAAACCCATATCATCCGCTAAAATATATTTATCATGTGTCGCCAATTTTTCAATTGACTCTATCTGATGTTCTAACGGTGGACGATGAGAATATTTTGAATAGTCAATCGATACTTTTAGGTTCTCTTGAGTTTTAATCAATGATACACGAGGTAACCAAAATGAGTGTAATTTTTCACTCTCAAAGATTTTACCCCAAATGTGAAAGGACTTATCTTTTTCTACTAAAAGTTTTTCAACAAATATTTTTTCAGGTACTTTTGTAAGTAACTTATCCTCCATCATTTTTTTACCAAAATAACTATCTAAATCAACCCATTTTCTCGCTATTTTTGGGACAAGATTATGGTAAGTATTAATATAGTCTGATTGGGCTCTTGTGAGTTTAAAATGTTTCTGTTCTCTAAACTTCTTTTGAATAGATTGTATATAGTTATTGAACCCATCGTATACTTCTAATATACGTTGAGCCCTTACTTCAGGTATTTTGGATAATTTATCTTTATTACTTTCCATATTGAGATATTTATAATATAACAATAAACTATGTATTTATCAATATATGAGTAACAGAAAGATACCTATAACACGATTAGAGAAGTTTTTTGGGTCCGAAGATTTTGGTTTAGAACAAAGTATGGGTCGAGAATGGCTTGAGGGTGACATGCATTTTACTATAGTTTTATATCGGGTTGACCGACAAAAAACAAAAACTGACGATGTTTATGGTGAATCATTAGAAGACGGAATACAATTTTTACCACCTGTAGAGTTTAAAGGTTATGTTACCATTGAGTCACCTGATAATCAAAATTATGCTAGTTCTAACTTATCTCAAATGGAGCCCGGGAACTTAAAAGTGGGTGTCTATCAAGAATCGTTAGATGAGTTAAATATCGACATCGATTATGGTGATTACTTAGGGTATTATGAAACTGAGGACCGAGTAAGATATTATTCAGTTGTAAATGACGGCCGAGTTGTTAGTGATAATAAACATACGTATGGAGGTTACAAACCTTTCTACCGAAGTATAATTGCAGCACCTGTTAATGACGGTGAATTTAGAGGGATATGAAAAAATTAATAAAAGAGATAAATTTAATTAAAAGTTGTATGGTACATATGTGTGAAGGTATCGAGGGCGAAAAAGTTGTGTGTGATGATTGTGGTTGGTCTTGGGATTTAAGTGACGGTGGGGATGACCCATATATTTGTCATAAATGTGGTAACAATAATCAAGAGGTAAACTACGTAGGTGAAAAAGTTATGGTTTATTATAATTTACATAAACACACATTTTCAGTTTCATATAAGGGTAAAATTGTTATGTATGCCGATTACGTTAAATTAAATGACGTAGAGTTTAGAGTTAGACAGGGAGGAAAAGAAAAAGTAAGGGATGAGATGAGAAAAAATGTCCACGCGTTTGTTATCGGAACCTTAGTGGAGTTTTGTAATTACCCGTGTGAAGATTTACCTGATGAGCCAAATGAAAACATAATCACTTATAATCCGTATAAGTACGATTCATTCGTCAGAAAGGGAAGTGAAAAACCAATCTATAACGCTAATGAGGTTGAGATGATTAACTCTAAAAATAAAGTTTTTTTTATAAGTGAAAATAAAAAATAATGGGATTACCTAAAAACGTAAAGAAACATTTACCCTTAACTCTCAATAAGATTCTGCTTAAAAGGAGGGAAGAGTTGTTGGAACAAATTGAAGAAAATGGGACTTACCTACCTAAATCTATTCTACACGCCGATTTAGATAGGGGTATGTTAGATTTCGTAAAGAATGAATTAGGTATTTCAGTAAACGGTAAAAATATAAGTAATATTGATTTAATTATTACTACCCAAAATTGGGCACAATTTACTGAAACATGGAATTTTCAAGATTTAGATAAAAATATAAAACCACCCTTTGTTGCCACAGTTAGAAATCCTGATGTTAAATTTGGGACTAACCCATCCTTACAATATACAATACCTAATCGTAGACAATTTTACTACGCTAAAGTACCCACATGGGATGGTCAAAGAAAGGGTATGGACATTTACAAGATACCCCAACCTGTGCCCGTAGATATAACATTTAACGTTAAAATATTCTGTAATAGAATGAGGGAACTGAATGATTTTAATAAAAAAGTCTTACAGAAATTTTCATCAAGACAAGCATATACCGAAATAAAGGGACATTATATCCCAATGATTTTAAACAGTTCGTCTGATGAATCTGTTTTAGAATTGGAGAAAAGAAAGTATTACGTACAAAGTTATGAATTTCTAATGATGGGGTTTCTATTGGATGAAGAAGAGTTTGAGGTTTCACCGGCAATTTCAAGAACCGCGACTATCTTTGAGGTTGACACATTGAATACTGGTCGGAAAGTAGAGAAGTACCCTTCTAATCCAAATAATTTTGATTTAGACATACGTTTTATTAATGGTGTTACGTCTTTAACAGAGACTTATAGATATGAGATTAACTTATCTATTTTAGAGAGTACTAATGTCGATAGTTACTCCACATACATTAATGGTAATTATATTGGTGACGATGTTCCGGTTATTAAGGTTTCAACTAATGACTCAATTAAAATTGATGTAGTAAAGAATGATAATAGTAAGGAGTCAGTTTTAAAAGCTAAAGCTCGTTTACTTTAGTCACTCCCCATAAATATCCTTTTCTTCTTTACACTTTTCTTCAATTAATTTCTCAATGAATTTATATAACGTAAAACCATGTTTTTTACAGTAGAGTTTTAATGTCTCATGAGACTCAGGTGAAATTTTTATGTTTTTTATTTTACTCATAGGTGTTTTTTTAAAAAGGTAGAAAAAAGGTAGAAGTTTTTCATACTCTTTATAAATATAGTCTTAGCTTAATAGTTTTTTGGTATTTTTCATAATATTTATCAATAAATAAAAACTTAAGAAAAAAATTACACAATGGCAACATCTAACAAAGTATTTGTATCTCCGGGTGTTTATACATCAGAAAGAGATTTAAGTTTTGTAGCACAAAGTGTGGGAGTCACAACTCTTGGGTTAGTAGGTGAAACAATTTCGGGACCAGCGTTCGAGCCGATTTTCATAACTAATTACGATGAGTTCCAATCCTATTTTGGTGGTACAAATCCAACTAAATTCGTAAATACTCAGATACCTAAGTACGAGGCAGCTTACATAGCAAAGTCTTATCTACAACAATCAAATCAATTGTTTGTTACTAGAGTACTTGGTTTATCAGGGTACGACGCAGGACCTTCATGGTCAATAACAACTATCGGTAACTTAGATAGCTCAGGTACAACCGCTACGGGAGTAGCTGGACCTTTTGCTATTTCATTTACAGGAGTTTCAGGAACATCCACAAGTCTTGAGGTAACCAGCTACACCTCATTACCTTCAGAAATAGAAGATGTGATAACAAATCCATACACTACGTATACTGGTGGAGAGTCCTCTATCATTCGTGATATGAATACATACTTATATTCGGAGATTGTAAACAACACTACTTCAGGAGAAACCTCTTATTTTTGGGGGTCGGTAAGTGCGGATACATTTAATAGTACTACAGGTGATACGGTTAATCAAACGGGAGCTCTTGGGTCAGTTAATACTAATGTATTTAATGTGGAAGATATTCTTTTTGAATCTTGTGATTTAACCGCATCGGTTAATGACCCATGGTATTACGCATTATTTACTGAAACCGCTAACGTGTATAACGGTACAGGTTTTGGTATGGGTGTAACATCAATGACGAATGTAGGTCTTAACTTCCAAGGTACGGCTAATGTTTATGTAACAAACTATTCGGGTACACCATATAGCGGTTACCACGATGTGGTAGTTGCAACTTTACGTTCAAGAGGTATAGATAACTATACAAATGATGACGGACCAGTTTATGAGGTATCAGGGGTAACTGACGTTCTTTTAGATTGTACAGGAGCGTATTCTGGTATATCCACTAATCCTTTTTCGACTTTTGCAGTCTCTGCAACAACTACCGATGGAGATAACTTTATATTCCAAACATCATTTAACTTATCTAGTTCAAACTACCTTTCAAAGGTATTTGGTAAATCAAATTTTGCGAAACCGAAATCAGAGGTACCATTATTTGTTGAGGAAGAATATTATAACTTATTAAATACGGGGTATCGTTTAGGTAAAGTCCGTGGATTAAGTTGTGAACTAATTGATTTACCAAGTGCTAGACAAGATTTAGCGACCAATACAAGTATTGGGTGGTACTTAGAAAGATACCAAACACCTGAAACACCTTATTTCGTTTCTGAATTAAGGGGTAATCAAATTTACAATATGTTTAAGGTATTAACGATATCTGATGGTAACACCGCAAATAGAGAGATAAAAGTTTCCATTATGAACATTTCATTTAATAATGGGACATTCGATGTAGTTGTACGTGATTTCTTCGATACCGACGCTAATCCAGTAGTTTTAGAGAAATTTACTAACTGTACGATGGATATGAATCAAAATAGTTTTGTAGCTAAAAGAATTGGTACATCTAATGGGGAGTTTGAGTTAAGGTCAAGATTTATAATGTTAGAGATGAATGAGGACGCACCTTATGACTCACTACCTTGTGGTTTCCGTGGATACCAAACTAGACAATACTCAGGAGTTAATTCACCATTCTTAGAATATAAAACAAAATACGACACACCAGGTGAAGTTATTTGGAACCCACCATTTGGAGCGGCGACAGGTAGTGACAATGAATCGAGAAGTTCAGGTGATAGAGTAAGAAGAACTTTCTTAGGTGTTTCAAACACCGTAGGGATTGATTCAGATTTCTTACAGTATAAAGGAAAACAAAACCCTACAAATTTAGGGACTGCAACTGATTCACAACCATGGGGTTACCTTACTAAAGGTTACCATATGGATTCAGGAGCAACGGTTATTAGGATTTCTTCTAATTATGTTACGTCAGGTGAAACGGCTTTTGAAGTTGGAGACGCGAGTTTCGATTCAGAACCAACTGAAGGTAGTCCATATTTTAGATTAAATGCACGTAAGTTCACAGTAGTTCCATCGGGAGGTTTCGATGGATGGGATATTTATAGACAATATAGAACTAACGGTGACAGATATCAATTAGGAGCTGCAGGATTTAGAAAAGGGGCGGCACCATCGATAAGTTATCCAACCGCAACAGGATGGGGAGCATTTAAACAAATTGTAGGACCAGACCAATTAACTTGGGCTAACACAGATTATTACGCTTACTTATGGGGTCAATATACATTTAATAATCCTGAATCAGTTAACATTAATGTGTTTACTACAACAGGTATTGATTATGTAAATAACTCAAACTTAGTTGAGTCAGCAATTGATATGGTTGAACAGGATAGAGCAGATTCAATTTATATCTGTACTACACCTGACTATCAAATGTTTACACCTTCATTAGGTAGTTTTGATACTGACTTTATTTACCCTGAAGAGGCGGTAGATAATTTAGTAGATACGGGAATAGACTCTAACTACACGGCAACTTATTATCCATGGATACTTACGAGAGACACGGTTAATAATACACAAATATATCTCCCACCAACAGGTGAGGTTGTTAGGAACTTAGCATTAACTGATAATATAGCTTTCCCATGGTTCGCATCAGCGGGTTACACAAGAGGTTTAGTTAACTCAGTTAAAGCACGTAAGAAATTAACACAAGAAGATAGAGATACACTATACCAAGGTAGATTAAACCCAATTGCAACCTTCTCTGATGTTGGTACTGTAATATGGGGTAACAAAACTTTACAAGTTAAAGAATCTGCACTTGATAGAATAAACGTTAGAAGATTATTACTACAAGCACGTAAACTAATTTCAGCTGTGGCGGTAAGATTATTGTTCGAACAAAATGACGAACAAGTAAGACAAGAGTTCTTAGACTCAGTTAACCCTATCTTAGATAGTATTAGGAGAGACAGAGGTTTAATTGACTTTAGAGTTACAGTTTCAGGTACACCTGAAGATTTGGACTCTAATACGTTAACAGGTAAAATTTACTTGAAACCAACAAGAGCACTTGAATTTATTGATATTGAATTTTTGATTACTCCTACAGGAGCATCTTTTGAAGATATTTAATAACTAACTATATTTATAATAAAGAGGGGAGTTAATTCTCCCTTCTTAGCCAATTAAAAGTTTAAATAAAAATAAAATGGAATTTAAGAAAAAAATACTTAACGAAGCTTTAGACGTAAAGTCTAACGGTAGTAAGTCTTTCTCAGAAAAACCTCAGAATATTGTTATTTCTGAAACTCAACTAGAAAGATTAATAGAGAAAATTAATAAGAAACCAAATAGATAATGAGTTTAAAGGGAGTCATAAGGGAATTTTTTAACGAAAGGTTACTATGTGAAGGGTTTGACCCTGAAGGTAATCCAGACTTAAAATATTATGCATTCGACTGGGACGATAACATCGCCACCATGCCTACCCAAATTTTAGTATTAACTGACAATGATGAAGAGGTAGGTATGTCTACTGAAGATTTTGCAGATTATCGAAGTATGATAGGTAAAGAGCCTTTTGAATACAACGGTAAGATGATTGTGGGATACTCTAAGGACCCTTATAAAAATTTCGGTATACAAGGTGATAGCGCATTTATAATTGATTCTATGTTAGCTAAACCAGGTCCATCATGGGGTGATTTTGTTGAAGCGATAAATGGGGGTTCCATTTTTTCAATAATCACCGCTAGAGGTCACACACCTTCAGTTTTACGTGAAGCTATTTATAATATGATAGTTACTGACCATAATGGTATTAGTAAGGAATCTTTAATTGACAACCTTAAAAAATATCGTAATATTACGGGTGACGACAGAGAAAATTACTTCGGTATGATTAACGACTATTTGGACCTTAATAGGTATTACCCCGTAACTTACGGTGAAGGTGATGCTGCTGACCCTGAAGAAGGGAAGATTAAAGCTTTACGTGAATTTATCTCTTATGTTAGAGATATAAGTAAGAAAATTGGTAAAGAAGCCTTTCTTAAAAATGATATAAAAAATAATTTTGTACCAATGATTGGGTTTTCTGATGACGACCCAGGCAATGTAGAAAAAATTAAAGCCTTTTTAAATAAAGAATATAAAGATAAACCAGTTAAAACATATTTAACTAAAGGAGGAAATAAAAAAGAAGTATAATAATTATTATTATTTTATTTGCTCTAGTAGATTACTGAAAAAAAAATAAAAGTAAATAGAAAAACTTTTAAACTGGATATTTATAATTAAATAAACTAAAAGAAATATAAAACCAAAATACAATGGCAGACTTATTAATGAAAATGCCCGTTCCTTATGAACCAAAAAGAAAGAATAGATTTATCTTATCTTTCCCATCTTCATTGGGGATTAATTCTTGGTATGTTGAGTCTACATCAAGACCTAACATCCAAATCGGGTCCACAGAAATTCCTTTTCTAAACACATCCACTTACGTGGCAGGTAGATTTACCTGGAACACAATAAACGTTACTTTCCGTGACCCAATCGGGCCATCAGCCTCACAAGCTTTAATGGAGTGGGTTAGACTACACTCAGAGTCTGTTACAGGTCGTATGGGATACGCAGCAGGTTATAAGAAAGATTTAGACTTAGAGATGTTAGACCCAACAGGGGTAGCAGTTGAGAAATGGATATTACAAGGGACATTCTTAACTGACGTTAATTTCGACAGTTTAGGTTATAGTGACGACGCGTTAGCGACAATTACAGCAACATTACGTCCTGATAGATGTATTTTGGTGTACTAATAGAAAACAAGTGTTGATAATAAAACAATCAATAGTATATTTAAAACCATAGAGGTCATTGAACTTCTATGGTTTTTTATTTTAATAAACAATTATGGACCAAGGAAAACAATACGGAGAAATGAATATGGACTTACCACATGATGTGGTACCATTACCATCACAAGGTTTATTCTACACAAGTAAGAAAAAATCTCTTAAGGTGGGTTATTTAACTGCTCAAGATGAAAATATATTATTATCAAACGCAGGGAATAACAATTTAGTGATGACATTACTGAAGAATAAAATTTATGAGCCAGATTTTAACGTAAATGAATTACTTGACGGCGATGCGGAAGCTATCTTAATCTTTTTAAGAAATACCGCTTTCGGCTCAGATTATAATTTTAAATTAAAAGACCCTAAAACAGGGAAAGATTTTGAGACGACAATCGCTTTAGATGAATTAAATATTATAAAAGCTAAAATAACACCAAACGAAAAAGGGTTATTTGAATTTAACCTACCTAAATCGGGCGTTAATGTAAAATGTAGACTTTTAAATGTTCAGGACACTAATGAATTATCTGCATTACCCGACTCATACCCCAATGGAGTAACTGTACCACTTGTCACTAAAAGATTAGAAAAACACATTATGTCTATCGATGGTGATGAAAACAGAGAAAAAATATCAACCTTTATAAGTACGCTACCTATTATGGATTCAAAGTTTATTAGGAACACAATGTCAGATTGTGAACCTAAATTGGACCTTAATAGAACTACTACAGCCCCGTCAGGAGAAAAAGTGAATATGCGTATCACTTTTGGGGCGGAGTTTTTTCGTCCTTTCTTCTAGTTATAGAAAAGTTCTGCTCGATGAGTTCTACTATCTAAGTAAACATGTAAATATGTCTTACTCGGACCTACTTATTATGCCGACATTCGAAAGAAAATTCTTTATTGATAAGTTATCGACCGAATTTCAAGAAAAAAATGAACAAATAGAGAAACAAAGGCAAAAATCTCGTTAACTAATATTTATAATAAAAGAAAAGGATGTTTTTAAATACAGACGGAGTAGCTAAGGAAGTTAAAGATATTGGCGTTAATATTACATTAGCCGATATTGCACTTACAAGTTTTGTTGATAAGTTAAGAAAAAGTATCACGAATGTTGGTTCTTTAATTAATGACGCCGCGGCAATTCAAACTAAGACCGCAAATGCCGTTCGAGAAAATTTAGGGCAAACTAGAGCGGTAAGTAATGATGTTCAAAAAGTTATGGCTGAGTCAGCTAAAAGCACTGTTCAAATTGGTGTTAGTGCTGAAAAAAATATAGAATTATTTGCAGCGATAAATAATTCAATGATGAGAAATACATTTCTCACGGATTCACAAATAACAGGATTTCAAGCGTTAGGTATGACCGCTAATATGACGGCAACCGATTTAGCTACTATGGCAACTTCATTCGATACCTTAGGTTACACCACAGACCAAACACTTGTTATGATGGGAGAAATGACTGATAAAGCAAGGTCTTATGGTTTAAACGTTTCCGCATTTATGGGTGAGGTTAACAAGAATTTAAAGTTAATGGTTACATATAACTTTAAAGACGGTGTCACAGGTCTTTCTAAAATGGTTGCTCAAGCACAAGCCTTAAGAATTGATATGAGTAAGACGGTTAGTTTTGCTGATGAACTAATGTCACCAGAAAAAGCGATTGAAACCGCAGCGGGGTTCCAAATGTTAGGGGGGTCAATTAGTAAATTAGGGGACCCATTCGCATTATTAAATATGGCTCAAACAGATATGGCGGGACTACAAGATAGTCTTGTTGATATGGCAGCGGGGGCAGTTTCATTTAATAAGGAGTCAGGGGAGTTTGATATACCTGTTACTGAGATGTACCGTCTTAGAGAAGCGGCAAAATTAGCGGGAATGGGATATCAAGAGTTTGCGGAGATGGGTATGAAAGCGGCTCAAAAGACTGAAAAGTTAAAAATATTAGATAATTTTAATACTGTACCTGAAGAGCAAAAAGAACTAATCGCTAATATGGGTAAAATTGGGGCTAATGGTAATTTAGAAATAACTATGCCAGACGGTACGGTTAAAAAAATTGGTGAAGGATTTAATCAATTAGTTGCAGGTGATTATGAAAAATTAGGCGATATGATGGATGTTAATAACATGTCAGAAATTGAGGTGGCTAAGGAATCTATGGGTTATCTTAACCAAATTGAGGCAGCTCAGAAGGCTTTAATACAGTTAACTACAATGAATCTAGTTAAAAGTGGGGGTTTTGATAATTTCGCGGAAAAAGCTATGGAAGCCCAAAAATTAATTACCGATGCATTTATGACCGAAGACAAAAAAGGTGGGTTTGAAATGAATCAGACAGTAATTGATGGTGCGGGAATGCTTGAAACCCAATTACAAGGGGGTTTAAAAGATTTCGATAGTACCGCCAAATTAATGGCTTCATCTGTTGCTGATGGATTAAGAACATTTAATGCTGCTGCTGACATATTCTTTGCGGAGGCATTGAAGAAATTTAATGCGGCTAAAATCGTAGAAGGATTAAGTGAAGGTTGGGACACTATGAGTGACGAGTTAATGGAACGATATGAAAACATAATGAATTCTAATGAAACTGGAAGTAGACGAAACTCTAGTTTGGATGGTAACACTCAGATAATTGACCAAGAAACTGGGGGTAGAGGTAATCCATCAACTAACAACGAAACTGGGGGTAGAGGTAATCCATCTATATCTAGTCTTAATACCAACACTAGTAGTATAGGTGAACCAACAACTATGATGGCATCTAATTCTAATGTAACTGTGAGTGGTCAAGTTAACCTCACACTTGAAGGGATACCAACCAACTCAGTATTAGATAAAGATGCGTTAGCTAACTTACTAATTAATAACCCAACCGCAATGGCTACGATTAATTCTCAAATAAATAATACGTTAGGAACTTATAACTCCTAATCGTTATAAAATAATGTTGGTGGCTTGAGATAATTCTACTCGTTTAGATTACGCAAAATTATGTTACCATCTATTTATCTAAAAAGAATATATATAGATGCAGAGCCCGTTATCATTTGATTCAACTGAGAACTTTAGAAAAAAGTTATTAGTTAAAAATTTACAACCATACAATAGTGATGGATTTAGACCGGCTAGCCAGCCAGGTCAAAGTGAAATCATTATTAATGACGCAGCAGTTATTGATACCCAAGAGGTTGAAGTTATAGGTCAAAGCGAGGGTACTTATGCCTATATTAAAAACCAATATGGTCCTGAAGGAGGTTTTGGGTTACCTAAATCTATTGAAGATGTTACGTTTATTAATTCAGTTACAAGTTTTAGTAATACCATAAACCTTGATATGGGACAAGGAATACCCGCATTGGTTGGTAAAAGTCCTTACAATACATTTATTGCTTCATCATATAATCCATTCACACTATTAACTAGTCAAAACCCACAAGGAAATAATGGTTCATTATCTCAGGATTCAGACTTAGCGAGAATAGCCGCGGAATCACTTAAAACTGAGTTTCAATATAGAGTCGCTGAAGAAACCTACCAACAAACAATAGGTAGGGTAAATGCCATTGACGCATTATCTGACCCATTTGATTTATTAGCTATAGTTACAGGCAACAAATCAGTCATCGAGAGAGATTGGAAAATTTCAGTACCTAAAAGTTTAATTGGTAAAGGGTTAGACTTTATAAGTCGTATTAGTGGAATTTACTCACCATACTCATGGATACCGGGAGATTACTTTAGTTCGGAACCAAAACAAATGTACTTAAATCAGATAGCTAACCAAGTTACTGGTCTATTTGATAAGAGAGGTGTATTAAAACTACCAACTGAAAAAACAGGGATGCAAATATTCTTGGACAACACAGGTGGGGGTCAACGGTCAAGACTATTTCACGGACTTAGATTAAATCGGTATATTCCTGATTATAATAAAAATTTCTTAACCGATTTATTTACTAAAGTACCTAAACAAAATTATTATGTAGGTAGTTCACAACAAGAAATGAGGGATATTGTTGCCCCCGCTGAGTCATTGCCGTTAGATAGAGATGGTAATAAGACTCAATCGCCGGTTTATGGATATGATGAAATCGCAAAAATATATGAGAATGAAAAGAGGGATAACATATATCAATTTGGTCTAAACCAAACTTCAACATACGATAGTGGTGGGTTACAAGGTGGGTTTACGTGGGTATCACCTAAATATCAAGAAAGAGCAGGACAAAAAGTTGGTAAAGGGGCTGAGTTTTATGGTACCATTGACACAGATTGGAACGAACAAGGGGTTCAAAATACTTTTACTGCGACACAATCTGTTGATGGTTCAGGTAATTATGAGTACACAACGGGTTCAATATTAGATAATACTCAAAAATTAATTAACGCGGCGGATGATGTTGTTGGTGTTAGAAAATTACAACATGTTGGTAATGCGATAGACCAAATATCTAAAGTTTTTCATGACGGTACTAGAGAATTAACTAAAGGTTCAAGAGTAATAGCATATAAAGATATTGCAGGCGATATTGTAGGTCAAGAATATTGTCGAGTTTTTACTAAAGACACTCCTTACTTTTCTATGGCCGACCTACAAAAAGGTGACGGAATAGTTAATAGTGGAAGACGATTTTCTTACTCAGTATTAGACAGTACTTATAATTTAAACATTGCACCTATTAGAGGTAATGAAAGTACAAATCTAATAGGGGAAGGATTAGCCAGTAAGGTTAAAAAATATATGTTCTCATTAGAGAATTTATCATGGAGAACATCAAGAAAAAAAGGTTTTACCTACCAGGACTTACCTCATTGCGAGAGGGGACCTAATGGAGGAAGAATTATGTGGTTCCCTCCTTATGATATGAAAGTTAGTGAACAAAACTCGGTTAATTGGAATACAAACGAATTTTTAGGGAGACCTGAACCGATATACACGTATAATAATACGACAAGACAAGGGTCACTAAGTTGGAAAATTGTTGTTGACCACCCTTCAATATTAAATGCTATTGTTGATAAAGAACTAGCCAATCAAAGTAATAATAATAAAGTAACAAGTATTGTTGATTCATTCTTTGCGGGGTGTAGAAAGTATGATATATATGAGTTAGCATTGAGATACCCTCAGTTCACATATAGTGACATATATGAAATTATTGTTAATTCACCGGTTGCTGGTGAAGTAAAAGAAAATTTTGATATAATAAACCCTCAGGTTCCAGGAACTGAAGACCCAACGATTGAAGAGTACGAACCTAAGGTTACTGAGACTTCATACGATTTTGCGTATTATTTCCATAATGACGTTCCGGGTCCAAAGGACAAAAATGTTACAACGACTACAGAGACCTATCAATCAACTTTAAAGTCTTATATTGCTTTACAACAAACTTATAAAAACGAATCCTCACCAGAAAATACGGTAGGTGTTGAGGAATTTTATCAAGAAAATATCTTAACAGGGGCAACTAAAGGTCCTCTTTATAAAACACAACAATTTATACGGGGAGTTGGGGAAGCGTTAAACGCGGGTTCTACGGTTAAAATATTACTACAGGGTTCGGCATCCGCACCTAATAGTACCGCATATAATAAATCATTATCGAGTAGGAGAATCGATAGTGTAACAAAATATATGTTACCACTAACTCCAGACGGTACCACTAAAACCTTACAGCAATGGAAAGACGATGGTAAGTTTATAATAGAATCGGTTAAGTCTGGAGAGGAAATTACTATAGGTGGAGTTAATTGTACCGCCGATTTATCTGAAGCCGATAGAACATATTCACCACAAGCCATGGCCTGCAGAAGAGTTCTATTCCATAGTGTTGTTGAAACACCTGAACCGATTCAAGAGGTTCCTGTGACTGATGAAGTAATTGTACCACCTACGGTATCTAATGATGTCGACCAAAGCACTCAAGAAGTGCCGGCAATAAAACAGCCTGAAAGGACTGAAAAACAAAGACAAGAAGTAGCAAAAATAATTGTTAGAAAACTATTAACTGAGTGTGATTACTTCGACTTAGTAAAGGAAAGTTCCCCTATGGTATATAATGGCATTAAGGAGAAAATAAAGTACTTCCAACCAGCGTTCCACTCAACAACTCCAGAAGGTTTAAACTCTAGACTCACGTTCTTACACCAATGTATCAGACCTGGTGACACTATACCTGTGATTGGGGACGATGGTAGACCAACAGAATTTAACGCTAAGAACACCTCGTTTGGTGCACCACCAATTTGTATACTTAGAATTGGTGATTTTTATCATACTAAAATAGCAATTAATCAATTATCGATTACTTATGAACCATTATTATTTGATTTAAATCCTGAAGGTATTGGTGTGCAACCGATGATAGCAGATGTTAATCTATCCTTTTATTTTATTGGGGGACAAGGATTAAAGGAACCCGTTAATAGGTTACAAAACGCACTTTCATTTAATTACTTCGCAAATACTGAAATTTATGATGATAGGGCGGTGGTTACTGAAGATAGAACCGAGTTAAATCAAGAAATATGGGAAGCAATTGAGTCGACAGTACCATTTGGTTCCGATAACCGACCGACCACTACAGATATACCGACTAAAGGTGTTACTATTGGTACAATTAAAACAGATGTTATCACAACCTATCCGACAACTGATATTTCTACCCTTAGTGGTCAGACATCATTTGAAACTATAATGGCAACAGCAATCGAGGATGTTCAGGATTATACAAGTTCGATAACTGATTCACTTAATGAAGTTGCGAATAAGTACTCTATCGATGGTTTAGCTTATTTTACAGATGAAAGAGATTATGTCGATGGTAATGTTTTAGGGTATTTTACTGACGGGTTCACAGGAACAAGTACTACAACTAATTTATTTGGTAAACCAAAAGAAGATGAGTTACAAACTAAAATAAATAATTTATTTGATGAAATAATTATGGATGTTAGTAATGGAAATTCACCATTATTGAAAAACATACAGAATAAAAATTTCAGTAATGCGGATATAGACCTTTATAAGTTTAATATTATGAACTTAATAAATGAAACTAAAACTAACTATATCTCTGACTATATGAGTGTTATGTCAAAAGTTGTTAATAATCAATTAAGTTTAGTTCAGACAATTGATAGAATTAATTTTGTTATGACTAATACCGATGGTTACGCTTCAAAGGCGAGAAACGTACAACAATCTTTAAATGCGACAGATAAGGTAGATAAGACCTCTAAAAATGTTAATAACACATATGAAGAGATGCAGGACGATATGATAACGTTAGGTACCGATTTACAGAACTACTACAACCAAATATTCACAGATAATAATAAGCTTGTTGAAAAACCATTTACGTCTGATTATTCTTTTTCGGTTGAATACCAAAGTGAAGGAATGTATTATGCCAGGTTTATGAATGCGATGTACCAAAAAATATTAAATACTAAAGAAATTATTATTGAAAAATTATTGAATGATAGGTTAAACGGTATTAATAAATGGGTAAGGTATGTAAATAATATTGTTGATGACTTAAATAAAGACTACGAAAAAGTTCAGAATAAGACTGAAAGAGAATTAGATAGATTTAGTAAACGTAGTTCAGTTAGAAAGTTTAACGACTATTCGCCATTTACTAAAGAAAAAGAAAGAATATTTTACTATATAGACGTTCCTCTAGCGAATATTAATACAGTTAAAGACGGATACTTCAATAATTTATACTCAGGACTAAATCAGGGTGGTAAGAACTCGTTTAATGGAAAAAATACGTTTAATTAATTATGAGATATTGGAATAGATATACTGACTTTTTGGTTAATGGACAACAGACCATCGTACCTTTCGTAAGAATACCGTCAAAACCTTCAGATAAACGGTACATCTTTAGGACAGGACGTAGTAGGTTAGATAAATTAAGTTATGAGTTTTATGAGTCACCATATTTTGGGTGGTTAATTTTAGCTGCGAATCCACAATACGGTGGTTTAGAGTCTAATATTCCTGATAACGCACTTTTATTCATACCTTTTCCGTTAACGAACTCGTTACAGGATTATAAAGCGGCTGTTGAAAATCACTTCTTCTATTATGGCAGATAATAAATTCTTTGGTAACGATAAAGTTTATGTGGAGACTGATTATGACAATGTTGTTGTGGTTGACCCAAATAAAGTTGTAAATTCTGACGGTACAGTTCAAGAACGTAACATTAAGGCAGAGAACTTAATGACATACGCTAACTTAGAGGCTAGAGTTATTCCAAGAACTAAACTAGCCGCCGGCTCAAATTATGGGGATAGTGTAAAAAATGTTGGGGTAGCCCAATTAAAAGTTAATTTTTTAGAGGGTAATGCTCAGAACCAAAAAGAACCTAACGTTAATTTAGGGGGTTCAATGAATGATGACCCAAAGTACTTTGATACCTCTTGGACAGACCAATTTTTTGGGCAAGACAGCAATGGTTCAACCGATATTTTTAGCGACACTAACAATGTTGATGCTCAACTATTAGGTATTACGAAAATTAATATTAAAATGAACCCAGCCTTTGTACCTACAGTGACTATTGAAATGACTGATGTACAGGGTAGAGTACTATTTGAAAAAGGGGATAAGTCACCTTATTCATTATTCATGAACTTACCTTACCCAATTTTTATATTAACAGTCAAAGGGCACTATGGTAAAGCTATTAAGTTAGAGTTAATGTTAAAAGATTTTAACGCCAGATTTGACCCATCTGATGGTAGTTATAAAATTACCACATCATATGTTGCTAGGTCACACGCTTTTTTACAAGATACGTTATTAGACTATCTTTATACTACACCACATATGTACCCTAAGAGTTACGAATTAGAAAACGTTAAAGGTATTCCTGCCGGAGGAACAGTGGCAATAGATAAGATAGATACGACTAAAGGAATGGAGAAAATAAAAGAAGTCTATTCTTTATATAAATCTAAAGGATTAATTGCCGAAGATTTTCCTGAAATAACCCTGAATCAAATGAGGATGAGGTTAGAGTACTTCAATAGGTATGTTATGGAAGCATACTCTAAAGAAGATATGTCAGTATTAAATGACGTTGTTAGTTATGAAAAAGGTATCAGAACATACCGAACTAAGGTATATCCTGATATTGGTGAGAATTGGTTTAATCAGTATGTGGATTCGACATCATTATATATTTTAAATGATACCAAAGCTTCTAAGTTATATGGTTTAAAAAAAGAACTTGATGCTCAAGGACGAAGAACCGCAATTTCTAAATTAAAGATAATCGTTGATGAGGGTAATAAAACATTAAAAGATAATCCCACCTTTTACAGTCCGGGTAAATATGTGATTGAAGGTAAAGATAATCCATCGAAGATATCAGTTAATATTAAAGCTAGTGATTTTATAACTAATATCACGGACCCAAGCGTTATTAATTATAAAGATACATATATTGGACGAAATGGTAATGAACCAACTGAAACCCAATTAGTTGATTTTGAGTTAAAACTTAAAGCGGAATTTGCGGTTGAGTCAAAAAGTTATAAAGTAGGTCCTGACGGAGAATTACAAGAAACGGAAAGCCCATCAGTCTTAATTTCATTTGGTAACGTAGTTAAAGATAAAAACTACATGAATGGAAGTTTCTTAGCTAAATTATCCAAAATTGAGAGCACATTCAAGGAGAAAAGAGAAACTATTGAAAAACTATTATCAGAAGCCTTAGCGAAAAAAATAATATCATCTGATGTTGGTTTAGGATTTAATCCCACCATGAACAATGTTTTGGCCGTTATATGTGCAAATGCAGAGGCGTTCTATAGGTTAATGGATGATACCCATACCGACGCTTGGGAGGTTAGAACTGACCCCGTAAGGTTAAGTGCTATCATACCTCCTGAGAAATCTTTTGGTGTTGAGGGTAAAAATTCATTAAAAACAGTTACTGTAGGTGGATTAGGTGATACATTGGAAAATCCTCAAATCGTTTACCCTTGGCCTCAATATTTTGAAGAGGAATCAACCAAAAAAGGTGACGCTGAGTATGTTTTAAAGTATCCTGGTCAAGAAGATGTCATAAACACAATCCAAGGATATGATTATAATATATGGCCAGAGATACAGTTTGTTGAGGAATACCTTACCGCGTCATTAGAACGAGATAAACCTAAAATTAATATTAATTATGGTAACGAAACTCAAGTTTCTAAATATATTGGTATAAATTCTGTGGAGTTTCCATTTGAACATACCCCATATAGTAATGAAGAGTTTGTTTCATTTTTTTACGAAATATATGAAAGAACTTATTTAGGGGCTAACTATACTAAGGTTATAAGAAATAATAATTTTAGAAAAACATTATATAATGTATTAGCTGATTTTGAATCTGTCAACATTAAGGATGGTTTAGATAATATTCCTGAATTAATGAAAATATTAAAGGAGTTTAAATTTAACGCGTCCACATTTAATCAATACCTACTATCTATTTCAAATAACGGGGAAGGTAGTTATTACGCGAGAAAATCCAGAGATATTTTTACTCAGGACTATATCAAAGGTTATATGGATGTTGATTTCGGCATTTATAGTATCGAAAGTATGAATTCAAATTCAATGGAAATTGTGTCTTCAGTGGATTCAGTAAAAGATTTAGAACAATATATTACAAGTTCATCATCAAACGCCACAACACTAATGGATGTGTACCCATTTAATAACTTAATATGGTTACAAAAAAATACCTCAAAAGGTACTTCGGTGGGTAGCATTGAAAAAGCAAATGGTACTGAAAGTGTTATGAATTTTAATATACTTAAAAAAACTATCGCGACATTTGATGACCAATCTGATACCGATGAGAGGTATAATAATAGTTATATGACTTATTTTCAGTATGAAAAAAATTACCCATCAAACCCCAACCAAAACACGTCAAATAATAGTGATAGTACTCAGTATGAAACAAATGCTCAGTCGATTGTTTACTACAATAATCGAGAAAATAAAGATTTTTATTTAACTGAGGGAAGTTTAAATTATGGTACGGACTATAATGGAGCGACTAATAACCTAACATCGACACAGACAACATCACTTTTAAATACCCCTTATTTTACTAACGCATTATTAAAAGGTGTGTCGGGCGAAACTAATGGTAATGTTAATCCATATGTTGGTTTAGGTTACCTTTATTTAAACTCACTTCCATTACCAACACTAAGCGAAAAATATTTAAGTCGAAATGAAAGTGAGGAAGGTGTTACAACAACTAAATGGGGGGATAACATATATGCGGGACTAAGTAAATTTGCGGCAATACATAAGATACCCTATCTTTGGTTATTAAAATACGGTTCAATATGGCATAGATATAAAGAGGATAAAAATGGTAATGGTGATATATTAAATGATATATGGGGGGATTTTAATTATGTTAACGCATATGACCCGGTTACTAATAATATAAATAAAGTATATGACATTCAAAACTATACTGGTGGTTCAACGACTTACGTGCCTCAAACAACTTTAACTACAACTGTTAGTGGTGTTACAACAGATTTTCAATTCACTAATAATGGTTTTTACCCTAAAGTGGTTAACGACACTTATAAATTTTTTACTGGTAAATCTCCCCTAATCAATTATAGTAATAGTGAAATGAATGACCTTTTTAATAACGGTAATTTTAAATTAGGTAAATCACAAAGTAATATTTTATCTGCGGGGTATGACCCAAGTAATACAGGTAAGACCATGCAATATAGTAGTTACTTCCAATACTTTGATATTGAAGGTAATACAAGTTTTGATTTTGATATGGGCAGACCAGTAGATTTAATGACAAGCGCATCCACCTATAACTATAGTAATAGTAATTTCAATCTAACTGCACCATCTAATTCGGGTATAACGGAACCTAACCATAAGATGTTAATAATACCGTCTTCAGGGTATTTAAAATTTACACAAGCACAAAGAGAATGTTTAAATGCACAAGGTAAATTAACTCAAAATATTGATATTAATAACAAGTCTATTCAGAATGGGAATGTTAGGTCATTATGGTCGGCCTCAAATAACGGTTACTTTAATAACCAATGGGTTAAAAAGCCAAAGACTACAGAGTATATCAAACTTATTGATAATGATAAAAATCAACAAAATGCATTTAATTTAATTAATACAAGTAGTGATGATGACTATAAATCTATAGAAGAAATCTTTGCAATATTTTCTAAAGAAATGTTAGATGAGTTTGAAAGACATTTCTTAAACTTCTGTAAAAAAGAAAAAGATTACAATCAGATAGTTTTTAATCCATCTGCTAAAAATGATGACGAGTATTTAGGGTCATTTAATATTGAATATGATAATAACATCGAAAGGGTGATGAAAAGTCTATTGATTATTGATAAACCTAACTTAGGTACTGATTCAGAAGACGATGCAAAGAGTATTTCGGAAAAACAAATGGAAAACTTTGTTAACTTAAATAAAACACAAATTACTGAAAGAGATGTCGTTTTAAAGATTGGTAACCCAGGTAGGTTTAATAGAAGAGTTTTTGACTCATTCTCAAAGAATGAAAAAATAGTACCTATTGACCCCATAGATTTTAGTTATTATGTAGAAGGTACGGTACCTACGTCATCAAATGCGACTACGTTGTTAGGTAGTCAGGGTAATTTTCCTGAGGTATGGAGTGAGTTATATCTAAGAGTGGGTGACTACTCTGAAAACAATATTAAGTATTCAGATAATGGGTCATACATTACGGACTTCTTTCCAACAATGGATATTAAGTTTACTAAAGAAAATGTAAGAGATTTGTCACAAATTATTAAAGTATTTATGACGGAAAAATTTGATAATAACAACCTCACTAAAAGTGATTTCCAACAAACATTTGATTCGTTTATGTCTGAACAGGTTACATATCAAAATAATATGTTAAATCAGATTTTTACTACTTTAAATAAAACTTTACCATCGGTAAAGGTAAATAATGCTCAGGTCAGAATATCTAAATTAGACGATAAGGACGGACTACTAAAGACTGAATTATGGACAACATTTAAAAACTTTAATGATAGGTGGATATCGGGTCAAGAAGTTAAAAATAAAACATTATTCGAACAATTTTTATTTTTAGATAAAGCTAATAGACCTATAGGTGATGATGTAGTTATTAATATTGAAGAGTTAAGGTATTTCTTAAAAAATTCTAATGGTAGTGCGAGTGTTTTATCTCTTATAGGTCACATTTTAGAAAAAAATAACTTTATTTTTATGCCGACACCGTCATATTCAAATTTCTATGGTAGAAATGAAAGAGTTAAAGAAGGTATGCCTGACCCATCTTTTAGTGATATCGCAAATAATACCTTTGGAACATTTTTAGAGGTGGATACTCACACTTCTGAACCTAAATTACTAGCTATTTATGTTGGTAAAGTTTCTGAGACTATAAATACTTCACCTGAGAATCAGAATTACTTATATGGTGATGATTCGTTTGATATAACTAAACCTTCACAATCACCCGTTCGAGCATCGGAAGATGGTGTAACTAATTTTTCAAATAGAAACAAAGTAGTTGCGTTTAATGTAGATTTTGGTATCCAAAATCAAAGTATATTTAAGTCAATTTCAATTGATATGGCTCAAAGAAAAAATATAGCCCCAACATTCCAAATATTGGCAGATATGGGTTCACAGGCTGACGGTCAAAAAGTGGCTCAACAATCGGCTAGTTTATATAATTTTTATAAAAGCGCCAGTTATAATTGTAATGTCACATCAATGGGTAATGTGATGATTCAACCCACAATGTATTTTAATTTAAGATATGTACCAATGTTTTATGGTCCTTATTTAATAACTAGTGTAACGCATGACATTACAACTAGAGATTTTGTGACTAGCTTTGAGGGTGTACGTATATCAAAATATTCGTTAAAAATGCCTGACGGGTTAATTGCTAGCGTAAATAGAGAAATTGTACAAAACTATCTTTCTCAAGTTAGGAGAATACCAACATTGGCTGGCTCAACAGGGGATACGGTTAATAGAGCTAACTCGATTAAAAATAGTACAACTAAAAGTGGTAGTAAGACCGAAATAAGTGATGTCCAAAAATGTGTTGCATGTCAAAAAATAAGTAAACCATATGTTAAATTAGAAAAAACCCAATTGAATCAATCCAATTTTAAAACTATAATTAATAGTGGTACCCTCGATGATAGTGTAAAGAAATTTATTTTTGGTATTGGGTATGTTGAGAATGGGTTTAATACTGAGGTTAGAAGTGTTAACAATAACCTCTTCAATCTAAAAAATATGAAGGAAAATGCCGCGTGGACCATTAATTTTGAGGAGCAAACTTGTGTTGATGATAATAACAACGCAATACCTTATCTTTCATTTAAAACCGCAGATGAATCTGTAAGATTTATGGAAAAAGTATGTTCACAATATAGTCAAATAATTGACGCATTCTTAGCTAATTCAACTATTAATGGTAATATCTCTAAAACTTATGCCTATTTATGGTATTACACTTTTAGATTTACAACTTTTGACAAAGAATTAAGTGCCGGTAGTAATATTGATGATTCTATTATCGCATCAGTAAACCACGATTTAACAACTAATTCCCAGTCGAAACAACTTTTTGATAGTGCCGAAGCGAAATTTAAAAGTAAAATAATTGTGTGGGATAACAGTTAATTTAAGAAAAAGAGTAATTTGCTTATATTTATAAATAAAAGATTATGGATACTAAAACATTATTAGACCAGTATTTGTCAAAAGACACTAGAATTACTGAAAAAAATACAGGTAACGGTTACAAAGAAGTTTGTGATTTAGACACTGGGGACTGTTATACCGTAAGAATGAGAGATGGCCTTATAGAACGAGTTGATAATTCTATGAAATTAAATAGGACTTTAAGAGTTGAAACACCTGAAGGGGTGAAGACGCTTTTAAACGGTTAAAAAAAAAACAAAATGTCTGTAGATAAAAAAATATTAGAAGAAATACGTAAATATAATAATATTAACCACTATATTTCGGAACAAGAAATACCTTTACCTGAACCTATTGACGGTGGTGAAGAAGAAATTAGTTTAGATAGTGATGAACTTGAAATGGATGACGTACAACCAGTAGATGTTGCGTCTGACCCCGATGTTGAAGTTGTTGGTGAACCTGAAGTTGATTCAGTAAGTTCAGAAGATAGTGGTACTGAGGAATTAGATATTACCGATTTAGTTACGGCACAAAAAGATATGTCAACTAAACAAGAAGAGTACATGGATAGTATGATGGATAGGTTAAACGACTTAACTTCTAAATTATCCGATATGGACACTATAATTACTAAGATTAATGACTTAGAAAATAAAGTTGAGAAGTACCGTCAAAAGTCTCCTGAAGAAAAATTATCGTTAAGGAGTTTAGATAGTTACCCTTACAATCAAAAGTTAACTGACTTTTTTATGGACAAAGGACCTGACATGGAAAAAACGGGAAAAAATGAATATGTTTTAACTTCCGATGAAGTGGAGAGTTATACCGATAGTGATGTTAGGAAATCATTTGATACACCATTTGAAGAAGAGTATTAAAACCCAAACACAAATATAAATAATACTAAAAGACCATTCATTAATGGTCTTTTTTTATTTGACTTAGTGAGTTTCTTTGTTATATTATTACTTGAGTAAACGATAATAATTTAAAAACAGAGAAAACAGAAAAACTATGGCAAATGCATTAGACGCAGTATTGGCTCAGTATGAGCAAAATACTTCAAAAACAAACACAGGAAAACAATCTATCTCACAAGAAGATAGACTAAAACGTTATTTCACCACTTACCTACCAAAAGGTACGAAATCAGGTCAGAAAAGAGTACGTATTTTACCAACACCTGATGGTTCATCCCCTTTTAAAGAAGTGTGGTACCATGAAGTACAGGTTGACGGTAAATGGACAAAACTATATGACCCAGGAAAAAATGACGGAGAACGTTCACCTCTTACTGAGGTTTACGAAGAATTAATCTCAACAGGTAAAGAATCAGATAAAGATTTAGCTAGACAATATCGTCCACGTAAATTTTATATTGTAAAACTTATCGATAGAGAAAACGAAGACCACGGACCTAAATTTTGGAGATTCAAAGATAACTACAAACAAGAAGGTATTTTAGATAAGATTATTCCAATATGGAAAGCTAAGGGAGATATTACAAATGCGGATGAAGGTCGTGACCTAATGGTCGAACTTTCAAAGGCGAAAACACCTAAAGGTATTGAGTACACAGTTGTTCAAACAGTTATGTATGACGACCCTTGTGTAATCCATGAAGACAAAGCTCAGATGAAAGAATGGATGACTGATGGGTCAACATGGCAGGACGTGTACGCTCAGAAACCCGTAGAATACTTAGAGGCTATTGCAAGAGGTGAGACACCTGTTTGGAATACAGATTTAAAAAAGTACGTTTATGGAGACGATTCGTCTGAAGTGGTATTAGGGGGTTCTAATGAGCCGACTAAGACTGAAGAAACCATTGACCCACAATCAAGTGAAAGTGTAGACACAAATCTACCGTTTTAAAGAAAAACTAATTAATTAATTAATTGATGGTAACGACATTCGTGTCGTTACCATTATTATTCTTAAAAAAATATGACAATAAAGAAAAAAGATTTTAGTAGTATAAAAAAGAAATTTTCTACATCTGCAAAATATAAACCACAAAGGTTTTTTGATTTGGGTGAGGATTTCTTAGATGCTGTCGGATTACCCGGACCAGCAATAGGTCATTTAAATATGTTTTTAGGACATTCAGATACGGGTAAAACAACTGCGTTAGTAAAAGCCGCGGTAGACGCGCAGAAAAAAGGTATATTACCTGTATTCATTATTACGGAACAAAAATGGTCTTTTGAACACGCAAAACTTATGGGTTTTGATTGTAATGAAGTGGTTGATGAAGAAACGGGTGAATTAGATTGGGACGGGTTTTTTATTTTTAATAATAATTTTAATTATATAGAACAAATAACTGACTTTATTAATGAGTTATTAGATGCTCAGTCTAAGGGTGAGTTAGATTACGACTTATTGTTCTTATGGGATTCCGTAGGTTCAGTACCATGCAAAATGACTTTTGATGGTAAAGGTGGTAAAATGCATAATGCGTCCACGTTAGCGGATAAAATAGGTATGGGTATCAACCAAAGAATATCGGGTTCGCGTAGAGCGGATTCTAAGTATGAAAACACTTTATTAATCGTTAATCAACCTTGGGTACAACTTCCTGATAATCCATTTGGTCAACCTAAGATAAAGAGTAAAGGGGGTGAAGCGATTTGGTTAAACTCTTCTTTAGTTTTCTTATTTGGTAATCAAAAAGACGCGGGTACTACCACTATATCTGCAGTTAAGAACAAAAGAAAAGTGAAGTTCGCGTCCAGAACAAAAATATCGGTAATGAAAAATCATATCAACGGATTAGGGTATGCTGATGGGAAAATAATTGTAACTCCTCACGGATTCTTGGCGGGTAAAGAAAGTACTGAGGAAAAAAAATCAATTGAAAAATACAAAGGTGAACAATCTGAGTATTGGAAAGAAGTTATCGGAGTTGAAGGTGACTTTAAGTTAGAAGAGGAAAAAAAAGAACAGTAACAATTTAACACAAATAAAGTGGTTAAAACATTATTAATTGACGGAAATAATTTATTTAAAATAGGTTTTCATGGAGTAAGAGATTTCTATCATGAGGGAAAACATATTGGAGGTTTATACCATTTTGTTAATACAATCAAAAAGTTTCTTAATGAACACAATCACGATAAAGTGATTGTGTTTTGGGATGGGGAGAATAACTCGTCCCAAAGAAAACTTATTTCACCCGAATATAAGGGTAATCGTAAACAGACATTAAACGAAGCAAAAAGAGAATCGTTTGAATGGCAGGTACAACAAGTTAAAGCATATCTTGAAGAAATGTTCATTAGGCAAGTATCGGTTAAAGATACTGAGAGCGATGACTTAATTGCGTATTACTGTCAGATATCTGAAAATGAATATAAAACTATATATTCTTCAGATAAGGACCTCACACAACTTATATCAGACAAAGTGGAAGTGTACCAACCGATGAAGAAGATAACCCTTAGAAACGGAGATTTGGTACCTCTAAAGGATATCTCCATCCCACATCAGAACATAGCAACTTTTAAAATTATATCAGGCGATAAATCTGATAATATTGACGGTATTCAATATATGGGTGAAAAAACATTTGTTAAGTTATTCCCCAAAATAGTTGATAGTGTAGTAACTATTGACGATATTATAATACGTGCAGAGGAACTACATAAAACGGATAAAGACAATCGAGCATTACAAAATTTACTCTCTGGTAAAACAAAAAGAGGAATTTACGGTGAAGAATTTTTTATAATCAATAAAAAACTCGTAGATTTGTCTCAACCATTATTAAGTGAAGACTCAAAAGTAATTATTGAACAATACCATACAGAAAATTTAGACCCAGATGGTAGAGGTTATAAAAATCTAATGAGAATGATGATGAGTGATGGAATTTTTAAGTATCTACCAAAACATGATAATGCATGGGTTGAATTTTTAACCCCTTTTATGAAATTAACAAGAAAAGAAAAAAGAAGATTTAAAACTAAAAAACGTTTAAGATGAAAGAAAAAACAGAAACAACCAAATTAGAGTTCTTAATGACTCTAAACGATAACTTTGTTGTACAGAGGTACTTTAATGTTAAAGGGTACAATCCTAAAGCTAGGGGAAGTGTTGAGCTTTATGAAGTAGTAAAAACCGCTTCAGAAGTGATTCAAGACGACTTAAAGGCTAAAGCGTCTAATTATTTAACTGAAAATGCTAGTCATATTGCGGTTAACCCTGAACTTTTAGACACGTCAAATACTGACGGTGACGAGTACTTTAATATTTATATTAAAATTGGTGATGAGACAATTTGTCATAGAATATGGGACGCTAAATTATACCCACCTAAGACAAGATACACTGTGGACGTACGCCCACACCTAAAAAAGTTACTTCGTGAGTTAACTGACACTTTTTCAAGTGAAAATTTAACATACGAGTACATGGATTATCAACTAGTTTAACCATATTTATAATTTACAAAAGAAGATTAAAACGCAATAAAATATGTCAAAAGAAAAAAATTTCGGGTACCTCGGAAACACATTTCAGTTACAAATACTTAATAATATTATCCTATATAAGGATTTTGCCAGTTCAATTGTAGACGTTCTCGAACCAAAATATTTTGACAATCAATATTTTAAGTTAATCATGCAGATGACCAAGGAGTATTATCACAAATACGAACACGCTCCTTCATTCTCAACACTTGAACAAATAACTAAATCTGAGGTTTCATCACCTATGGCTCAAAAAATGGTCTTAGATATGATAACTCAGGTAGTTGACGCACCTGAAGATGGGTACCAATATGTTCAAGAAAAAGCTTTAAAATTCTGTAAACAACAAGAGTTACAGAAAGTTATGACTAAGGCTCAAAAAATTATCGATAAAGGTGATTTTGAATCTTATGACCATTTAGAGGAAATGGTTAGAGAGGCTTTACAGGTGGGAGAAGTTGATACGGGAACTGCAGACGTTTTCTTTAATTTAGATGAGGTATTGGATGATGATTTCAGACACCCAATTCCTCTCGGAATAACAGGTATAGATAACCTATTGAAAGGTGGGTTAGCAAAAGGTGAAATTGGTGTTATTTTAGCGCCGACAGGTGTAGGTAAAACCACAGTTCTTAGTAAGATTGCAAATAATGCATTTAACTTAGGTTATAATGTTTTACAAATATTTTTTGAGGATAACCCTAAAATTATACAAAGAAAACACTTCACTATGTGGACAAAAATCGCACCCGATAATTTGTCAGTATATAAAGAAGATGTTTTGGAAAAAGTTAGACAGATTAAAGAAAACGCACCTAACAGACTTATTTTAAAAAAATTACCTTCGGATACATTAACGATGAATCAGATAAAGAATCAAATGCGTAAGATGATTGCTGAGGGAATTAAATTAGACTTAGTTGTGGTCGACTACATTGATTGTATTGTTCCCGATAAAAATTTAGGGGATGAGTGGAAAAGTGAGGGTTCAGTTATGAGAGGATTTGAATCCATGTGTCATGAATTGGATATTGCGGGATGGACTGCCACTCAAGGTAACCGTTCGTCAATATCTTCTGAAGTTGTGACCACAGACCAAATGGGGGGTTCAATTAAAAAAGCTCAAGTAGGTCACGTTATTATTTCTATTGCAAAATCCCTACAACAGAAAGAAATGAATTTAGCAACTATCGCAATTACTAAATCAAGAATTGGTAAAGATGGAATTGTATTCGAAAATTGTAAATTCGATAACGAAATGATAGAGATTGATACGGATTCAAGCGTTACCTTTTTAGGTATGGAAGAACAGAAAGAGGAGAAAAACAAGGTACGTATTCAAGAACTACTACAAAAGAGAAAACAAAGGGAAAGTAAAATATAAATTTTTTTAAAAAGAATAACAATATGAGCAGTCTAATTGATAGTGTCTATAAAGACATTCGTTACGTAATAAAAAGAAGTGGTGATAAGGTAGTATTTAAATCTGAAAAGATTGAAACTGCAATATTAAACGCAATGAAAAGTATTGGGGAAGTTGATTCTGAAATGGCGGAAAAAATAGCCAGACTAACAACTAAAAGTCTTTTCAGAGGAAATAAAGATAATATACCTAATGTGGATGAAATTCACGATATGGTTGAAAATAAATTAATGGATAATGGATTAAATTATGTTGCAAAAGAATACATCATTTATCGAGCTAAAAACCAACCTAATATCTTTTCAAAAAGAATTAATCTTAAACCTTATGAGTACCCAAATCTAAATGAGTATGTTGACGCAATTAGACATTCGTATTGGGTACATACTGAGTTTAACTACACGTCTGACATACAAGACTATAAAGTACATTTAAATGAAAAAGAGAAATCTGCAGTTGAAAGAGCAATGTTAGCTATTTCACAGATTGAAGTCGCGGTAAAGTCATTTTGGGGTGACATTTATAAAAGAATGCCAAAACCTGAGATTGGTAATGTTGGAGCAACATTTGCAGAGTCAGAAGTTAGACATGCGGATGCTTACTCACACTTAATTCAACTATTAGGGTTAAATAATGAATTTGAAAATCTATTAGAAGTACCACAAGTAAGACGAAGAATTAAATATTTAGAAAAGGCGCTCTCAAACTCTAAATCTGTAGACGATAAAGACTATTTTGAATCTATTGTACTATTCTCAATGTTTGTTGAAAACGTGTCGCTATTTTCACAATTTTTAGTTATTATGTCATTTAATAAACATAAAAACAAATTAAAAGGTATTAGTAATGCCGTTGAGGCAACATCTAAAGAAGAGAACATACATGCTGAGTTTGGTTTTGATTTAATAAATTTAATTAAGAAAGAAAACCCAAATTGGTGGACACCACAATTAGTTGAAGATTTAGTACTATCTACAAGAGAAGCGTATGAGGCTGAGGTAGATATAGTTAATTGGATATTTGAAAAGGGGGACCTTGACTTTTTAACTAAAAATCAAACCATGGAGTTTATTAAGAATAGATTTAACGTATCCTTAAACTCTATTGGTGTAGATAGTATTTTCGATATCAACGAGACATTATTGGAAACCACAGAATGGTTTGACGATGAAATTTTAACCACAAAACATACTGATTTCTTTAATAAAAGAAGTATTAACTACAGTAAGAAATCAAAATCGATAACATCTAACGATTTATTTTAAAACAAAATAATAATAAAAAAATAATATGAAAAATAGAAAACCTTTTAATTGGATTAATGAAGAATCAATAACGTTTCTTCGTAGAGGTTATTTAAGTGAGGGTGAAGAACCTTTAGATAGAATAAAAACAATAGCTAAACACGCGGAAAAACTTTTAAATAAAGAAGGGTTTGCTGATAAATTTTACGAATATATGAGTAAAGGGTGGTATTCATTATCGTCACCAGTATGGGCAAACTTCGGCAAAGAAAGAGGATTACCTGTCAGTTGTTTTGGTTCTAATGTGAGTGATAACATTGAATCAATTCTTTTCACACAAGCCGAAGTTGGTGAGATGAGTAAAATGGGGGGTGGAACTTCAGGTTACTTTGGTAACCTTCGTGGTCGTGGAGCCAAAATAACAGATAACGGACATGCTCCTGGAGCGGTCCACTTCATGAATCTTTTTCAAAGTGTGGTAGATAATATTTCACAAGGAGCGACACGTAGGGGTCGTTTCTCACCCTATTTACCTGTTGAACATCCAGACATTATGGAGTTCTTAGAAATAGGTACTGAAGGGGCATCAATTCAAGATTTAACACATGCGGTTACTGTGACTGATAAGTTTATGGAAGAAATGATTGCTGGTGATGACGACAAAAGAAAGATATGGGCTAAAGTTATTCAAAGACGAGGTGAGATAGGTTATCCATATATTATGTTTCATGACACAATGAATAATAATGCTCCTGAAGTTTATCGTGATAAAGGAGCTAAAATTTATAACTCTAACCTTTGTTCTGAAATAGCATTACATAATTCAGATGACGAATCATTTGTTTGTGTTTTATCTTCTATGAATGTACTTCATTATGATGAATGGAAAGATACTGATGCGGTTGAGACTATGGTTTATTTCTTAGATGCTGTAGTAACTGACTATTGTAATAAGTTAGAAGAATTAAGAGACAATGGAACAAGGGAAGGTCGAATGGCGTTTTTCTATATGGAAAAAGCTTATAATTTTGCTAAAAGACAAAGAGCTCTTGGATTAGGTGTATTGGGTTGGCATTCACTACTCCAATCAAAAGGGTTACCGTTCGACACAAAAGAAACCGCAAAATTAAATGTTGAGGTGTTTAAAACTATTAAAGATAAATCATATCAAGCATCTGAAGAACTTGCTAAAATATTTGGCGAACCTGAATATTTGAAAGGTTATGGTCGAAGAAACGTAACACTTAATGCTGTTGCACCTACGACATCATCGGCATTTATTCTTGGTCAAGTTTCACAATCAATTGAACCTATATGGTCAAATTGTTATGTGAAAGATGTTGCTAAGATGAAAATCACAATTAAAAACCCCGTACTTAAAGAACTATTAAATACTATGGGTAAAGATAATAAAGAAGTTTGGGATACCATAAAAAGGGCAGATGGTTCAGTGCAACATTTAGATTTCTTAACTGATAACCAAAAAGACGTATTTAGAACATTTGCAGAAATTAACCAATCATCAATTATTAACCAAGCAGCTATTAGACAAGACTATATTGACCAATCACAATCATTAAATTTAATGGTTTCACCTGAAATGCCAACTAAAGACGTTAATAAGTTACTTATTGACTCATGGAAGTTAGGGGTAAAAACACTTTATTATCAACACTCAATGAATTCTGCACAGGCATTCGCAAGAAAAAAGTTGAATCTTAATGATTTACAATGTGTTGCGTGTGAGGGATAAGAGGTAGAAATCAAGTATATTATGAAAAAAGGTTAGATTCGTCTAACCTTTTTTCTTTTATATTTAAATAAAATAATCTGTGATTATATTTATGAAATATGGCAGACGGTAAAACATACGGAGTATTTTTCCCATTTAGAGATAGTTTACAAGGGGACTACCTTAGATTGACGCGCACATCGAACGAAGAGATTAGGGCAGACTTACTACATCTGATATTAACTAGAAGAGGTAGTAGATATTACTTACCTGATTTTGGTACCCGTATTTATGAATTTATTTTTGAACCAATGGATGGCCCAACATTTGATGCTATCAAAGCGGATGTTAGGGAAGCGGTCGATAAATATATTCCTAACTTACAAATAAATGATATATCGATAGAACCATATCTCGATGCCGAACCTTTAGCGGGTGAAATAAATTATGATGAACTAGGGGGTCAAATCTATAGGATAGCAGGACAAGGTACTGAGGAGTACACTGCAAAGCTAAGAATTGACTATACTATCGTTAATGGTACGTTTTCATCTAAAGATTTTGTTATCATTAATATTTAATAGTATATGGCTAACCGTAAGATATCATACACAGACAGAGATTTTCAATCCTTAAGACAGGAATTGATTAATTACACACAACAGTATTACCCTGAATTAATTGGTAATTTTAATGACGCATCCATTTATTCGGTGTTTATGGATTTAAATGCCGCTATCGGAGATAATCTACATTACCACATGGACCGTAGTATTCAGGAGACGGTTTTACAATACGCACAACAAAAATCATCGATATATAATATAGCTAGAACCTATGGGTTAAAAATACCGGGTAATAGACCGTCAATCGCTTTAATTGATGTTTCCATTACCGTACCTGCTTTAGGTGACCAAGAAGACGAAAGATATCTAGGTAATATGAGAGCGGGGTCACAATTTGTGGGTGGAGGTCAAGTTTTTGAGAACCCTAATGATATTGATTTTAGTTCACAATATAATAGTGAAGGGTACCCTAATCGTACTAAAATACCAAATTTTGATGCAAATAACCGATTAATTAATTATACGATGACTAAACGAGAGGTTGTGGTTAATGGGTTAACTAAGACGTTTAAAAAAATTATCAATAATAATGATGTTAGACCATTCTATGAATTTTTCTTACCAGAAAAAAATGTTATTAGTATAACATCCATAATACAAAAGGATGGTACAAATTATCAATCACCACCAACATATGATGAGTTTATCAACGCACCTAATAAGTGGTATGAAGTTGATGCGCTTGCCGAGTCTAAAATTTTCATTGAAGACCCAACAAAACCCGCTGACCAACCAGGGATTAAAGTTGGTAAATACATTGAGACTGAAACACGATTTGTTTCTGAGTACACGCCTGAAGGGTATTGTAAGATAAATTTTGGTGGAGGTACAACAACACCTGAAGAACAATTACAAGAGTTTACTAGAACGGGGATACCGTTAAGAATACAGGATTATCAAAATAATATTGGATTAGGGGTTACGGTAAGGGCTAACACTACTTTATTTGTTCAGTATCGAATTGGTGGAGGTAAGGCGTCTAATGTTGGTGTTAACGTAATAACGCAATTTGGGACAACATATTTTGATGTAAATGGACCATCTAGCCCAATTAGTCAGAATGTTAGTGAAAGTTTAAGGGTAACCAATGTAACTGCGGCTATCGGAGGTGGGGACTTACCAACTACTGAGGAAGTAAGAAATATGGTTTCGTTTAATTTTGGAGCACAAAAAAGAGCGGTCACTGTTAATGATTATAACTCATTAGTTAGAACAATGCCAAGTAGGTATGGAGCACCAGCTAAGGCGGCAATTACCGAAGAAGATAATAAAATTAAGATTGAGATATTATCCTATGACACTCAAGGAAAACTAACGGAGTCAATCTCTAATACATTAAAACAAAATATAGCAAACTACTTATCGCATTATAGAATGATAAATGATTACATATCTATATCTAATGCTAATGTGGTTGATTTAGAATTTGAACTTTCAGTAGTTATGGATTCAACACAAAACCAAGGGCAAATTATTACAAGTATTATTAATTCGGTAGATAGTTATTTCTCACCACAAAAACAACAATTAGGGTTTAATGTAAATGTTTCAGATGTTAGACGAATTGTGCAAGATATACCTGGTGTCATATCTCTTTCAGATTTAAAAGTTTTTAATAAAGTAGGTGGTAGATACTCTAACTCTCAAACATCTCAAAAATATTCGGACAGTCAAACCAAACAGATAAAGTTAATTGATGATACTATATTTGCTCAACCAAATCAGGTTTATCAAATAAGATTTCCTAATACGGATATTAAAGTGAGAGCTAAGTCACTTAAAAATGTCGACTTCTCTTAAATCTATCCATATACTTTTGACAAAATCAAATTAAAATTAGGATGAATAACTATTTATCTTAAAAACTAATTATGCCGAAATCAATTAGATTAAGAACACAACCTGGCGTCGATAGAAACATTAATGTTAAAATCGACCAAGATTTTGATTCTTTAGAAATTTTGTCTTTAAAATTAAGACAAGAAGACCTCTACACACAGTTCTGCGCTGACTATGGTGTGGTAGTTGGTCGTGTGATAGCTAATAATGGTTTAGGTATACCTAACGCCCACATCTCAATTTTTATACCGTTAGACGCTGTCGATGAGGTTGACCCAATTATATCGACCTTATATCCTTATAAATCACCTACAACTAAAAATGAAGATGGTTATAGATATAATTTATTACCATATGAGGATGAATATTACGGACATAACGCCACAGGTACTTTTCCTACTGTTGATGATATTTTAACACGTAAAGAAGTATTACAAGTATATGAAAAATATTATAAGTACTCAGTAAGAACTAATGAGTCTGGTGACTTTATGATTGTTGGTGTACCATTAGGTAGTCAAAAAATTGTTATGGATTTAGATTTATCTAATATGGGTGAATTTTCACTTCGACCTTCTGACCTAATAAGAATGGGTCGAGGGGTACCATCACAATTTAACGGTCAATTATTTAAAGATTCAGAAGATATTTCTTCATTACCTCAAATAATGACTGAGATAAAAGACATTGATGTTGGGTCGTTTTGGGGTCAAGACGATATGTGTGATGTTGGTATTACAAGAGTTGATTTTGATTTAAGTGACCAAGGAGTTGAAATAACACCACATTCAACATTCATGGGTTCAGTATTTTCTTCAAATGATGGTGACTATATTAAGGCAACATGTAAACCTAAAAAAGATACCGGTAATTTATGTGACACAGTTGCGGGTCCTGGTGAAATTTTAGCGATAAGACACACAATTCAAGAAGATGAAAATGGAGACCCAGTACTTGAACAATACCAATTAGAAGATGGTGGTAATGTCATAGATGATAATGGTACTTGGTTAATTGACATACCAATGAACCTTGAATATATGACCACCAACGAATTTGGTGAGAGAGTGATATCCATTGACCCCACTATTGGTGTCGCAACTAAATCAAAATATAGGTTTAAAATTAAATGGCAAAATGAGGCGGGACTACAAACTCAAATTATGAGAGCCAATTATCTTATACCTAACATTAAAGAACATTGGTCACAAACTCCTGAGTCAGGACAAAACCCCGCATCTATAGGTAATTCAGGTGGAGTAGACTTAAATAAATCTTATTCTTTTTCACTGGATTGGAATGATTATTACGATAAAGATGCCGCAATAAAATGTGAGGATACGTTTTATTTATTTGGTTATAATAAAGTTTATACAACAGGGGCACATATAGACCGTTGGAAATATGGTCTCAGCCGGGCATCCCATTATGGTATAAAAGAAATACTTGATAAGTCCTGTATGAGTGAAAACAATCGTTTTCCTATGAATGACGGTCAAAGAAATTTTGATTTTCTATTTTTCTTATTTAATATATTAATTGGTGTTATTACTCCTACTATTTTTGTTATTATACCGATAATGCATGTTTTAGCATTATTATACCCGATATTTAGAATTATTATTAATATAATTCTTTGGATTGTCAATAAGTTAGTTTATGCGATTTGTAAGGTTGTTGCTTTCTTAAGTAGTAAATTAAAGAAAAGTGACTGTAAAAAAGAATCTATAACACCACTATCGAAGGATAACCCATTTAAAAGGTTAACTCTTCCTATGATTACTTACCCCGATTGTGAGGCTTGTTCTTGTCAAGATACTCAAATGGCTCCAGCTGAAAGTGAAACTATTGATGATATGGATATTTTATTGGCGAATAATAACGAAAGTAATTTAGCCGATTTCGTAAGTATTGGTGCGTATAATGATATTACCTGTTATGGTAATAATATGAATGATGAATGTTTTGCGTGTTATAACGGTAATGATAATACTTCATTAGCTACACAATACAACGGGGTTATGTTTTCAGGTTACGACCCTGAAGTACCTCCGACTTCACCATATATCACACCACCTAATAGTTGGTATAAAACTCCGTATAGTTTAGAAGAGGCCAATCGGCAACATACCGTATTTAATACCTCAGTACCTCAATCATTAAACTTAATGAGTCAAAGGGAAAGGTATTTTAATACTTTAAGTTCAGGTTCTGCAAACGACTTACCTAACCGTATGAGAGTTGATGTGTTAAATAACCAATTTTCAACAAATGGTACACCTCAAACTGTACCATCCAATGGATTTAATCGATATGAAGATATGCCACTTATAACTGTTATGGATGGTAATGTTGATATGGACAATGGTCAGTTATTAACATTTGTGGATGGTGAACTAGTTCCTGACTTTAACGTAAATAATACTGGATTAACTATTAATCAATATGGTTCACAATCCATTACAGGTACTATGGTTAGTAACCCCACCAATTATGTTCAACGACCTTGTACATATATTAAACCAGATGGAACTGAAGTAACTTCACAATTAGATTTATATTCCCCGGTAGATGGAGCTTCATATGATTTTAAATCAGGTATTGAGTACTATCAAGTAATCGGTAGTATGAGTATATCTGAAATTAGAACTTACTTTTCTGGCACTACCGCGAATTATACCGATAATTCCATACTATGGAATTATTTTATAGATAAACATACTGAATATTTTTGTAGTGGGTTTCAGTTTGGTGGTGGTAATCCTGATGTAGTAACCAGTAAATTGGCTTTAGATTATTTTGACGACTCAGACAACTTAAAAGTTTATTTCATTGCAAGGGGAGTGGACCCTTATTCTCCGAGACAAACATTAAGTTATGATGTCTCAAAAATATTTGGTGAGACTAGTTATGGGAATGACCCTAATTATGTTTTTACAGGTGAATATTACCCAAATATTCCAATACAAAAAACAACAGGGACTTCGGATATTTTTACACCTAAACCCCATTATCCGGTTTTAAATAATATAAACGCTACGCCACAATTCGCGGACGTTACTAATAATAATGACGATGACTTATTTCATGGGTCTTATTTATTTACACCTACTACAAGTGCATTTAGTTCCTTTACAACTACCGCCCTTGCTTACTATTCGTCATTAGGTGTACAATGGGGTTCTTCAACATACATTAATAATAATGGTAGTACTGATGGAAAAACTGTTAATACTCTCAGTAATGCAATTGCTGGTTCTTCATTAAATGACATAATGTCAATAAGTACTGGTGTAGGAACTAATGGTCAGGGACGTATTGACGGTGCGTCGTATCAATGGACTAATGTACTACCTAATGTAAATTTAAACTTCAATAACCCATCTCATAAGGGATTGACTATTTCTCCGTCATATTGGGTTTGGAATGCAATTGCGCCTAAAATAACTATAAGTAACTCGGATAAATTAGTTTTTAGGTCAGATAGATTACCTACTTCCTCAGTGAGAGACGTAGGCGGAACTCTCGCACCATACCAAGATTTTCCTTTACATTTAAATGAATCATTTACGTATTGGACCATTTCTGACAATGGTCAGAGCACCACAGTACCACCTAATAGTTCCGTGGGTAGTACAGATTCGTCTGGAAATATGGGTGACTTTGATGACGACCCCGACTCTAATTTCATGGCTAATGGGATTTTAGAAAGCTTCACATGTGAAGGGTTAAAAGTTTTAGAATGTTATACAGGGGACGGGGATACTTTCGCAATAGATGACCCATGTGATTTAGATGATAGAACTCAAGGAGGATGTTACGTATTTGTAGATAACCCACTTATCGTTAGTATACCAAAAGATTTTAAATTTTTCTTTGAATGGAGAACGAGGTTTAGATTCATGTTTGGAGCGTGTAGAGGAGTTATTGGACATATGTTTCAAAATAACTGGATTAATGGTACCTTATACATGCCATCATTTCAAAAAAAGACTTTTTATAATAGTGATAATGAGGTAAAACGTTATAAGTATTGTGGTGACCCTCAATCAGGTTCAGGGGGACTATTCTTTGCTAATAGAGTAAACTGTGGTCCAATATATTTTAATACTGATAGTAACTCATTCTTCTATAGGTCGGCACCTTACTATAATGGAAATTTTAAACCCCAAACCCAATGTGACGGGGCACTTAATTCTATAGGGGGAAACGAGGGTAATATTTGGCAACCAACAACAATAATGGATTTGGGACCTAAAACTGACTTTCTAAAAGAAATTTTATTAACTCCAGAATTTCAAGGATATATTATTGATGAGGTTGAAAGTTCATCATATCAAGACATATCAGGATTATTAAATTTATTTATTATCTCACGATTAATTAGCTCATCTTTCTTAAATAATATTTTAGCTTCGGGAGACTCTTCGATACAAAAATTATTTTCTAGAGATAACGGAAATGATTTAATACAAAGATTTTTTGATTCAAGAGTTGACGGAGACTACGCTCAAATGATTTCTATTAATACTGAGTTTGGAGTACTACCTTATTTATCAGGTAACTATGCGGATGAAGTTTCGGTGGCTGAGGGTGTTATGGGTGTGTGGTTTACGGGTAGTACTAAAAGTACCTATAACACTATTGGTAGTACAGTCGCGGATAGAAGAATACTAGGTCCCGGTCAACTTACATTTTCAGAAAACCCTCTATTAGTAAACCAATTTAATTATCCTGGAACGCAAGTAGTACCATTTTATACTTGGAAATACGATAATAATAGATTATGGGGGGGTGAAGAGAATACGTGGAAAACTAATGTAGCTCAATCAGGACCTTATCAGGACGAGACATTTGATGGGGCTAATGAGTACCCTAAACCCTCTGCGGGGTTAGGTACAGGATATATATTTAATAGACCTATAAACGTTTATACTATACCTAATATGAACGCACCAAATGACGCTACCGGACAGGGTTTTCGAGTTGGTTCTCCGTTCCAAAACTATTTTGGGTTGAAAAGGGGTAAAAGTGCGATGAATAGATTCATAACTAAATTTATATTTAATGCTGATTTAAATGGGTAATCAAAAAAATAATCAAGATATTAGAATTGTTAGGGGTTCCGACCGTTATGCTGGGGCACCTGATACTGACCTATCTATACAGATACCTATAGAAAACAGTAAGAAAAGTATTATTGAAGGGGACCGAACAGTACTATTAAATTTAGAAGAAAGGTTTGACCACGAACGACAAATCTCAACTAAATTTAGAATTGCCGGAAAAATAGTTAACTTGTTTGACAATACTGTTTCGGGTAGATGTAGTAATTATGCTCCATTTGAGAATGAGTTATATTTACTTAATCCAACACAAGTACTCATTAATTCAGGGGGTTCTATACCAAACGCCATATGGACAGGATACCCACCCTATGATGAATTTAATTTTTTTCGTACAACAGGTATACCGAATCATATAATTTATCGTAGTAAAAGTGCCTCTACATATAATTGGTCAACGTACATAACTTACCCATATAGTAATGATTCTGGTCAGACAATGACATATACTAATGAGGATAGCGGGAGTAGTCTTTCATTTCAGGTCTCGGATGGTATACCGTATTCAATTAAAAATCGAGTCGTGAATGGTAAAAATATGATTAGTTTTTACTGTGGTTATAAACATAATATAAATGAAGGTGATTCTATATATTTACAAACCCCTGTAAATGGTAAAAATGTTTTCGAGGTTTATAGTTTAGGTGACCAATCATTTGGAAATGAAGATAAGATAGTTAATGTTTATAACTATGGGTTTACTGGTGCAACAATTAGTAATGGTGCGATGGGTAACTTAAAAAGGGTTATAAACCCTAAAAATTCAGGAGAAACTATGTCTAAGTATTATGTGAGAAAACATAAAACATTGACTGATGTATCTAATACTGATTTACATAGGTTAGGTTTTGAAAGAAGTAACTTCCCTATCAGAAAAAAATTAGAATACTCAGCCTTAACACCTAACCAAGTGGGTAGAATATCTACTAAAGATGGTCGAGACGGAATTGGTTTTTCATTTGATAAAGATATTGACACAATATCTCTTTTGGATAATCTTGGTAGACCATTAACCGAATTATTTGTGACAATTATTAATAAAGGGTATATGGGTTACTTTAATAGTCCACCACCTACCACACCCACTAAAGGATTAGAAATTGGGTGGAGTTTTAATTTCTTAAAAACCACAATAGATAATTGGTGGTCGAAATTAAACGTTAATAATAAAGATAATATTAATGTTGATTTTTATGATAAACCAGGGGATAATGGTTTAAATATTAGATTTTATTATAATAAAGATTTACCTATTGGTACCACACTTAAGGGTGATGTATGCGAGTGGAATGAATTCGAACAAAAGGAAACGGTTACATCCCCAATTTCACATAAATACTCATTTAACCCCTCAGTGTATACAACTTCAGGTACGGTTAATTTACCTGATGGATACACATATAGTCCACATCACTCAGTAAAGTTAAGAGTATATTCAGATTATATTGAGGTTGGAGATAGAGACGAGGTCAGTGGTGTACCTGATTACTCGTTCTTTTCGGAGTATGAAGGACAATGGAGGTGGAGAGACATATATTCCTATGGGTATGTAGATTCAAGTGGAAATGGGGTTAATAATCCTTTTTTAAATGGTGAACACTATCCATTTGCTGATGTAATGTTTTTACAAACACCTTTAATGAAAAATAATAACGTTTTCAATGACATAAACTACCAACCTTTAATTGATAATTGTGAATAAATTTAGATTTACCGTTAATAATAACGACACACAGATTAATTTACCTATTGAAATTAACTTTGATAATTTTGGTAGGGAAGACTTAATTAAACAGTATGAGAATGACGTGCTTGAAGAAATTATTAACCCAGTTGAAGATTTTGAGACCACTAGGTATTCACATAAAGAGTGGTTAACAAATAATAATGAGCCTAAGAATGGGACAACATATGAGTTTTCATTTTTTAATCGGTCAATAGATATTAGTAATACCGTACCAGGAAATAGTAATTTATGGGTTTCTAATTACAACTATGTTGACCCATCAGTTTATAATACATATAGTGGTATAACATTCACTAATAAAGAGTTATATTATTATGTTAATTCGTTTAAAAGGAGTTTTTTCAAGTTAGATTTTTACGATTCTAATCAATCTGAAAACCAAAGGTTATATTTCACAATAGTAATACCGACTCAACAAGGAGAAAAACAACAAGTTGATATAGGGAGCCCAAGTATACCTAAACCTGTCGAGATAAGATTACCAACATTTAATTTAGATTATGTTGGGGATAAGGAAGGTTATTTTATTTATTGGTTAAAAAGTAGGGAATATATAGATGTTAACACATTTTATATGTCCGCGAAATTCTTTAATGCTAAACTAGGTCAATTTGTGAGAATGACTAATAGACCACAGTCTAGTATGTCAGAAAAATTTAAATTTAATAAGTCTGAGTACTTTTATTATAAAGTTGACTTAGACGTTAGTAATTATGAATATGAGGTATTTGAAGGGTACGGATTAGGTAATCGAGTTGGTCAGTTAACAAATGGCATAAAATGGTACGAATATGTTAATCCACAATAATGGAAGAAAAATATTATATAAAAATATCTCCTGAGTCAATAAAAGGTGATGTAATAACGGAATACTTTAGTGGTAATACTTTTGGTGTTTATACTGGTATGACTCAAATATTAAGTGGGGGAACTAATGGAGCTAGTTTATTAACGGGGTTGACCGTTCCGATAGTGTTTAGGCAAACTTATGAAAATTACGGGTTTTATACTCCTTTTGATGGTTTTGCTTTACAACAGGATGTAGTTTCTAATTTCATAACATCAGGTGACACAACAAATCAATATACTATAAGACTATTTAATACTTCTGATGAGTTTAAAGGGTTTTTAAAGTTAGCAAACTATATGGTTAATTGGGGTGATGGTAATAGCGAACCATTAACTTCAAACGCGCCACAATTTCTATCCCACACATACCCTAATATACCGACTAATTATACTATTACTTTAACTCAAAATAATCCATGGGGTCAGACAATAGTAGAAAAAAAGGTATATGTACCAACCACAGGTGTTACAATTAATAATCCTTACGGTAATATTACATTTACACCTCAGGGAGGAAGTTGGTCGGGAATACCAATAAATTATAACTATATTTTTACGGGGGATAGTTCAAACACAGTACAAAGTCAGACATCTAATAATTTTACAACGGTACCATTTATATTAAGTGGTTTTAGTTCTTCAAGATTAACCGAACTAAAACTATACGGTACGACTCAATTTGATGTAACAACAACAGTAGTTAAGGGAGGTCAACCTTTTGGTAAGGTAGATGAAATAACTAGTGGTTATACATCGTACACAATAAATAATGTTCAGTACTACGATTACCTTGACGGTACAACATTTTACATAGCCGAATCTTCAGGATTAACAAGTAATGAGTTAGTTGCATCAGCGATTACGAAACAAGAAGTATTAATTAACGTAGTTGACTCGCCAGAAATACAATCTGAAATATTTATTGAGAGAGGTAAGCTTTCAGGGTTTGAATCATTACAAAGACTTGGGGAGGTAGATAACTTAGGTGACATGGTATCTTATGGGTATGGTTACTATAGAATAAACAATAATAACGAGTAAATAAAATGGCATTAGGAACATACGGAACAGTAAGACCAGCTGACATGTCTCCAGAAGATGTAGAGATAATTTTAAATTATACTCCATCAAGAGACGTTACAACAAATTTTGTTTTAACAAAACTGAACGCCGCAGATGTTTTAACACCTTATTTCCACAGTTCAACAACCGGTGGTAATGCTGATGTTGAAATATTAGGTGGTTTATATAATTTAAAACTTCCAGCTGAAGAATTTAATAAAATTGGTATATATACATTATATATAAGACCTGTGGAGATACGGACAACAATTACTGATTGTGGTGTGTTATCATCATTACCTAACGTAAAAGGTATAATCATAGATTTAAATAGTGTACCACAAGAGTTTAGAAACAGATTCATAAATCAAGGACTAATCGGGTATCGTATTGAATATTTAAATAGTGACGGCACTAAAATACCGAACTTTTATAGGGTCGTTACATCGGCATTTTACTGTGAGCCGGTAGTAACTAATTTAAGTAATAGTTCGCAGAAAGCGATTCGTTATAGATATGTTGACGGAGGAAGTGATTTAATCTTCTGTACCGTATCACCTTCAAGTGCACCATCTAATAAAGCTAACGCGACACCATTCATTGGTCAACCTAATCAGAATATTGTGATGACTAATACTTTTTTTAATCCAATAAGTGTTGACGTGGAATTGGCGGAACACGATATAGATACATTAGCTATTGCGCTTTATGGTAATCAGACTAAGAGTATGGAAGACGGGATATACACAATGTATGATAGTAGTCTTAATATTTACAAACAATATAACTTATTTGAGATTAGAGATGAGTTTAATGATTTACTATATGAGGTTCGACAAGATAGGGACGATAATATTGATTTTAGTAAGAATTTCAACAATATAATTAACTAAGTATGGCAAATAACAACAATAATAAGTATTTCTATCCACCGGCACCACCAAGTGCGGACGAATCATTTTCACCAGATTTGGTAGGTCTTCAAGTAGTTGCGGGTGGTGGGTTAACTCAGGGTAATTTTGAGTTTTCTACATCTATTGTTGAAAAAGTTAATAGAACATTTGAAACTGGTGTTTTTAGTAGTCCTATTTCATTAACAGATTTGGATGTTACGAGTATTGAAGAGTCGAAAGCGATAGCGATAAAGAATTATAGGGTTTACCCAAATTACGACATTAGTCAAGTTACTAATTACGCTCTTTACGGTTCATTACAAAAAAGACTTTCAGCTTCAATCACAAAGATAATTAATTTCTTTCCTGCGTCGATACAAGTTAATAGATTGTCACTACCAACGTATTCAAGTGCTAATACCGCTAATAATATATCGTTCGATAGTATTGAACAAGTAACAACATTTACGATGGACGTTACAAGATTCGATAACCCTTTTGATATTGACTACTCGGTGAATGCTGCACGTAATGTTTCTGTTAGAGCGTACCCAACAAGTCCTTTAAGAGATATGACCACTAACTATAACAAATATGCGTTATACGTTAATGATATGGAAACAGAATATCAGTTTGTTAATTTTATAGCGTCACAAAATGTATCTGCGGGTACGGTTACTGTAAGCGTATTAGGCAACCCATTTAGTGGTCTAACAGCTACTACTGATACACTAATTTTAAGACCAAATACTTTCCAAACTGAATTTGCATTTCAAGAGTATTTTGATGAGGTTGAAGATTTTCTACTTAATAGATTTAGTAATCCTCCATATACCGCAACTTTTGATTTAGTTGAGGAAAACGATAACGGTCAGTTCGTTAAAAGTAAGAAAAAAGTTACATGGCCTAAATTTGGGGTATGGAATTTAGATATATTAACAGTAAGGTTTGATAACTATCTTACACAGGTTAGTCAGATTGGTGAACTCATTGATAGATACAAAACAGATTTAATTGTTAGATTTTTAACTACCGGGGCATTTAAAGATTTCGATACTGGAGATAAAAAAGTAGAAAAAGTCTTACAGATTTACGGTAGAAGTTTTGATGAATCTAAAAAATTCATAGATGCGTTATCTTTTATGAATTCGGTACACTATACTCCGCAAAACGATATACCATCTGAATTATTACAAAATTTAGCACAAACTTTAGGTTGGAATACCGACATATCTCCAATTACTAATGAAAATTTTTTAACTGCAATATTTGGTTCTGAGGGTAAATCGTTATATTCTGGATTTCAAAATAACCCAACACCAAATCAGTTAAACTACCAATTCTACAGGAATTTAATATTAAATTCCGCTTACCTCTTTAAATCTAAGGGTACCCGACATTCAATTGAGGCTATTCTGAGAATGGTGGGAGCACCTAAAGATTTGATTGAATTTAATGAGATTGTTTATGTTGCCGATGGGCCGATAAATGTTAAAAGGTTTGAGGGTGAATTCTTAAAGTTTTCTGGAGGTACTAAAGTTGACGATGTTCCCTCATTAGACCCTGCGGTTGTTTATAATATCCAAGGGGTGACGTACACTGGATTTACAACGTCTAAATATGTCACACAAACTAACACGGTTAGAGGTGATTACCCTATGAATGAGTATGGTTACCCAAAAAGAGCAATTACAAACAACGAATACTTTTTTGAAAAAGGAGCGGGATGGTATATCGAGACTCCGGACCATAGAGCCGTAGAAAAACTTGATATTACTAATTCAACATTTACAGGGGCGAATCCTAGTATTCAAACATCTTTAGAGACTTTCACTTATGGTCAAAAATATTTTGATAGGTTCAGGAAATTTCCATTTATGGATGTTGGTTTTGGTTTAACTAGAACTATCGATAATAATAAGTCTTGGGATGATACGGAAACGGGTATAAGAAGAAACCGAGACGGAGCGTATAACGCGTATTATGAGGTTTTTGATGAAAAATTAGTGCTTAACGCCAAAAATGTAGAAATATATTTAAATATGGCTCAAGGTATAACCTACGATATATGGAGAATGTCGAGAAGATATGATTATCCTTTTCCTTCTTCAGGTTTAACGTCACCTTATCCGTCACCTGGTGGTCAGGATTGGACAGTAATTAATCCACTTCCTAAAGAAAAGACATTTTTTGAGTTTGCTCAGACTTTTTATAATACATTAATTAATGTAAGAAATAGGCAGACAATTAGTGATGGTGCAGTTAATAGTTATCCGACATTACAATCAATATATTGGAAATATTTACAATCAGACTCCGCAGTTAACATACCGTCTAATCAATATACGTATCAAAAAATGATTGATTTTACTTTAGGTATTGGGGATTATTGGACGAAACTAATTGAACAAATGATTCCGGCGTCTACGATATGGATGGGTGGTCAAAAAATGGTTAATAATGTCCTACAAAGACAAAAACATGTATGGAGAAGGCAAAGAGGTTGTGAGATAATACCTATCGATTGTATCCCCTGTATATATTATGGTCAATTATTTATGGATGACTGCATTGACCAAACACTAACATGTGATGTTAATATCTCTTCGATGCCGACATTACTAACTAATAGTGTTAATCAATGTGTTGCGAAGTCAGGATACACAGTTAATGATTGTATTCAATCTTCATTGACGAGTACGTGGTATGTAGATGTAAGGTTAGATTCGACCATTTTAGTCCAAGAAATTTTCTATATAGGTTATGGAATGCAAGATTACCCAACATTTATTGAATGGATTAATGCATTGAATAGTAAGTTACAGTATTTATATCAAAGTGGTTTAAATTATAGTATAGATAGTAATAATATTTTAACAGTCAGTAATACTGGGTGTAATGATGATTTTACCAATAAAACTTTAACAGTTAATGTTGGAGTAAACATAGAAATTAATTGTAGTTAATGGCGTTTCAGTATTTTCAATTACAACAGGCCTCATCGGTCTCTTCTCCAATAACCGGAGATACAATCACATTAAGGTGGGATGACACTATAGTTCCTGCGGGGAATACTCTGGCCAGTACTTTAAGTCTTTTAGGTTTATTTTCAAACTCAACATGGAAATTTAGGTCACGTATATGGACAGTTGTCCCTTTAGGTTCATCACCAATATCTTTTGATACCGAAATACTATCTGGTGAATTATGGGTATTAGATTTAACTGCGGGTAGGACAGTTTGGGTTGGTAACACTTTCGATATTAATACTACGTTTTTTGCTCAAAATTATATAGAAATTGAAACGGGTACAGGAACGACCGTTTACTCTCCTAGATACTATACCTCATTCTATAGTGCAAATACATTCAATAACCAATTATTGGTAATAGGTTCAGATACTAATCGATATGACCCCATTTATTTACTTAGTTTAGAGGATTATAACCATATAACTAATCAAGGTGTTGTTAACTACGATTTTGATACTGCAACGTCTGTTACTTCAGATATTAGTCCGGCGGTATCTACTTTAATACCATATACTGCAACATCAGCTAGAAACTATTTTAATGGGTTGTATGATGGATGGGTTACGGCTTCTGATGATTGTTATGGTAATGTGTTTACCTCGAATACACTGGTCATTAAATATCCTGGGGATATGCATGATAGGGGTGAGTCGTACTCATCGATATGGGGAGGACCTTGTTTAAGAGTTAATAGTGCTCAATCACCGTACAGTGGTAGTGTCACAAATTATCCGGTGATTGTTGATTCGTGGTATACTGATTGTGTTGACTGTGAAACAAGTAATTCTAATTTAAACGTTTATAAGTATAGTGCGGATACTACTTGTGAAGGTAATTCAGTTAGTTTAACTAAATTTAGTGCTGACACAATAAGTTGGGGTAGTCCCTTAGGGATACACGCAACTAGTATTCCTGTTGATGGTAACTTTGTAAAGTTACAAAAACCATCGTGTTATGGAGGTGATAGTGGTCCAATAACTCAAATTTTGGTTTCTGAGTCAACTAATGAAGACCTAACTTTAATTTTTGACACTTGCGATGACTGTACCGGTAACACTAATCCATCAGTATTACATTATTACTTTTCCGGATGTAACACTAGTGAAGTTTTTCGTGTTAATAGTATTGATTATGATGCGTTGTTGGTAACACCTCCCGTTTTATTTAATCTTTACTTACTTGAAAATTTTATAACAATACCTGATGGTTGTTATAGTTATATCTCATCTGCGGTAACATATACTGACCTGACTAATATATATGCTTCAGCTACCTCTACTGATGGTATTGCGACTTGCTCAGACTCGTTATGTCTTTCGGCATCTACTCCGACACCAACGCCAACAATGACTGTTACCCCAACACCAACAGTAACGATAACTAATACCGTTACACCTACTCTAACACCAACGATTACACCTACTCTAACACCAACGATTACGCCAACTTTAACTCCTACGATAACGGCAACACCAGCTCCTAGTTCAGCGGGAGCTCCAGCATTAGCCGATAAATTAAATAGTTGTGAGGTAATAAGCGAAAGTCAAAAAGTTTTTGTTTTTTACGATGCAACATCATTAGATGCGACACAAGCTCAAGATGCTTCGGATTCTATACGTACTTGGTATAACACGAAAGTAAATAACGGAGAGTTAAGTGCGAATAATTTATATGAGGGAGTTATTGGTGAAAATTCAAACAATGGTGAGAATTGGATGTGGTGGGCATCTTATCCGTATTTAGGTTCATTAAGTGGGGGTACGGTTAATGGAACTCAAATTAATGAGTTTAGTGGACCAGTAACTAATTCAATTTATAATAGTCAGTGGTGTTGGAGTGGTAACACTAGTCTGTGTGTACCTAAACCATCAGTATTTAACGATGAATTGACGACTGGGGATATTTACCGAAGAATTAATAGGGGGTATATGTTAACAGGTTCCTATGGTATTAACGATAGTAGAACTAATGGTGTACCATTTAGTCATAACGATTTAGATGGTTCCTCGAATAGTGGTCCAGGTACGTTTTCAGGTCAAGAAAGTAATTACATATCAATTTTTATTATAGATGAGTCCGACAGTTATGTTGGTCTTTATACTGGTGAGTACGATAAAGCCGAACAAATTTATCTGTTACCATTTAATTTAAGGGGTACATATTGGAGTAGTGATTTAGTAACACAATATACAGATAGATTTCAGTATGATTATGAGTCATATTTACAAGTTTGGGACGAAATAAGACAAAGTGGTGGAACTATAAACGGTTTGGTTTATCCTGTAGTTACTACTGATAATGGGGGGGAACCGGCATTTGCTTTCCATTCAGTTGCGGCATCTCAGGGTGAAACTATTGACGCTTCGACTTTCTTATCAACTTACGGTGATAATATACTTCAGGTCGGACCACAGCTTTTAAATTTTAGTGCGTTAACCACAACTAATGTTTATTCTGGCCTTACTGGAACAACCGCGTATCAAAATCTACCCGCCCAATACAAAAATGGTTCGGGACTTAAAAACTTTGGTATATTAAGTGACCCTACAGTTAGTAATTTCACGGTGGGAGTTGTAACACCATCTTTAGATAGTTTCTTACTTAATATACAAACACCATTAAACATCATTTATGTCCCTACCGGTGGAAGAAATACAAATGAAGTTTATAATCTATCAGGTGATTGTTATACGGTTGAAGAGGTTAATATTAATACCTCTCAACCACTTAGTAATGCCTCTAATCAAATAGGTCCCTTTACGAGTTGTAATGAATGTGAAACTACGGGATGTTTTTCAGGTGTAACTACTGGATTTTATACGTATACTGATTGTTGTGGTGTTATACAACAAGGTAGTCAAGTTGGATTAAATGTCTGTGTTGATACTTCAGTGAGTTACTCGGAAGTTCGAATAACTACTGATGCGTGTGTACAGGGGTGTGACGAAGGGCCATTAGACTATACTTTTGATGTTACAGGTACATGTGTTAGTGGTAGTGGAATTATAATTATTTCACCATTATACGGTACTAAACCTTATACTATAACAAATACATCAACAACTTCATTATCAGGTCTTCTATTACTTCCTCAAACGGGTAACGGACCCTTTACATTTAATGGTGTAGATGAAGGTAATTATGTGTTTATATTATCAGATAGTTCTGGTGGTTCAAATCAAGATGTCACTATAAATGTAACTGTTGCTGGATGTTTTACCGCTCAAATAATAGGTGTGTCAGGAACAACATGTGGTAACTTTAATTCCGGACAATTAACGGTTACGAGTAATTCCTTATCTTCACCATATCAATACGATTTATATAATAATGCAGGTATTACACAATCAAACAATAGTTTATTACCTAACCAAAGTTTTATAGGGTTAATACCGGGTACCTATTATGCTATAGTTACCGATTTCGGAGGTGCAACGGCACAAACAAATAACGCGGTAATAGTTAATACTTCGGTAATTAGTTATAATGTTGTTGTTGTTGATGACTCACCATGTGGAGTTGGAGTTGGTAGTGCCACTGTTACTGATATTACCGGAGGTACACCACCATATACGTATTTATGGTCAAATAATCAGACAGGTGTAACCACAACAGGGTTAGGTCAAGGTAATTGGTCAGTTAATGTGACGGACTCACTTGGATGTGTGGTTAGTGATTCATTTAACGTTGGTCTAGCTAGTCCATTAGGTGTTGTGTCAACAATTCCAACCCAAGCCGATTGTTTCATATGTGATGGTCAAGTTAATATCACGATATCTGGAGGTAGTGCACCATATATTTTTCAAAACAGTAGTGGTCCTGTTGTAACCACTAATAATTTAAGTCAGGTATTTACAGGTTTATGTGGCGGGTTTAATAGTACCATAATCACAGATGCTGGTGGGTGTAGTATAACATCTATTCAAAATATAACGTCAACTGCTGGATTTAACATTGTTAGTGTTAATACTACAAACTCTGACTGTAATAATGACGGGGATATATCTATACAGATTAGCGCCCCACAAGGGATATTCACTTACAGTGTAACTGATAGTAATGGTTCAGTACAGTCTATTAGTACGAGTTCCCAATCACACACGTTTAATAATTTACCTTCAGATACCTATACTGTTACTATATCAACACAAAATGGTTCTTGTACTTACACTACTCAAGAAACCATAACTAATAATCCAAAATTCACTGTAGGTACTACGATAGTTAGTGGGACTTGCGGTAATAATGGGGAGATTAATGTTACTTTAACTGCGGGTTCATTACCATTACAACTTCCATTTGATTATACATTAACTAACATAAACACAAGTGCGGTTGTTTATTCGGTAATAGATGTTAACCTAACTACATTACAAATATCTAATTTAGTCCCATCGACATACCTTTTAGAAGTAACTGACCGTTTAAATTGTACGGTATCGGAAACCATTACTATAGGTGCATCAACAGGTATGGATTTCGCTATAATGACAACTAACTGTGTTACGGGTAACGATGGTACTGCGACTATATCTATCTTCCAAGGGTTAGCTCCTTTTATTATTCAGTGGGACAATGGTGAAACTACCATGTCAATTAGCGGTTTAAGTGGTGGTACATATTCTGCGACCATAATAGATGCCAATGGTTGTGTCGATACTGATTCGGTAACAATTAACTGTAACAGTCAAAATGTTGAATGTTACGAATTAAACGAGATTTGTGAGAATGACTTTATAACTACGTCAGCAGGTATTAGGGATTTTGAAACAATGTTAAATGAAGGGTTTAATGATTTAACCTCAGGACATACTGATTGTACTTTAAATAGTGCGGTATTCTACGCGATAGTTGATTTTTCAGGGGGAGTGATAACTCCACCAATACATATCGAATACCCATTTTATACGGGAACAACATTAAGTGAATACCCAAGTGCTCAACAATGGATGGATGCCGTTAACACTATACTTTTACTAATACCTCAAATTGAAAGCTTTACATTAGACATTAATAATAATCAAATAACTATTATTTCTGACTGTGAAGAATTAAAGGGAGTGTACTTTAGGTTGAGTACTAAGATTATATATGACATAACGTGTATTGATATTCCGACACCAACACCAACACCAACAAATACTTTAACGCCAACACCTACTCCGACACAAGCAGTGGTTGTAATTGATGATGAAACCGAAATTAATATATTCTTTGATGATTCAGGTTCTATGAGTGGTACTGAAACGCCATTAAATACTATGGCGACTACTATTCTTAAAACATGTCTACTACCGTTTTACAACAATGACTCAGCACTATATGATAGTAGAGTTAGAGTTTTAGAAATGGCGGCGGACGTGGGATTATTTGAGAGAGGATATGCATGTTTAGCGACAACCGGTACAACATCATCAATTACTAAAGTTATTAACTTATCGTTCCAAGACGAGGCAAGTCCATATGGTGGGGCTGGCGGTTGGAATAATTTAACACCGAGAACCTCTACCTTTAATACCGACATAACAACTTTAAGGTCGAACATCGATAATAATCCAACTAATTATATTCTTGGTGAGTATTTCCAAGTTCAGACATCAACTTCCGGCATATTCGCTAATTTTAAAGAATTATTACAGTCGGTTGAAGGTGGTTTAGGTCAATATACGGTACCTTTTGGGTTATCCGATAAAACCGAAATACATAATACGTATGATGTGACACCTAGTTCCACACCACAATATTATATGGACCTAATAATTACAGCAATTAATAATTTAGGTTATAATGTACCACCATGTGGACCTTCACCAACCCCAACCCCAACTCCTACACCGACACCAGCGGCGTCAACGTTAACTATTCAAACTAATGCTCAAGATTGTTCATTTGGTTCGATAACTATAACTAACGGTTCGTCAACAATATTTAATTATAGTAGAGTGTCGGGTACAGGCACATATGCTAATACTCAGAATATACCCTTACAAATTGGGGATGTAATATCAATCAATGGGGCTAGTCAGATACCTGCAGGTAGTGGATGTGTTCAATATCCGACAACTAACTTAACTGTTACTGTTAATGGTGTTATACAAATAAATGTTGATAATGCGAGTGGAAATCACCAATTCACTGTCGCAACAACGAATCCGAATATTTTGATAGGGTATACGGTATCATAGAAATGGGTGTTATATATATAATAAGTTATAACTAAAAACCAAATAAAAAAGTAAATAGAAGATTGTATTTTACAATCTTGTAGTATTTATATAACAAACGTATTAATAAATGTCTCAAGTAATAATAAGATTAACCTTAAGTTCAAATGCAGTCGGACCATTCAGTATATATACCGCCTCTACCGCAACTACGCCGATTAAAACGGGTGTAACTAGAGACCAAATTATTGCGGGAGTTGTTTTAGACTTACCAGGTTCAGTTGCAGGTATTCAATACCTTATACTTGTAGTTAATAAACAAGTTGGTTGTAATAATGAAACTGTCTCTAAACAGGTAGTTGTTTACGAATCGGCAGTCACACCGACTGTTACACCAACTCTTACTGTTACTCCAACTCTTACTCCAACAAATACAGTTACTCCAACAAACACTCCGACTCAGGCTCAGGCCACTCCAACGCCAACACAGACAGTAACGATGACTATGACAGTCACTCCAACAGTTACTACTACTCCAACAAACACTATTGATGTTACGCCTACTAATACTCCAACTCAAACTGTGACGGTAACACCGACAGATACTCCAGGTGCTAGCCCAACAAGTACACCAACAAATACAGTAACTCCTACAATTACTCCTACAGTAACATTAACGTCTACACCAACTAACACACCAACAGGAACACCAGCAACTACGCCAGGTGTAACACCAACTAACACACCAACAAATACAGTCACTAATACAGTAACTCCTACAATTACTGCAACGGTTACTAGTTCACCAACAGGTACGCCATCCGTTACTCCAACTAACACACCAACAGGAACACCAGCAACTACTCCAGGGATAACACCAACAAATACACCAACAACTACTGTAACTCCATCAATAACTGCTGAAGTTACACCTTCAGTAACTGCAACAGTTACACCGACAGGTACACCATCTGTTACCGTAACTAATACCCCAACAGTTACTACTACACCGACAGGTACACCATCTGTTACCGTAACTAATACCCCAACAAATACTGTAACTCCAACAGGTACACCATCTGTTACCGTAACTAATACCCCAACAGTTACTACTACACCGACAGGTACACCATCAGTTACTCCAACAGGTACACCATCAGTTACGGTAACTAATACGCCAACAGTTACTACTACACCGACAGATACTCCAGGTGCTAGCCCAACAGTGACACCAACAAATACTGCGACACCATCCGTTACGCCAACTAACACACCAACTAACACAGTTACTCCAACAGGAACTGCTCAAGTAACTCCTACAATTACACCTACAAATACTGTAACACCAACTCAAACTGCTGTAGTAACTCAAACTCCGACTCCAACCAATACAGTGACACCATCTGCCACTGCTGAGGTAACACCAACACCTTCGGTAACCACTACAATCACACCTACCGCTACTGCTGAAATTACCCCAACACCTTCGGTAACGACTACAGTTACTCCAACAGGAACCGCTCAAGTTACACCAACAATAACGCCGACAAATACAGTTACTCCAACTAATACACCAACAGGTACTGCGTCAGTAACTCCGACTAATACTCCAACAAATACTGTAACTCCAACAGATACTCCATCTGTTACTCCAACAGGTACACCATCAGTTACGGTAACTAATACGCCAACAGTTACTACTACACCGACAGATACTCCATCCGTTACACCAACAGGTACCGCGTCAGTAACTCCAACTAACACACCAACTAATACTGTAACACCAACTAATACTCCAACTAACACAGTTACTCCAACAGGAACTGCTCAAGTAACTCCTACAATTACACCTACAAATACCGTTACCCCAACAGGTACCGCTCAAGTAACACCAACTAATACACCAACTAATACTGTAACACCAACAGGAACTGCTGCGGTAACATCAACTCCAAAACCAACTATTACAATTACGCCAACTAATACTGTAACTCCAACAGTTACTCCAACTAATACACCAACAGGAACTGCGGCGGTAACATCAACTCCAGAACCAACTAATACGGTCACTCCAACTAATACTCCAACAGGTACCGCTCAAGTAACATCAACTCCAGAACCAACTAATACTGTAACTCCAACAGTTACTCCAACTAATACTCCAACAGGTACGGCAGCGGTAACTCCGACAATTACGCCAACTAATACGGTTACACCAACTAATACACCAACAGGAACTGCGGCGGTAACATCAACACCAGAACCAACTAATACACCAACTAATACTGTAACTCCAACAGGAACTGCAGCGGTAACATCAACTCCAGAACCGACTAATACGGTTACACCAACTAATACACCAACAGGAACTGCGGCGGTAACATCAACTCCAGAACCAACTAATACGGTTACTCCGACTAATACACCAACAGGTACGGCAGCGGTAACTCCGACAATTACGCCAACTAATACTGTAACTCCAACAGTTACTCCAACTAATACTCCAACAACTACTGTGACACCAACACCAACACCGACTCAAGGA